ATATTATTATGTTCTTATTTAGTACAGTATGTAATCAGAATCACCACATACCAATCTATTCTACAGCTTTCTGTTGAAATCTATAGTTATCTTATCTTCATACATCCTACCCTCTTCTACATCTATATCATGATTCTCTCTACCTATTATATTCTTAGTTTTATCACCTATAGCTATAACTCGAACATTAACACCATAATCACTATATTTGTTAGTCATATAACTTGTAACATAACCATGTGTAGAGCCATCATACGCTGTAAACAATAGTTGTGTACCAGTTCCTACTAAAGAAGATAGCAAGCTTTTTAATTGATATGTATTTAAAGCAGTCTCTCTCCAATCTAACAATGAATCAAATAGAAGTACATTATCTTCATTTACAGTATAATCCTTATTGAATACCTTACATACATGATTATCATATAGGATAATACATTCATGATTAAGATTTTCAACACTCCCTAAATCCTCTAATAATAAATCTATATCAGTCTTTATAGCTTCACTACACATAAGACAATCACCTTCAATCTAAACATAAAAATAAGGACTAGAATACCTAGTCCTTATTATATCATCTTTCACTTCTTATTTAAAGTTTGTTTTATACAGTTTTTTAATATAGTATCCCTTATAAAGATACGCTTGATGATTTTTACAATTATACTTATCTGAGAAATCTTTCTCAGACATAGTTTTGTAATCAGATAGAATCTCTTTTAAAGAATCTTTATCATATTTAGTTCTACGTCCTCTTGTTTCAGACTTTTTTGTATTTAATTTTGTTACCTCTTTAACCTCTACAGAACTTTTCTCATTAATAACTTCATAAGCCTTCTTACTAGCTGGCATAGAAACTACCTTATTTGGTTTGTAGAGATTTAATCCAAGATGAAATGCCATTGCTTCATCAACTAAACGCATTGTACTATTACCTAGAATAGTGACATATTCCTTTAGTTCATGAGTATTAACAAAACGCATCTGCTCTAACATAATACACGTATTAGTACCATTAAGAGTTAAATCAACATGAGTTTTAATTTTGTCGCCCTTACCATATTGACCAGTAGACATTGGAGCGATTGTACAAATCTTATCAATAGATTTATTATCAGAAACCACTACCCACGGTCTACGTCCATACTCTGTACAATCTGGACGATTAAATCGTGTTGTATTAAATTGTTTTTTGTCTTTACCCTCATCAATGTCATAAATAAAGACCATTCCTTTTGTTACACGTGTATACTCATCATTCATTTGTGTAGCCATTTTTATTACTCCTCACCATTAATCATATCATAATGAACATTGATTAGATTACCATCTTCATCAAAATCCTCTACGTATAATTCATTCTCTTTTTTAGTACGGAACATCATACTATATCCGTTTCCTACTTCATTTCTGAAAATGTAAATCTCATCACCTACTACATTTTCAGCAATACTAAGACCATTTTCTAATGCTAGAATATCATCTAGACTTAAAGAACTTTTAATCTTTTGTTGTAAATCTTCTTTTTTCATGATGTACCTCCACATCTTTTAAAATATCAATACTCTCAAAATCAATACTAAAGAGTACACTTATATATTACCATAACTGTAAAGAATTGTAAAGTAATAAATAAAAATAGAGGTCAAGTTCTTAACTCAACCTCTATATATTAGTATAACAACCTATTACTAGACTTATCATACATTACAAGTTTACCACTACTATTAGCATAATATGGTGTTAAATTCCCTTTTTCATCACCAATATACACTAAATTCGTTCTTGTGTCATATAACAACACATATCCATCAATTCTACCAATACGCTCAAACACATTAGCAGATATCTCACCATCAATTACTTTTGATTCTATATTATATAACTCTAAATCACCAGAATGAATCTTATAATGTAAATATGTGTCCACAGCTAACGAATAGACCATAGAAATAAATGCTAAAACCAAGAAAATAATAACTAATATTCTACCTAAAGACGGTTTATATGTAATCTTCATTATGTCATCCCCCATACTCCTAACAGTAAAATTTACTGATATAATCACTAAACTTCATTTTTGTTGTTGTATCAACGATAACATATGCATTTTCAATCCACGGATATTCTTCTGGCAACCATGCGTAGCCACCATTACCCCATTCAGTACCCCATGAATTTAAAAGCCTCCAATGGAATTTATTATTAATATAACCCCAACCAGTGATAGTAACAGCGTGACCACCATAATTTACAACATCTCTATTAGAATTGTAGTTTATAATTCCATCAGAACCAACGTCATAAAAACAATCAAAAATAGGTATGCCTGTAATTACAGCCTTAGTTGTTAAAATAGCAATTTGTATCTCTCTTCTAGAACTACATACATAATAAGAATCTATCTTAAACTCATCAGCTTTATTTCTATACAAATCAAGATTACTATTAACCCTATTATAAGCCTCACTTGTTGTATAAAATCCAGGCATGTCATCATACAGAATAGAACCTACATCAGTTCCACCTTTTAAACATGTCCTTAGATACATCCCCTCAAAGTTCTCTTCTTCAGGACGTAACCCATAATTAAAAGCTGGCGATAATGGTAATGTCAAAGAAGATTGACTATTATCTGATTCTTGTAAATACCTAACAGCACTATAAGAACAAGCACAACACATCTGAGATTTTCCTTGATTATACACAAAAGGGAATACCTCACTCTGATACTCATAAGGGATATTTACAGAACCCAACTTTAATAAATCCCTAAACTTATAATCTCTACTATCATAAGGTGATACTAATAAACCACTACCTAAATTTGAATTATCCACTGAAACAACCCCTACTATACTAACACTTCAACATCAATCCTACTAATTCGTTTTAATGTATCTTGCAAGTATAGTTTATTTACGATATCCTTACTCTCTAAACGTAAATACTCTTCTGTCTCCCTATAAATGGTGTAACTATAACCATCGTTATAAATACCACTCTGAACGATAATATCAAACTCAGTGTAGTAATCTTTTAGATTTTCATCTCGATACCTTACATGCTTGCCAATAATAACACCCTTAACAGTCTTATATGAACCATCAAATTTAATGGGCTTCTTTATAGTAACAACATCACCGATATCAAATATACCCTCTCTAGTATTAGTTAAAGTGGTTGATAACTTTGTACGTATCTCTTCATATGTATTATTCTTTAATATTTCATATAAGGAATCTACTTTGAAAATCTTAACTAAATCATCATCTGTATAATATGAAGCATATCCACGTATTAGCATTACTTTACTGCTATAGTCAACAGCATCTGATAATATGCTACCCATAAATATTACCCCTCAACTAATCACTAATCTTAGTAACGTCAGATACTGATACCTCATATACCTCACGCTCTAATGTAGAACCATCGTTAAATTTCTTAGTGTATACCCTTGATTGAATTCTCCCTACAAACTCAACCTCAGTACCAACACACATCTTATAAACGTATTTAGAATTTCTTCCCCATACAACACAAGGAATGTAATCAGACTTACTATACAATCTATTTACTGATAATATAACATCTGAAATCTCCCTACCACCAGGAGTCCTACGATGTACTACATCTTTACAAATAAAGCCTCTTAAAGTAATTTTATTTGTAAACTCTTCTACAGAATCTAAAATCTCAATATCCTTAGTGAATAAGAATAAACGTAAAGAGATTTTACCTGTTTCGCTATTATGTTCATTGAATGACCTAAACTGACCTTCAATAGAAACAATAGCATCTTTATCTATCTTATTAACATCATATACCCTATCAGAAATTTCAACTCTAATAGTATCTGATGCACTACTATTTAATCTAGGAACTCTCACTGAGAACTCATAGAAATCTTCACCATGTGTACTATGATGAATTTCTGGACTACTAACCACATACCCTACAATCTTAGCTGTATTCGTTATATTGTTAGTAACATCTGAGATAACATCACTCATATATGTTACTTCCCCTTTGTACCTTAATAATATATTAAAATATAATTTCTTATATCGTATGTTCGCTAAGAGTATATATAAAGTAGATGACTACCCCTCTAAACTACCTAAGTCGATAACAGCTTCTACGTCAATAGTCTCACCATCAAAATCATCGTCAATTTTTCCATAGTGTATAACTGTGTCAGGTATTAAATCCCATGTAGCGATATCGTCCCAAAAAATATTGCCCTCATCATTTCTAACAGCTACACTTGTTTCATCTTTATAAGGTCTAATCTCAACAACCTCACCAATGAAAGATACAAATGTATTATGCTCTACCCTATCACCAACTTGAATCATAGAACCCCTATTCTGAATAGATTAACCTATCCTTATAATTACATAACTCACCCAAAGTTAGATTATATAAAGACCTCATATCTTTTAAATTAAAATCATCTTTATATTTAGAAAAGAAAGACCTATCTTCAACATAAGACAAACCATAGTAACGCAATGTGCCTTTTAAATTCATCTTGTTACCTAACATCTCTACCTGTTCAATAGCGTCTTTAATTGTATACTTACTATCTAACTTTACATTTCTATCTCTTGCAATCACTAAACACATCATACTGAAAATACCTCTCACCTATTATATAATAAAAAGAGTGTACATATCTCTACATACACTCTACACATTTATAATATTTTACTGTAATTCTTTATAACCATTACTAGATACAACACCATTCTGCAACATAGCCTGTTGCAATAAAATTGCATCGATACGCTTTTTAATGGAATTTCTTAGCTTATTAGCTAATTTCTCTTTTGCAATTTCCTTACCAACATTAACATCAAACACATCACCATCATGACAACGTGCTTTAGCTTTATATGTACTCTTTAATCTCAAATTATCAAAGAACTTAGGTTTGAAATCAAAATAAACAATCTGAGATTTTCCTTGCATTAGTTTATAAAAAGCATTTTCGGCTAGATACTCACAATTAGTATTATATGCTGTAATTACTTGTTGCTTTTCATCAACCTTAATAATAACTGGAATAGTAAACCCCTTAAAAATTGTAATTCTTTCCATCTTTAGTATCCTCTTTATTAATAACATAATGTATAAATGTTGCCTGTAGTAGGAGTTGAACCTACAAGAGTGTTACATCAACAGATTCTAAGTCTGCCGTGTTTGCCAATTTCACCATACAGGCATGTACGCATACTTTTTGAAGAAGTATGCAAAACTTAATTTGGTGAACCCTGGTGGGTTTGAACCACCGACCTGGAGATTATGAGTCACCTGCTCTCCCCCTGAGCTAAGAGTTCATATATGGTGGCCCTAACTGGAGTTGAACCAGTGACACATGGTTTAGGAAACCATTGCTCTATCCACCTGAGCTATAGAGCCATATTGGCGGAGAGAGTGGGATTTGAACCCACGGTGGAAATATATCTCCACTCTTCCTTAGCAGGGAAGTGTAATAAGCCACTCTACCATCTCTCCATATATAAGTTGGCAGGTCTTAAAAGAATCGAACTCTTGTTTATAGGTTTGGAGCCTATCGTGTTACCACTACACTAAAGACCTATGGCGGAAAGGATAGGATTCGAACCTACGGCACATCTCTGTGCAACGGTTTTCAAGACCGTCACCATAAACCACTCGGACACCTTTCCATAAAAAATATTAGAATTCGTCCTCACGATGACAACACACTACTATGCGTTTTGCGAACGCACGTCATCCATCGCCAGCTCTATGCCGGCGATATGGGAGTCGAACCCATAATGAGGACATATGAAAACTAAGACATTATAGCCACAAACCCTGCAGTGTTTCAGCTGTTTTCGATGATAAGTCAACACCGACCATATCTCACTAGTATATCGCAATCTACACATCATGAGAGTGGACTTTAATTGTGGTTCTAAGAAGAATTGAACTTCTAAATTGCCTAACCAATAGAACCATGCATAGTAGTTTTCTGAATAGCTAGTGAAATCAAGGTAACTACAAACCTATAAGATTAATCCTGTACGTGTACAATGTGATAGTATAAAGTACACCCTAGCTTCTGACATCATCTATTAACTTCTAAGTCAATAGATGTTCCTACCCAATGGTTCGCTCTTTTAATATCATTTTAAAAAAGTCTTACAACCAGACAATAGGCTACCCCCATGTGTCCCACGGTTATAATTATGTCTCGTACCACAATTACATATGTTATTATATATTATAAATTAAGTTTTGTAAAGTGCTTAATTTACAAAATATCCCCACCAGTAACCTGTAATCGCTCTTCATTTACAGTAGACACATATTTAGAATACAAGAAAGAGTTTTCATCCTTGAATTGTTTTGAATTAAATCTATCTTTAGAGATAGATTGTAACTTAACAACGTAACTGCCAATAATGAACTCTTCTTTACCACTCTCACGTAAAGAATCTTTAAGTTCTTTATTTAACTCTTTAGCCTCCGCTTCAAGAATAGAGATTTTATTTTTTAAATCTTTATATCTCTTAACTTTTTCTAATAACTGTTTCTCTTCCATAATATAATCTCCTTTTAATACTAATTAACCTTTTGTAGGTATTTCTATCTTGATATTTGTTTTTTTATCAGTGGAGTAGCTAAAAGAACCAATCTCTGAATCTAATTTAGCCTCTACATCTTTTTTTAAGACATCATACTCAACAGAAGTACTTACACCATCTGTTGAGATAACATTCTCTAATCCGACTTTAAAATCTTTACCTTTATCGTCATCTGAGAATGTTGCAGTAAATTTCATATCGTCTTTACTGTTACACATAATATACCACCACTACTAAACTATGTCAACCTTAATTTACAAAATATTACAAAAGTTTACTTCCTAAGAAAGAAGAATTATCACCAAATAATCTATACTTTTCTTTTTCTAACTCAAAAATTCTTTCCTTTAAAGACTCTATCTCACGATTAATGCTATCAATCTCAGAATTAATCATTTCATATCTATCTAATTTACTTTTTGAATTTTCTATCTCTTCATAATACTTAAATATTTTACACAAAGATACGTCTTTAAAAGTATCCCTATCAAAAGGAACATCACAAATGTAGATATTCATATAATCACCACCTTATAGTGATTATACCATATCAATGAAAAATATTACAACAACTAAAAAGAGGTGTAGTAAAACACTACACCTCAAATAGAAGAATCTTAATGTTCTTCGCTAGATAAGTAGATACCACTTTTAGTAGTAACTTGACTAGCTTCTAGTTTAGCGGCTTCCTCAACGATTTTTTCAATACGTTCAACGGCTTCAGTCGCATATTTTTTGACTTCAGGTTGCTCAGAATGACGTGCTAGCTGAGTTAAACGATACAAAGAGAATTTATCACCTTGTTCAGCATGTTTAACTAGTTCTGTCCAAGTCCAATCAAGACCAACATTACTATCAACATTAGTACCCAAGAAACCCAACAACCTATTCATTTCTCTATCCATTATAATGACCTCTAGAAATTACTAAAACTGACTATGAAAATATATCACCTAAAGGTATATATACAAATAATAAATGAATGTTGTTATTTATTTACTTTAATGACTACACGATAAAAAGACTTCTTCCCATTAATGTATGGTTTAAAAATTCTAACAACACTAAACCTACCACTCTGTCTATGACATAGTATTGTAACTGGAACTGCTTGTAGATAATCTGCACCCCAATTAATGTTTTTTAGTTTATTAACATTAACTATATCAGTACCATCTAAATATTGAATATTATCATCCTTAACATAATCAGGTAGCTTAATAAGATAATATTTAACATTCATATTTTTTAAATAACAACTAGGGACACTGACTAAACCACCACAAGATGATATATACTTAGAATATTCTCCATTTAACCTACCTGTATACCCAGTAGTCCACCCACAAGTAGTCCACCCACCATCAAAACACCACTTACTATACAATACAGTAATAGGACAAATGACTATATATTTCTTATCTACAATCCACTCATAAAACAATCTGTAATTTGAAAAGGGTGGATTTGTAACGATAATATCACAGTTTTGCTTTATTTTATCAGAAACAGAACTACCATAACCACCAATATCATACTTTGTTATAATCTTACTATTCCCATCATACTTAAAATAATTTCCGTCAATATCTAAAGACTCGATACTAACAATCCCTAATATTGAAAAATTATCAACAAAGTATTTAACGAAGTTAGACGTTAAATAATTATCACAAGGACAATATACTCGCATCCCACTAAAATCATGATGACATAACTCAACCTCAACAGTCTTATATTGAGTATACAATTCATCATTCTTATTACCAACCCTATCACACAAATGTGATTGACCACGAACTAACAACTATTTTCCTCACACTCTAACATAATTGAACTTGAACTAAAGTGATTAAAATGCATATAAATAGAGTGAAAACATGCACCCTTACGTTTAATACCATTAACATCAACATAATTAACTCGTCTTGTAGGAATGTATACTTTTGGAAATGACTTAAAGGATTTAAACAATGAATGTCTTTTTACACCACCCAAAGAATCCATAGGTAATACCAACATAGTAGGTTTACCATACTCTAAACATCTTTCAATAACATCATCTTTAATGCTAAAAGGTGGATTTGTAATCACAAAATCAAACTCATATGTTACATCCCTATCAAGAAAATCTCTTATATTATAAATTACATTATAACCACATTCTATACCATACTGAACGTACAATGATTTATCAGTGTCAAACGGACATAGAACTGTTGCCCCCCCCCTTAACACCTAATAAATCATACATCTTTTTAACAGTCTCAACCTCAGTATACCACTCATCAGAATAGAAGTTATTAGTAATGTTATTTACCTTAACTGAAACACTCATAATACCCTCTTATTACCAAATTTTACTCGTTGATAACATTCTTCCGCTTTATCTCGTGTAATCATACCATCTTTTAACAACTCAGTATAATGCTTAGCTACCCATATTGGCTCATATTTAGACATTTTATCACTACCATATGAACTCTCTCTAGGATGAATTCTTAGAAGATACTTATCTTCCTTAATGATATAAAAACCACAATCATTAAGAAACTCCTCTGTATACTCTTTAATGTTATCAACCCAACTAATATTGACTGCAAAAACACCATCAAGTTTTAGTGAGTTACAACTATTATAAATTGTATTCCGATAAAACCCATCTACCCACGCATCATATGTATTAAATTTAACATGTGATTGTGTTATATCATCAGAATATCGTTCTATATTAAAGTATGGCGGTGATGTAAAGCTTATATCAAAATAGTTCTCATATTGAGGATAACTCTCTATTGTGAAATCCTCTGAACCTATCTTATTAACATATGCTTTCTTGTTTGTGAAATACCTACTCATGTAAAGGATGAATTTGTTACAGCTATCTGCTGTGTTAGGGTCTATACCTACATACTCATCTGTGTTTTTAGCTGTAAAGAACCCCAATAGTCTACCACCAAAACCACTTGATGTATCCAACACTTTACAATTATCTTTACCATATAACTCATAAAGAGCCTTAGCTGTTGCTGGTCTGAAATTATAACACCTACTAGAACCCCTAAAAGACATCATTTTAAACATCTCTAAAGGACTAGTGCAATACTTTAGAACAGTCTTACAATACCCAAGAAGTCTTTTATCATCTTTAAAGAAATCTCTAGGACTTGCCTTACCACTCTTTACAACATCTAAAATTTCTGGAAAGAATTGTGTTAGTATATTAGCACCTATATTATTAAGACTGTATGCACCGTCTTGATATGTTACATTTGTATCAATATCACATAAACTAGATACTATCTTATTGAATATATCATCACTCCACATATGCAAAGGAACTGCATTATCTCTAGAACGAATTAAGTTAAATAACCATTCAACTAATCTTTCTCTCTCTTCATCTGTTGTATTAGTATCGTTATATATCGTGAAAATATCTCGACCATTTTTTATAGCGAAATCTTCAAAAGCATCGCTATAATTATTTGTCATTAACATATGCTAGAAAGCTTTCTTTAAAATAAAGGAACTAACAACTTCGTTATCTAAAGCTACACCATCAAGACTTAACCTCAAAGTAGCAATGTCGAAACCATTAAATGTACTTAGTACCTGTTTAATTGCATTAGCACTCATTGAGATTGAACCAATGTCAAAAATACCACTAACATCTAAAGCATCTAATTTAATAACTGAATTACCTCTTCGTGAAACAATTTCAATAGAAACACTATCACCAAATGTAACATTAATATCACCTGTAGTTTCAGGCAGATTACAAGCTAAATCGATAATTTTACGTAAATGGTCTAAAGAAACATCACACTTATTATCAACCACCATACGTCCATATACAGATTGTTGAATAGAGTTATCCTCTAGTGTAAAAGCCTCTGTTTTGAATACAAATGTATCACCACAGTACAAATCACCCTTAGCATTAAATGAAATATTATCACCACTATCAGAATTAGATAATAGTGCTAACAACTTACAATCAGCTAAATGTAATCTAAAGCCACTACCAAAGTTATCTTCACATGTCAATTTTGCCATGTTATTATATGACTCTACTGTAATTGTGTTATCTTTAAATGATAAGAAACGACTCCTACCACCAGCTGTTTGAGAATAATTAAACAATCTCTTAATATAAGAAATTAAATTTTCCCTATTAGATGTGTTGCTATAAGAATCATCATATGTATGATTAAACCTAGATTCATCAGAATTGTAATTATCTACACGAACCTCACCACCATGAACTACGATTGTGTACTCTTTATTTACACCACCATCAGATTCAACAGTACGCTCAATAACTGTAAACACACTACCACATAACTTAACAATTCGTGCTAAAGAACCAGAGGATAAACAAATAAAATCTGTAATAAGATTTTCACTATTTAAAGGTTTAACAAACTTAGAGATACTCCGTTTGTTATCAGAAAGCATAAATCTAACATTACCCTCTTCAACCCTAAATGTAATCAGTTTACCCTCATAAGAGTTCTCACCACTAGACTTTAATACATTAGAGATATTTAGAATTGTATTAATTTCTTTTGTTGGAATAGAAATATGTACTTCACTAGCAAACTCATCAACAAATGAATCCTCTACACCACTATCAGTATTATCATCTAAACCTAATACACTATCAAACTCATTAATATCATCTAATAACATTTCTTCACTCATCTTTTGTACCTCCTATGATTAAATACTAATCTTTTTATTACCAAATTTTACACGACTATAACACTCTTCTGCTTTTTCTTGTGTAATTAATCTTTCTTTAAGTAACTCTGTGTAATGTTTTGCTACCCATATTGGCTCATAATTGTATGAGTCTTTTTTTCTGGTGTAGAACTCACCATCTTCACCTTTTTGAGTACCACTCATAACACGCAACAAGTACTTATCTTCCTTAATGATATAAAAGCCACAATCATTAAGAAACTCCTCTGTATACTCTTTAATGTTATCAACTTTCTCAAAGATATTAATAGCAAAAACACCATCAAGTTTTAGCGAGTTACAACTATTATAAATTGTATTCCGATAAAACCCATCTACCCACGCATCATATGTATTAAATTTCTTATATGACTGAGTATCAGAATCTGAATATTTCTCAGTGTCAAAGTATGGTGGTGATGTAAAGCTTATATCAAAATAGTTCTCATATTGAGGATAATTCTCTATCGTGAAATCCTCTGAACCTATTTTATTAACATATGCTTTTTTATTAATCCCAAAACGCATCTGCATAAACTCAATAAATTTGTTACAGCTATCTGCTGTGTTAGGGTCTATACCTACATACTCAGCTGTGTTTTTAGCTGTAAAGAAACCTAACAATCTACCACCAAAACCACTTGATGTATCTAACACTTTACAATTATCTTTTCCGTATAGTTCATATATAGTTTTAGCTGTTGCTGGTCTGAAATTAGAGCAATATCCTGCACCAACAAAGGAAAACATACTCCGCATATCATTAGGTGATTTACCATACTTCAAAAGCTTACGTACATATCTTGTAAAAGACTTTTCAGACCTTTTACAAAAGTCTCTCATACAACAACCTTTAACTTTATCAACACCCTCTAACTCAGGGAAGAAAGTTTGTAGTACTGAAACACCTATACTATTAACACCAAATTCACCATCAGAATAAATATCTGAAATATTCAAAGACATCAGTGAGTTTACGTTATACAACATGTAATCATCACTATATGTTAACCTAGCAACCTCATAATTATTATCAAGAATCCAACCCTTAACTACAGACTCTAAATACTCACGTTCATCATCTGTTGTATTTTTATCTTGATACCTCATGAATATATCATACCCATTATTTACTTGAAAATCCTCAAATAAATATGTGTACTGATTTTCTAACTTAAAAGCCATTTAAAATTAAACCTCGTTGATATATTTTAGTAAAAACTCCCTACAATCATTAGGTAACTCCTCATCACTCATAATGATATTATAAATCCTATCTGAATCAGTTTCAGTAGTATCAACTAACTTATCAGCTAGATTAGATAATACATCCTGTAGAGCATTAATACTACTAAATGTTTTCTTATTTAAAATGTACTCACTAGCTACATCTTTATAATCCCTATGAGCAATCTCTATACGTCTAACTTCTTTAGGTTTATTTATGTCATCAATAATGACAAAATTAGGCTTTCTAGTGAAATTGTAATTATGTGATGTACCCCTAAGAACAGAACCATGTCTAACTATCTTAGTTGAACCTACAACTACATCATCATAATCCTCATGGTCATGACCTAACACAACCAAGTCATACCCTAAATCTAGTATATTATTATCAGTTAGATTATGTTTCTCATCAGAAAGAAAACCACTCTTACCATAGAACATATGTGCTAATAATATATTAACTGAATATGTATTATCTGCTTTAATAGGATATTCAGTATAGTCAACAGCTGTTAGTAAAACATTATCATTAAATATAACTCTAGTATCTAAATTAATATGCTCTAAAACACCCAACTTAAATAAAATCTGAATAGGGCTTTTATCTAAGTTTTCTAGTGAATTTCTAACAATGTCATGATTACCAAGAATAGAGAAACATTGCATCCCTTTTTGTTTAAATTGCAATAGTATATCAGCTAACATTGTAATAGGTTCAAAAGGACATTGAACCCTATTGACAACATCACCCTCAAAGAATACATATTTAACATTCTCATTAACACATTTATTAAGAATATCAACTAACTTATCTTTAAGAGTTACAATGATATCATCAACACGTGAGTCAGGCATTTTACTATCCACATGTACATCAGAAATAAATGCAATCTTTTCACCATATTCTAATTTTAAATGAATATCACTCACCCAACTCACCACCTCTCAATAACTTAGTATTCCCTTTAGAAACTTCGTAATGCCTAACAGCATATGAAGTAAACCTATCATCATGTGTTATTAAAAGAATCTTTAAGCCATTCTTCTCAGCCATCTGATTAATTAATTCCATGAAATTAGGAATATATTGACTAGATAATTGACTTAAACCCTCGTCTATAAATAGTACTGGCTCTAGTCGATAATGTGTTATAAATGCAATCTGTGATAAACAACCAACAACAGTACGAATACCACCACCACAATTTTTAATATCTGGCTCTAATTTAACACCATTTTCATCATCGTATACTAGATGAATTGTTGCCTTAGAACTATCCGATACCCTAATCTCAATGGAATAATTACAGTCATCAAATATAGATTTTACACCAAAATCTAGTATGTTATTTAAGTGCTTAATGAATTTACCAGACTCTTCTTTAACCAACACATCTAGATAGTTAAACGAAAACTCACTGATATTCTTTAAGTTATTTAACTCTTTAAGCGAATCAGATTTAGTGCTAATTGCATAAGACATATTAGCTATATCTTTCTTAGCACTATCAATCATAGCTTTATGTTCAATAACTCTACGAATAATAGAGGAATCTGCCATACTATTCACCATCTTTATCTAGATATTCAGATAATTTATTATTCAAGTCATTTAACTTATTCTCATAATCCTCTTTAAGTTGAGAAACGTATACTCTTGCATCCTCTAATGTATCCTTATCTGTCAACTCAAATAATTTATTAACTGCTTTATTATAAGAATCCTCAGCAGATTTTAATTGCTCTTCAGTACGAATTAATTCGTCTTTCAAAGACTGATTAATCTTCTCAACACTACTAAACTTAGCTTTTACCTCTTCGATTGTTGCCATTTTAGAAAAACTCCCTTCTACAATAAGGACAATACCCTATATCTTTCTTTAACTGTTCAAACTCTGCATTGCTTTCAGATACTTTAGTCTTTAAATCATTAACCATCTGTACATAAGAATCTAACACACCTCTAGCAGTACCAACATCAACTAAACAATTCTCACACGAAATAACCTCAGACGAGAAAGAGTCTAATGTATCTATATCAGAACTAATATTATCAATATCTACACACATAGAACTCAGTATATCTTTATGCCTAATATTTAAACTATCTACATACTTAGCATTTGTATCCACATCAACCATCTCAACAGAAATGCTATTAAGGTCAGATAAAATCTTTTCTGCATCACCCAATAACAATGAGAACTCAGTTATACTACTATTACTATCTTCAATCGTTTGATGTAGTTCTCTGTGCATATCTGATAATCTTGAAATGCTACTACTGATATCATCAATATATGACAATAACTCACACATTTCCTCTACCTTAGAATTGATTGAAACGATATCAGAATATAAAGACCTAATACTACCCATATCAATAGCAGAAAGTTTATCATCTAACTTAGATTTTAAACCACTAAGCCTTTGAACCGAACGAATATATATATCAATATCATCTAAAATACTAGATGTATTTGAATGTAAATCGCCCATAGCATCAACATCTAAAGCTTCTTGATACACCAAATCAAAACCATCATTCTTAGATAGAAAATCTTTCTTATCATTAATTAAAGATTTATAGGTATTAATCTCTGTGGTCAATGTGTTAATGTCAGAATTGATTGACCTAACGTCACTACCTAAAGATTTTAATACCCTAGCATAATTATCACAAGAACTCAGAGATAAGAACTCATACAACTGACCAGCTGTTTTATCCATAAGAAAAGGTTTATCATTCTGATACCAAAAATTAATTTTCATCTTAGTACCATTATTCATCTTCACCTCACGTATATTGAACATACGTGAAACCTCTTCTAACTGACCTCTACCAACTTTCTTTTGAACAGTCCCATCATCAAACTGATAGGCAGTTTTCTCATTCTTCCCTACATTATCTCTAGCCATAAGCATTGTATGACTATCATTAGATATTTTAACACCATAATATCTCTGACCACCTCTAACCATAGCATCATCACCAAGATTAAAAAGTGCAGAATCGATGGCACGAATAATAGCACTTTTACCATTATTCGTAGCACCAGTGATAACTGTAATACCAGGAGTTAACTCAATGTATGCTTTTTTAAGAGATTGAAAGTCTTTAATATCTACAGTTATTTTATCTGACATTATTCTTCACCATCATCCTCAGTAGGTTCGTCAAATACCTCTGTACCATCAAAAACCTCTTCATCATAAGATTCATCAATTAAGTCTACAGTACTAGCTTCATTTAACAATAAACGATAACCACCCTCAGACTCAATGAAATCTTTAACAAGACTTCGATTAGTGTTAATCCAATCAATAACACCATTCATACCTTGTACTTTAGGAGAATCTCCTAACTTAATTGTATACCACGCACCAGCTTTAACAATCTTACCACGTTGCTCTAAGAAGTCGTAATATGCATACTCATTAGAAATACCTTTACCAAAGATAATAGCTAATTTAAGAGGGATTTCTGGACGTTCGTATCGATTCTTAACAGCTTTAATCTCACAAATAGCACCAAAAGGAACTTTTTGCTCACCTACAGCTGTCTGTTCTGTACGCTCTAATGTACCTTTATATGCTTTCTTCATTGTTAAGCGAATGTCAGGGTAGAATTTAAGTGCTTTACCACCAGCCTCAACTTCAGCAGTTTGTTGACCATAACCCATAGCAATCTTAGTACGTAACTGATTTACAATAATCCAAGACGTACCAGCACGTGTACTTGTAGATTTATGCCTTTTTAAGAATGTAGCCATAACCCTACTATCAATGCCTGGTAGCACATCTTCAGACGAAGATTCTTTTACCTTTTCAGTTAGAATGGCTGTAGCAGAATCTATAACAACTAAATCAACATTCTCAACCAACTCATCCAAAATCTTATCAGCTTCTCTAAATGTTTGAATTTGGAATAAGAAGAAATTACCATCTGGGTTTGTATTAGAGTCATACCTAAACCTAGATAACCCCATAGAATTAAGCTGTGCTAAATTAACACCACTCTCGAAATCTAAATACAAAACCCTTTTATTTTGAATACAATATGCCTTACTAACATGTAAAGCACCTGTAGATTTACCTAAACCACTATCAGATGATAACAAGATAAATACACCACGTGGAATACCACCACCCAATATAGAATCTAGTACAACTGAACCACTTTTAACAAACTCAGGAGCATCTAATGAATGATACTCACTAGACAACTTCTTAATGCTTTTTGCGAAATCATCAACGGATGACTTTTCTTTTTTTGCCATTACCTACTCCTTAATAACTTTTCACCCTCATGAGATAATCCCTCTACCTCACTCTTTATCTTATTAGCTAAACCATTAATATTAAGTCTAACCATTAAACGTAATAAAAATATAAAAGACTCTGCTTTATCGTTATTTAGTCTTCCCTTTGATACTCTTCCCTTGGCAGAAACACTATCAGGTATATACACATCGAAACTATCAGATAATACTTCATCAATAAAGTATTTAACTAAAGCAGTACTCTCACTCTTCTTATACCCACGTCTACCATGAACCTTAGTCAAGAAAGACGGTGACAATATAAATAAATCCTTTATTGTTGTATACTTCTCAAATAAACTATTTAAGATAGTATAATCTAATGCATACAAACCAGCTGAAAAGTTGCCCACAGGTGGTGGTATTTCAGAAATAACAACATCAATAGATATGTTATTTTTTTGTATGTAATCATCTATTTTGTTATGCAACTGATACCACTGAACATGGACAGCATCAAATATCTTCTCAAACCCAATAGAAGTCCCCAAAGGATATGAAACAGTGTCTATGTAAACCTTTTTTGTATCACTATCATATAGACTAAAAGATAAAGCCTTAAAGCTAGGGTCTATAGCTAAAATAACCATATATCATAAAAATAGAGGTACTATCATATAATGTTTTGTTATGCTAGTACCTCTATCCTTTCAACTATTAACTATTTTTATTATTTGAAGAATTCATCAAAGTTGCTAGTTGATGCACCACCAAAGGAATTGAAGTTGCTTTCACTTCCACCAAAACCTTGATTTTCTTCTGGTTTTACACCAAAATTAGCCTCATCATATAATTTAACAAATGTAGCTTCATCAACACTACGTGCTAATGCCCTATAGGCTTCACTTGCAGACTCTTGCCATTTATTATTCAAAAACTCAACAGCCTTAGCAGATTTTCTCCACATAGCCTCACCAATAGGGATAAGTGATAATTTTTGATATTTTTCGTCTGTACAATTAACAGTAATATCAACATGAGTGATACCACCCAAACTACGCACATTGCCAGCATTAGCAATCATACCAATATTTTGATATAACTCATTACCCATAGACAACACCTTTAATTCAATATTGCTAGATGCTGGGTCACCATTTTTAGTTGTATCATACACACAAATAGGTACTAAGTAACGAACAGCTGGGTCACCCATTAATTGACAACATTTACCACCTGTACACAAGTATGAACCTTTACCCTCGATATAATGATACTTAATAGGTAATACTTGCTCAGAAATAATAGAAATTCTATCAATATTACCTTGTTTAGCTTTATACTTTTCGATAGGAACACGTTGAATCCTATCACCAAAAGAAATAGGCTTAATTCCCAAATCGCTTAACAAACTAGAACCTGCACTCTCAATGCTAATTACAAAGCTATCAGGAGATGCTACACTTGTAGTTGTAGCAGTTGCTACCTCATTTGTAACATTCTCTGTTTTTACTTCAGTAACAGGTGTAGATTCATTAGAACCATTAAACATAGCATCAAAATTTTCAATCTCAGACATAATAATTCTCCTTATTGGAAACTAAAATATATTGTAATAGCAATATGCTAACTACCAAAATTAATAATCTAAATCATCTACATTAACAGTAGGCACATCATCATATGTATCATAATCAGAATATGTCTCATATGTAGTAGTTGGAATATCTTTTGCTGTTGACAAATCAACACCATCTAATGTAAACGTATTAGATTTACTAGAATACTCTTTAACACCAACAGGTCTGTTTTGATTTTGAATATTCTGAGTATGCGAAACCTTAACTGGCTCTATCTCAAAACCTAAATCAAACCTATTAGATTCATACACAGTAGCTGTTACATTATTAGAAGTAGTATTGCTACCTAAAACTTTACTACCCCTCTTTCTTGTAGTTACATCTAACTGCTTTTTAACATCATTACTCATCTTACCAAGAACCTTAGTATAGATGCCTAATGAGGTGAAAACAGATAAGTCCTTAATAGAGTTCCTTAGAACGTCCCTATCTACATCAGATAAAGCGTAATCAGGATTATCTTTCATAGTGATAATTAACGTACAAAAGTTTTGTAGCGAACTATCATTAGGAAAGTATTCTTTAAATTCATGTACTAATCTGTCCTTAAAAGCATTTTCTCCCATAAGTCTCCTTTCATTTCATAATACAATAATCTATTCATTAACAAACCTAACAGCATTAATCGTATTAAGTTTGTTATTAGCATTTTTAATTAAATCAGAAATCTGAAACTTATGCTCAGTAAACTCATCATAGTACCTACTTACCTTAGATTTAAGATTAGCTACTAACTGATAATCTGATTTTGTTGTCACCTGTAAATTTTTCATCTCTGATAAATTCTTATTAACAACACTAATACGTAACTTTAAATCATTTAATACATCTATAGTACGTATCAATCTTTCTGAAACCTCATACTGTAGTTTAGGACTCCGATATAAAGCCTCATAAGTAGGTAGGTCTATGATTTTTCTATTCTCTACCAAATATGTATCATATACTTGATAAATTCTATCTTGTAAATCCTTAGCAACCTTATTCATTTCTAATTCAATTTCAAGTATAGACATTATAACATGTTTCCTTTACCTAACTGCATTAACAACCACAAAGTACGATACTCTCTATCAGAATCACTTCTACACTCCATCGTGTAAACTTTCTGAATAATAGGTACAATCATTTTATCATATGATTTATTGAAATCAACTAGCAACCTAAGATACTTACCACTATTAGTAACAACATCTTCTAAGTTCCTAGACTTTTCTAAAAAAGATAGTACACCACCAAATATCATACTGTCAGAATACACCTCACGTAACTCTAAATATATTTTAAGTATATCGTGTCTAGACTTACCTAATACACAATATAAATCCCATAAAGATATGTCAACAGAATCAATCTTAGACCTACCTAATACCCAAAAAGATTTAAAGTACTTAACGAAATCATATTCTGTCATAGAAGTTAACATTGTATGCGTCTTATCACTAGGCTCTTTATTAAATCTATCATAGAGAACCTTAATAGCTATATCTCTAATAGTCATGTCAATATCTTGAATACCTATATTATTAATTGCTATAAAGTTTCTAGTGTTTTCTCTTAATGACTTTACGACACTAGAATTAACTTTACCAACAAATATAATATCAGTATTCCCATCTAAGATATTAAACTCTGTACGTAATTCATAGTTAGGGTACATAAAACAAACTAAATCTAAATAGTTTATTCCCTCTTTACTATCTTCAACCTTTACTACTTTGTTGATTAAACTGTAATCTCCCACTGAATCACCTATTTTTTGTACCAACCATCAGATTTATTAATCTACTATTAGTATAACCATACCTATCACCAGCTTGCTGTTTGATGGAGTATAGACTAGGACACATATTAGCCATAATCTGTACCTCATCAAACTCACTCATCTTATCTTCTCGTGTAGAATTTTTCTCATTAATGTATGCTATTGTATCAGCTACACTAGAGAAGTTTAAATTCTTTACGACATCCCACCTTTTAACAATTATCTTCATTCTAGACATGATAATTGGTGAGATTTTATCACCATAAGATAAAATGATGATTGGCAACTTAGACTCCTCAATGAACTTTAATAGTGAGTTTTGACCTACATGAGATAAAAAACCAATACCATCTAATACCAAGAACTTACTATTTACATTAGAAATGCCATCGTATGAATCTATTAAATTCCTTACATCATCTAGTGTATACACACGTTCTATTGTATCTTTGTATACCTTTTTAAACTCAGTAACATACTTACCTATTAAAAGACAAGGACACATCTCTACATGTTCTAAGAGTTTTTCTATGAACACATTCATATCTAATCTATTGTAATCCATACAATGCACCTCAAAACATTAGATAATAAAATTTTAACACTATCTTTACTTAAAGTAAAGTAAAAATTATAGTAGTTGTGATTTTAAGAACTCTTCTTTAAGAATACAAGCATCCTTTAATTTATCATATCTAAATCCGATAAATACACAATGTGCGAACCTACCATTTTTAGTAATTTGTTGCCCATCAATCTCTACAACTTTACCATAGTATTCCGGTTTAAGTACTGTCTTACCATTTACAACAGTTCCCATATTCTTACGCATATCAAGATTGAAACCACTGAACTTACCAATCTCTCTAACTTCCTGTGTACCATCTTCTTTTTCAACATACACAGAAACACAGATAGAACCTATCATGTTCTCAAACGCAGAACCCTTATTACCCAACTCATAGCCTGTAATAAAAGCATCAATAGTATCACCAAATGAAAAAGTTATATCGCCACTTACATCATCTAATGTATCAAAAGCACTTAAAGACGATTGAGAATTAAATGCACTCAGTGAATCTGATAAAGACCTCTTACACTTAACCCAACCTTTAAAATTCCTAGTTGTATCAGGTACATACACACCATCTAATCGTTTAGCAACTGTACCCTCTAACCCTAGACTAATTAAATGCTTATAAAACTCTTTCTTATTATCCACTACGTATTTAACAGGTCTAGCATTAAAGTTAGCACCAACTAACATATCAATAATTGATGATAAATATTCCCTACGCTCATACAAAGGAGTATCCATTATCCACCTATCATCACAGTAAATGCAATCAAATGCATTAAACACTAAGTCTAAATCATTAAAATCTTGAATATCTAATGCCCTATCAGTATTAGAACCTAAGATAGATGTAACTGCTTGTAACTGAGAACTTGTATCTACTCCATAACCATCTAACACAGTACATATATTAGGGTTATCTGATGTTAACTCACAATCTAAAATAAAAGTTCTATCTAACCTACCATATGAGAAATCTTTGGGTAATTTAACTTTTTCAGTAAACTCTATGGGGAGCAAGTCAATATCACTATTATGTCTACTATATAAGTGAATACCTGTACCATCGTTAATAATAAAACATCTAACACCATTTAACTTCTGTTCCATTGACCAATTATCTGAATCCCACACCTCTTGTTGCTGTTCTTCTTTAAAAGAATCAATCCTACCAGCCAACATAGGTGATTTTAACTGTAGCATTAACTTTAAATGCTCGGGAGTATTTCCAACACTACCATATCTAATAGAAAGATTATGCTCTCTAATTGGTTTGATGTAATCTTCTTTCTTTAAAGACTTGCCATCTTCTCTATTAGGAATTGTGATACCACAATCAAATGACATCTGCTTTAACTCATTTAAAGTTCTACCAACACTAATTGCCACAAGAAACAACCCCCTTTAAATTCATTAAAGCATCTTCATTAGAAGAGATATCATTACCCATAATATCACCAATTTCAATATTTAGAGATTTACACAACTTTAATATAGTAGATACAGATGGGCAAGTCTTTGAACCATTGCCCATCCTTAAATCCTCAATCCTACATACTACATCTCGACTAATACCAGTTAAATTAGAGAATTCAGATATTGTTGTTTCTAGTACATTAACCCTAATGTATCGAACATTCTTACCTAACTGAACTAACTCTAACATATCACTCATTAGCAACACCACGCTTAATAAAAGAAATCAATGAATTTTTGTCATAGTCATTATCAACTTTGTTATTGATAATATCAAGAATATCGTCAATAGAACCATCTAACCTAATACCATATCTAGCTAATTTACCATTCATTAAAGCATTAGAAGTAACAAACTCATACGCATCATCAACAATATGATAAATATATGTAGATAGGCTAGAATTATTCTTATCTAATACCATATTAGACATTCTACGTAAAATAACTAGACAATCATCAATATCACCAACATCTGATAACAACCAACTCAATGGTACTTCATTAAAGCCTTCAACTTTAGCCATATCTACCAAAGACCACTTGTTACCAATGTGATAAGCAACATCTAAACGCTCAACAGCACTACCCAGCTTCTCATCTTCATAACTTGCTAAGTATACTTTAACTTGATTAAATTCACCTTTAGTAATGTTAAATACTTTTGACGTATCAACATACTTAACTAAATCATCAAATGTTAAGCTATCAAAAATAAACTCTTCCATGCTAATCTCCTAAGCTAAATCTGGCTCAAAATGATACCCTAACTCAGAATCATCCTCAACCATATGAAAATCGTACACTCTACCCATAGACCATCCAACAGATGGGTCAGTAATAATTTCTACTGGCCACTCTGGTAACTTAACAGATTGTGTTTCTTTAATAATCTTCAATATACGCATTAATTTAGTAGCACGTATTGTGTAACCAATCTCATCGTGGATAGCAACCCTCCAAGCAACATCGTTCTTGAATTCATCATTATTAAATAATGCTCTCCACAACTTAATCATTACCATTTTAAGAATATCACCAGCAACACCCTGAACGCTCGTATTACCAGCACTACGATTAGCAAAACCTATTTGTTTATTCTCATAATAAGAACGTAGCCTACGTGGTCTACCAAAGAATGTCTGTAACATTCCTTTACGTCTAGCACTATAGATTAACCTATCTTGCCACTGGAATAAAGTCGGTAATGCTTTCTTATACTTATTGTAGAAATCCTCAGCCTCTTGTAAAGATTTAAAACCATATCGACTATCTGCATATAGAGAATGAGAACTAGCACCATACAAAATAGAGAAGTTGGCATATTTAGCCATCTTACGATAATCCCTATTATAATGTTCTTCGCCCCAAATAGCACAAGCTGTCGATTTGTGAATATCATCACCTGATGTAAATGCCTTAACCCAATTAGGCTCACGGCTTAAATTAGCGGCAATACGTAACTCTTCGGCGGCATAGTCAAAACTTGTATATAAAAATTCATCATCTCCACTATCTTCTAACATCTTAGGTGATATAGCCATACGAATATTTAAATCATCATCCATACCCTCAACCCATCCAATATATGTTGGGTCATCAGGTATGATATGTTTACCATCCTCATCATAAGAAGAATACACAAACTTATACCCCATGATGATATTATCTTTCTTAGAGAATAAATTTCTATCACCTAAGTCAAATACGTCTTCCATCTTTACATGTGGCTTGGGTAATGAGTTATGTGTAATAAAGCCATTTACACAATATCTATGCGTCACATCAACATGTATATCATAAACTTCCTCTTTACCAACATACTCTATTGACTTTATCTTAACCCAACCAACTACATTGTCAAAATCAAGTGAGTTACGAGTATTGAGACTATTACTACTAAAACCAATATCAACAGAATTAATATTTATAGCTACGGAATCACCAACATTCAAGTCTTTAAGTTCTCTAAAAGCAGAAAAAACTACACTACTATATAGTTGATGCTTATCAGTACAAATCAAAGTCTTACCATCACACAAAGTAACTTTATAAACATCTTGAATACCATTATTATAGGTATTAAGAACTTCCCTAAAAGATTCACCATCCCAAACATTATCACCAACTGAAATGTCCTTAATAGTCTTAACACCTCTATCAGTAAACAATTCAGATGAACCAACTACGCATTGTGCATTAATTGGTGAGAAGAAAGAATTCTTACCATCTTTACCAGAAGCAAGCCTTCCAGTTGGTACTTCTGTAGTTTTATAAGCGAACCTACAATAACCCCTACGTTCATACTCTTTCAACAAAGGCTTAATATATGATGATATCAATTTAGCTGTTTTCTTATAATTAATATATGATTTTAAGGCTGGGAACTTTTCTACATACTCTTTAGGTAAATCTGCTAATATCTTAATACCAACAGACATAGTACCCTTAGATGTACGCTCACCAGTATCAATCCCTAACCTCTCAAAAGCTTGTGCAACTTGTACAGGTGAATTCAGATTAATCTGTCCACCTATCATAGCGTACACATCTCTCTCCATCTTATCTACTCTATCTGTAGCTGTAATGTAAAGATTTTTAAGTACATCACCATCCAACCAAATCCTCTCATTCTCATAATGTAATAAAGGATATAACATCAGATTATCGAATTTAGCAGAATGTTTAGCCTCTGTAAAATACTTAACTGTAGCAGTTGCAAGTAAAAATGTACACAACGCATCAGCGGCAGCATAAAATACTGTATCTTGATTTTCAGATGGGTTTAGGTAAAAGAATGAACCAGCATTTTCAATTACTTCATCAAAATGTAACTGCTCGATTCCTAAGAAATGTAAACTAGACCATTTAAGACTAGGATATTTCTGATTAGTATCTGCTAACCACACAGGAACAGAAACATCATAATAATCAACTTTAGACATATCAAACTTAGCATACATCCAACGTCTTTTATCTAAATCAGCTTTATTCTCTTTATACCCATAGTATTCCATAATCCGTGCATCATAACGCATATTATACATGAATACCTTCTTAGCTTCACACATACGCTCATAGATGAATTTTACAGATTCCTCACCTAAATTACCCCCATACTGAAAATGATATACAGGCACATAATATGCCGTTTTACCATCTAAACAAAAAGAGTAACCTACCAAGTCAATCTCTTCAAAATCTAAACCTGTTGTTTCAGTATCAAAAGCCATATAGTAGTCTTTTTTATCTTTAAAGATACTCTCTAAGTCTTCCATACTTTCAACTAATACAAAGTTAAAATTTTTATACCAATTCTCTATTTTTGGAACAGCACATACCCAATGTTTATAGTCACTCTTAGCTTTCTCATTAGCCATAGATAGATTTTATTCCTTTCTATTAAACCTACAATTAAACATAAGACCAACATAGTAATCTAACCCACCACCACTCATGAATACATCTGAAATATGTACACATAAGTCATCATCTTGAAGAAGAAAACTAATTGTCTCACTTATATCTCGTGATACATACCCAACATGATATGTTCCACTATAACCATCAACAGACAACATAACTTTTACAGCATGCTCATCATGAATATTGTCAGGCTCACGTACTAACTCTAATATAACCTTATCAACCATATTATTATCTAGTATAACCTGTAACACATCTTGTGCTTTATACTGAAAAGTACTGCCAACTAACTTTAATGTAAATACACAATCAGTAATATCACATGATAAATTCTGTAAAAACAAAGGTAACTCTCTACTCATTTTGAAAATACACCCCTTGTATTTACTAATAACTTAGTTTTAGAGAAAAGTATCTTAATTGCATACCTCTCTGACAATACACCCATTATAGGATTTTCAACTATAACACCTCTAGACCTAAGAGTTTTAGCAAGCTTTAAAAATCTATCGCTCCTAGCCAACAATACTATTTTATTTGTACCTAATGATAGACATAAACGATACAGTTCTTCAGCAACTACATTACACCAACTAGTATTTTGTATGATATCCCTTAAAGTAACAGAACCATCTAATATATCGTCTTGATACATTACACCCATACCAGTTAAATATACGATATCCATCTTCTCTATATCTGAGTATTCTACCAATAACTTTAAAAAAGTACTCCTAGTTAAATAATCAGCAACTCTTTTATTTTTCTTCTTACTTGTACCCCTAGTATGTAGTGGTATTACTGCAAGTCCATTACCTATAACAGGAACATTAGCCATTGATTGACTCTAATAACACACAATCATTTTCTACACCTGTAGATTCATTAATTGTTTTATATTTATTGAAGAAATCATCAGAAGAATTGAATTCTTCCCCAATAATTGAAGTAATATCAGAATTAGTAATCTTAACCTTACCATTAGGTAAACGAATAGCTGTAATCTTAGCCATAGCATATTCTCCTCTTTTAAATAAAAAAATAGATATTGTAGTAACATTTTCTACAATATCTATTATACTTAATTTTAAGTAACTTTACAACTATAATTTACTTAAAATTCATACTATTTTATTCTTGAATTAATGATAAGACCTTATATAAAGCATTTTTATATTGCTCATATGATACCTTACCAACTTTAAAAGTAGATAATACATTTTTATTGTAGTATTCCCATCCTGTATCCTCTACTACAACATCCTTAACCTTTTCATCATGCTTACCAATATATGATAATCTCTCTTCCTTAGATAGAGTAGACCATATCTTCTTAAAGATTAAATTTACATCCTTACCAAATAAAATCTTTAAAGCGTGATAAGAACTGTAGACTTTGTTTTCAGAAAAGCAATATAACAAATCTGTATCTGAATGATACTTAGCAGATGGTTTACCTGTGATATCGTCATCATGAAAAGGACAATACATAGTAGAGCCATCAATATAGCACCCATACTCCCTTAATAAGTCACTTAATTTAAAATAGTGATTGATAACGTCAACTTTAACTAATGGATTTATCTCACCTACAAGTGTTTTATCAAAATCACTACTATCTTTACTCTTTGTTGCAACAGCTAAACTATTATCAACTTTTGATACATCTACACCCATATCAAAAGAGTTCTCATTTTTAGTTTTTTCTTTATTTTTAAACCCTATCCCATCAACATCAAATAATCCCATGATATAATCTCCCATAAATAAAATAGAGGTGTACTTAAAATTGTACACCTCTATTATACACTATTTTTTTCTTATGTTAACACCTAATTTTTTAGAGTTCGCAACAATATCTTCAACTTTACTAGATACATCGTCAATTTTATCATCTACTGTATCAGTAATGTTATCTACTCTATCAGTGATACCATTAACTTCTGTATCTACTTTAGAAGAAACTTCATCAACAGTATTATTAACTGTATCTACTACTTTATCTTGTGTAAAAGTAACAACACTATCAATACTCTTACCCAAGAATAAAACTCTAATACATTCAATCAATTTGTCAATAAAACCCATATGAATCACCTAGATTCCTAACTCATCAGACAACATTTGAATAGCCTTAGCTTTCTCTTCCCTAAACCTATGATTTAAGTTTTCCCTCAAAGAAGAATTATTCCACTCTGTAGTCATACAAACGTCATAGATAGATGTGATTAAATCATAATCAAATCGTTTCTCATCTACATAAGAAAGATCTTGTAAATCAAGATTTAATTTCTCACCCATAATCACTAAAGCATCTTCAAACATCTCTACAATATTACCAGTACCATACTGAATTGCCCTAGAGAAAATTACATCTTTCATAGTCTCACTATGATTTTCAATGTTAAATAAATGTTCCCTTAACAACTCAACTGATACATCATAATACTTATGAATAGCATATGAATGTTGCATGTTGTAGAAATTCTCATAATCATTATTAGCAAAATACGTCCAAGCGTTATCAAAATCATATGAACCAATTTCATATTTATCTAACTCTTCTGCAATCCAGCTATATTCTGAATTTAAACCCCATGCAATAAAATCATCTACTGAACCTACATTACTAGCTAATTGGTACATGCCATATGATTTACCACCATAATCTCCCTCACCTGTAGAGATAGCACCAATATCTCCATTAGATTCATACTCTTTACTAAGGTCACCTATCATACAAAATCTCCTATAAAACACACGCATACTAAACAATACCTACCAAAACAAATTATTTATCAATGTGTAATGGTAACTTAGGAGATTTACTCCCATCAGAACCCACATTGACTTGAATACTATTATTTGTTACTGGTGTTTTATTATCCTTATCAACAGAATCAGGTATACCATCACCATCTGAATCTGTAAATAAACCGATAATCGCCATTAAACACGCAACAGCAGAAACACCTGTGAGTATACTAATTAACTGTTCTAACCTCGGTAAAAACTTTAGTATCATATCAGGCTTATAATCATAAAATACACCTAAAACAACAAACACTATATCTAATACTATTGGTAACAACCAAATAAGAGCAAGTATTCCTATGAAAACTTGAATTTTCTTAGGAATACCACTCTTAGCATTATTTAATAGTGTTTGGAAGATAGGTGTAACATTCTTTAAACCATTAAAGTCCATAAGATACACCTCTCACCAATACTATCTATTTTATGAATATCTTATGTATATTTAATTATTATCTATTATAAACGGTTAACAACCTCACTGGAGTCACACCCAAATGTATACAATAACTAATAAGCAGACCTTAATTTACCTGTAATAAAACTATACTCTAAATGTCTACCATCGTTAGGGAATTCATAGTAACCAGTGTTATTAAATTTAACCTTTTGATTACCACTGCCTACTCTAGCTCCATTATACTGGATAGTATCATAACCTAAGGTGACTTTATAACCACCTGTATTAGAATCATACACTTCTTTGAAAACTTGGTCTCTATTAATCTTAATAGATAAATAGTCAATACCCTCGAATGTTTGCGAATTAGTAATATTTTGTGGTAATTGTCCACCTTTATTTGATACATTTGTGAAGTCTAACTCTAAGCAAGAACCATTACCTACATAATAGTACCAAATACTAGGTAACTCACGTTGATAGTTGCCAGGACCTTGAGTACTGTAATCTAATTCAGTAAACTTAACCTTAATACCATTAGTAAACTCTTTTGCAGTATAGCTAATTTTATCAGCATACCCAGCACCTAAACTAACAGAGAATGTTCTATTTAAGATACCGAAACGTTCGTCTTCTTCAACATCCTCACTTACAGGGTCTGTTATAGGGTTTTCAGTATTCTTAACTAAAGGTGCAATATTGTTATACTCGCTAATCAAATTAGCTCTACCAGAAGAATCAGGAGTAGAAAGCAATAACTCTAATTTATCACCTTCTTGATATCCTATATTATCAAATACAGAACCATCATCTACCTTAAATAGACATAGTGAGCCTCTCACACTTAATCTTAAAGAGTTACCTCTCTTAGCTATAAAGCTATATTTATAACTTTCTTCACCTACTCTCCTAGAAATCTTATTCTCACTAATCATATTGCTAACACTTTCATCATAATTAAGACTAAGAGTTAACTCTTTAACTAAACCTGTACGTAAGTTCTTTACTAAGCCAACACTTTCAGCAGAGTACTGATTTGAGTAAGAATTAAATACTCCTATTATCTTGCTAAGATTTTCATTACTAGAATTATCATCTAAGTATTTAACATATGAAGTGAATACACCAGGAATAGCCATACCCTTTTTGACATCATAAACAATCCTAATATAACTATCAGCTAAATTACCAGCAGTAGTTGTAACAGAAATATCCTTATCTCTAGTTACCCCTTTATTGGTAATTGATACAGTGTAATTATGAGTTCCAAATTTAAAAGGTATTTGATATCTCTTAAAGTTTTCACCACCGAAACCTACATAATATTTATTTTTATCTAGAGAACTATATTCTGTACTATTAATTGGTGCTCCTGTAATATCTAAAACAGAATTATCTGCTTTATCTTTTACTACTACACTCTCAGCACTAGAAAGAATCTTACTATCTTGAATAATAGTTTCAGCAAGTTTAATTAAGTCTGATGACTCTACAGTAGTTTTTGAATAATCAGCAGGTAAAAGACCTATGTACTTTAAATCATCTACATTTAAAGAAGTCCCACTTGTACTACCATTAGTACTGCTAGTATAGTTATTAATAGACTGTACTACATCTTCATCATTATTAGTACTGATGATACCTTTATTATTCAACGCAGTTTTAACATCAGACTTAAATTGAGTCAAAGTTTGATTATCTGACTTTAACGCTTTGTACTTTGTAATAAACTTGTCAATCTCATTAACAATTTCTTCTACTATCATTATATAGCCCTCTTACAACTTAGAATTGATTTCTTTTAACTTATTTAAAACATCTGTAAACATCTTATCTACCTCAGATGCCCTGTAAATAACTTTACCTTCTTTACTTTCACCTACACCATCAAGCTCCTTAGTTGATAACATGGTTCTAGAAACCCCTTTATCATCAAACCATGTTATCCTTGTACCAACTAAAGCCATCGGTGATTTTTGATTACCAACTTCAGTACCATTACCACTAGAACATTTAATTAAATTCCTCAATGCACCAGTTGTATCTATACCATACAAAGGTATGTTATTAGGTAAAGATAAGTTATCTTTTGTAGCTATATTATCTATGAAGTACATGTTAGAGTAATGGCAATATATATCTACACCAGAGTTTGTATTAACTGCCATATAGATGTTCTCATCTTTTACAGCAAAATCCTCTACCTCTAAACCACTTAATGTTTCTAGGAACTGAATTCCAACAGATGATTTATTCACCAAATACTCAGTAGCAAAAACTACCTGTCCTTTGTAAAATAAAGCACCATTGGAATCATTATTCTTAGAATTTACAGTCACTGCCTCAGACTTAGTTTTAGTGAAACTAGCATCATAATACTCTAAGTTACGTGAAGAATTATCAACACCAGGAACAATAGATACATACGTATCAGTTTCATCATCATAAGCTAAATTAAAAGCCTTACCTGATATAGTCTTAGTTGTATCAATACTTAAATCAGGATTTAAGTAGGTAATCTGATTCACATTTACTGCACCATTAGTTACAATAATCTTATCTATCTTACTATTATAAGTTAATGTATTGCAATGACCTAACCTATTCTTATCTGTATACTGAACAGTCTTCGTCCTAGAAAAGTCTGTAGAATTTAAGTTGTATAATACTTGTGTGTTATTGTCAGAACTAATACATGCTAACACAAACTCCCTAGTTTTACTATTATAAGTAAAACCCTGACACTGAGTAATAGGTGCATTTAGTTTGAGTGTAGCAACTTTCTTAATATTCCTAACATCCCTAACTATGAAAGGAGATAGGTTTGGTAAAGTTATTCTACCTATTTTTACTCTTGCCATCTACTTAATCTCCCTCCAAAAGCCTACAATATCAAAAATATATCTCCTATTATTGCCTGTAACACCCCAACCCTTAATATCCCTAGAGTTGGGTTCCACATAAATACTATTGTTGTTAACATCAACAGCTGTTTCCAATAACCTTGTAGGTACAGGAGCGTTTGCTGGTAGTGTAGCGATAACACTACCATTACCACTAGCTTGTGTCATTTTAATATCTAAGTGTAGTTTGCCAAAACCACTAATAGGACTATACTCTAAATAACCCCTACCTTTACCAGCTGCACCTGCAACAGCAATACCCCATACAACATCATAAACCTTAGTAGTACCATAAGGTATTGTATCAGCTGTAGATGTACTAGATGGAGTATTTGTAGCATTAGACTCAGGATATGTTATGTCAACATAAACGTCACCATTGCTCTCAACAGAAAAATCAAATGTAGGAATACCACTACCTTTAGGTATTTTACTTGCAACAACACTTAACTCTTCCTTTGTAGCGGCTTGTGTTTTAATGGCCTTAATATCCCTACCAACAGTTTGTGCTAACTCCTGTATATTCTGAACTAATTTAGTAGTCTCAGCCATAAGCAATCACCTACTAACTATCACGTGCTGTCGTATATACACTCACCAAATCCACTGTAGGGTCGCCAATACCTAAATTAGAACATGCTTGTTGTTTTTGAGCCGTAGATAAAGACTGTGCTTGACTATAATCTAATTTGTTAGCAACAGATGTAGTCAACGCTGTTGTAACAGTCTTATCACTATTTAAAGCTTCTTGAACTTCCTTAAATGTATCCATAGTCGCATCAGCACCATTAACAAGATTAGTAACAGCCTCTTGAATTTTATCTGTTAACTCTTGTTTAGTTGCCATAGTACTTAAATCAACACTAGCTTTAATAGTGCCATCTGCATCTAATGTAATACCACTGCCAGCTGTTAATTTGTTTTGTTTAGTATCTAGTTTAGTATTTAAACCTGCTGTAGTTGTGTAGTCACCTAACTTAGTTGTCAAAGCACTGTTTTCAACATAATCTGACAAGTCTACAGTAATCTTAGTTAAACCTGTACCAGTATCCTTATTAATTGAAATTTTACCCTCAGCAGTTAACTTATCCTGTTTAGCTTGTAACTTTGTATCAACAGCTTGCTCTGTTACAGCACCACCCTGAGCAGTAACGATATTAGCTTTAACCTCGTTGATAGCTTCAACGATTGAAGATTGATTAGTCGTAGACAAAGAGCCTAACGTACCAATTTTATCATCTGTAGTTTTTACAGATGCTTTAATATTTTTTACATCCGTACCCAACTGAGTCGCAAGATTCTGTAAATTATCCTTTAAATCTGCCATTAATTTTCACCCTTAGCCAGTAAATACAACGCTGTTAAATCAGAAATATTCTCACCCTCATTAACAACAATCTTTTCTGTTGAAACTGATATCACATTTGTCTCTTCATTTAATAAGATACCATTTCCAGCAATTAACTTATCTTGTTTTTCCTTTAGCATATCTTTAACTTCATCTTTTGTAACTTTAACTCTATTAGAAGTCTCTAATGTACCATTATTAGTATTTATCCCATTATGTGAAGTGATATTAACATAATTTGAGTTGATACTAACTTTATTGAACGTACCACTAGATTTAATTATACCCTCATTCATTCTGTAAATACCTCATCACATATCTGTTTTAATACTCTGAAAGGATAAATCCGTGTGCTATAAATATTTGTATCATTTAGTAACTTATACCGAAGTTGTACATTAACAACACTAGGACTGAACATATATGTCTCTAACTCACTTAGAGGTACATACACTAAATTAGTCGTCTTATTAATTTTTACATCTTCAAGTTTTTTCTTCAGTACGGTGATACCTTGTGAGAAATACACAATTAAACTATCTATATTCTCAACACTAATACCCCTACCCATGCTAATTTCAAGAGTAGGGGTAGTACCTCTAAAAAAAGTATTGCTTTTCATGGAACTACCCCCTACCTTTGTAACACTACCTATATATAATTTACCAACAAACAATGATTATGAATTTAAAATTAAAATCTAATCAATCCACAACTCAGCACCATTTGTAAATTTAATCCTGTCAACAGCTTCTAGAGGACTAGCACCACCTAAAGGCTTCCAACCATCAGTGCCTGTATTATTAAGTGCTATATAAGACTTACCACCACTCACAGCTAACTGACCAACAAAGTCAGGTTTAACTTCTATAGACAACTTAACTAACTCAGCCTTCTTAACAAATGCATCATCTGTTTGTTTCTTAGAATAAATCGCACTCCCATAATGTTTGGTAGATAGTAATGAATATGATGCATCACCACCATCCCACGTTTTAACATCTTTACCAATTAAAATAGTATTAGTCGATTTATCACCAATTTCAGACGAACCAGATTTGCCAACCTTAGCCAAGCTTATCTCTTTACCATCAGCAGTTAAACCAAGCAATGGTGAATTGTTAGCAAGCAACAACCTATTTACTTTCATATTATTGATGTGTATAGAGTTGAATTTATTGTGCATACCACTAAAGATATGAACATTATGTCCTTCTAACACAGCAAAATATACTACACCATTCTTAATATCAAAGTCCTCAATCTCATAAGCCTTATCTATATCAACTACAGTCTTAACATTACCAAACACGTCAAATTGGAATATTTCATGTAAACTAGCACACATAATTGTACCATTATAGAACATAGCACCATTGTTATTATAGTCTTTTGTTAAGAAATCAACATCAAACTCTTTTATAACAGCAAAATTGCTATCTAGAATATATACATGTCTAACTCCTGTAGTTCTATCGCCAGGCATAATAGAACAATAACACTTAGTGATAGGGTCATATGCAAAATTATATTTCTTAACCTGTGCAGAATCAGTATGTACACCTGTAATAGAATAGTTATTATCTAACTTAGCCATCCTAAATGGATTAGAATTAGTATCACCATTACAAACATATAAGATATTAGTGTCTTTATTATATGTCATCGTGTTACAATGACCTAACTTTTCTACATCACTAAAATCTACTCTACGTTTTTGAGTGTTTAAATCATCACCATCTAAAATATACAATACTTGATTTGTATTGTCTGAATTAATAGTAGCAAGTACAAACTCATTTCTATTAGAATTATAAGCAAAACCCTGACACTGATTAACCTTATTTGTATCTAACTCCACAGACCTTACATATTCAATATTAGTAGGTGAAGTAATAAACATATCATCATTCTTAATGAAAGGAACTTTATTATTAAAAGAACCTAATACAATAACATCCTTACACTCACCAATAAAGATGTTCTTAGACAACTTATATACACCAGGACTAATAATTAAGATTTTACCCCTAGCATCATTAACGCACTGCTCAAACTTAGCAGTATCGTCAACAACACCATCAGCACCCATCTTATACTCTTCTGTAGCGACAATGTCGCTATGACCAGTCCTAAGATTAGCTAACCTAGTATCTACAATATTATCAATCTTAGTGTTAATTGCCTTAGACGATTCTTTAATCTTATCGTCTACGTCTTTTGCCGTAACAGTAGTAATAGCACCTAGCTTCCTCTTAGCCTCATCTATATAGTTATTAACTGTATTAGATAAAGTTGAAGTTGCTTCTGTAACCTTTGTATTTACAACTCTCTTAGCTTCCTCAGTAATAGATAATACTTTAGGGTCTACCTTCTCATTAATCATCCTAGTAACAGCTGTATCAGATAATGTACTACTTAACCTACTATTAATGATAGGTGTAACTACTGTATCAACCCTCTTAGATACCTCTCTAGAAAGACTGTCATCTACAATACTAGAAACCTGTGTTGGAACTGAACTAGCAAGCTGTTTAGTAACCTCTGACTCAACCTTACTAGGAACTTTAGCGTCAAGTTGTTTAGTAACCTCACTAGACATCATAGCAGGCCCCTGTAAACCTACCTCTTTCTGTACAAGCGGCCCTATAGAAGAACCTACATGAGATACTACTAAATCATCAATCTCACTAGAAGATAATTGCCATATAGACTGTTGCGACCATTTACCACTAGATGTAGCACTACCACTCTCTTTACAGAACCACATAGTACATTTATCATCTGAGTTTAAAATATCTAGATTATAGATAATATCCCCAGCTTGCCAATTTTCACCGGTATAAGGACGTTTCTCTGTACCAATAGGGTAACGATAGTCATTGTAGATAAAATGTACTACATAATCTTGAAACTTATTCCTATGTACATCGACTGTTAACTTATGTATGGGTGGATTCTCAGGTATAGTAAACTGACCACCACCATTAGCTTTAAGATAGTCGACAACATCCTCTATCTTCTCTTTAGTAAAGTCATCATTTCCTGTGTATAATGACATAGGCACAGTAGGTAATGACTTTAACACATCTTCAAGTGTTAAAGTCTCACCGCTATCTGTAACTATCTCAACCATTTTATACGGAATTTTATACATCTATACCTACCTAATCTATATTAAACTTTCTAGGCCACCCAGTAACACCAACTAATTTACAGTTTTCATCCCACGTGATATCAGCTATACTTGTTGAATGTGTCGTGTCCCAATTCAACTTCAAACCCCACCACAACTGATGTTTATTCAACAGATAACAATTTCTAGGTACACCTGATTTTTCAAGTGTACGTATCGTATTATAAAAATCTGAAACATTAAACGAACAAGAAACTGAAAAATCATTACTATTATCTGGTGTTAAATAAAATGTCACTACTTTGTAGTTATCCATTGACTTTGCTAATCTTAAATCTCTATTTCTAGCATCCTCTTTTGATGATACAACACCTTTAAATAAATAATCAACTTTATCAAAATTATCAGGGTATACAGGGTTAAAAATTCTATCTACAATAGCGTTATCACTATTTCCACCCCTAGTATACAACTGACCAGAATTCTGCTCAATCCATATCTGCGTTACCTCATTTGTATCATCAATACCAGGCGGTATATTAATCAACTGACCATACTGAGTAGGTTGATTTTTTATCACATACTGAGTGTAATACGTGATAAACATACCTAACTTACTAATCTCAGAATTTGTTGATGGTATAACAAAATTTTCAGGTTTATTATGTAACATAGCGAAAGATGTATGAGCATGATTATTAGGGTCAATATTTACAAATCTCCCACCTAAAGACTCAATAACTCTTAAATCGCCACTAACCTTAGTATCAACAGAGGTACCACTACGATAAGAAATATCCCCACCTCTATAATAGAATAGATTGCCTTGTGAGTTACTTATCAAGTCACCATAACTATAAGTCCCACCTTGTTTCCACTCTTTAACACCACCAATACCATTATTAGAGGATAAATCTAACCAATCTGATTTATTTGAAGAACCTAAAGCAAAACCAACACGTTTATTTGTTTTATCATAAGCAAACTGCCCTTCAAAATCAGGTTTGTTATCTAAATTGCCATGAATATTGTACTGGTCGACAATAGACCACCCATTATTACCATCAGAAATATAATATTGCGGCCCATTATAGGGATTAAAGGCCTCTATAATCTGCCCCTGACTTGCACCTCTAACATCTGGCACTGTTTTTGAACGCTTGTTAAACTTCAAATTTGGTGTTGAGTTAGGATTACTCACATCTAAGCTATTATCATTGAATGGATGTATAACATTTATCACACCACCATGCTCAGTGTAGAATACTTTTTTAACATTGTTTGCAATATTTTTACCCACAAATGTCGCAGATGAATTAACAGAACACTTAAATCCTATATCAACATTACCACCAAAAGTAGTCCCATCTAAATAAACAACAGCACCATCCTTAACATTGAAATGTGTACTCTCATTACCAACTGGTGTGTTTGTATTATAAAACTTACAATTATTAAAATAATAATACCCACTAGTAGCACCTATATTAGTATATACCTTCTTTTGCAGTTCGCTACGTCTAAATGTAATATTATCAAAAGAAAGATAAGAGCAGTTTCTAAAATACATTGACGGGAATATAACTTCACCATCACCTCTATGATAAAAATATACCTCATTTTTTAAATTATTAATAAGACAATACCCATTATTGGTAGAACTACTCTCAACCTCATTTATATTTCTTATACCAGTGTAATCACCAGCACTCACTATAACACTAAAATATGCTTGTGAATTTTGATGAATATATCTAACCACATCGGATAGATATTTAAAAGGACTCAATTTATCCCCAGTCTGTAAATCACCAGTATAACTAGCATCTAGATAAATACTACCATTAGTAGATTGAGTACTATAACCACCACGAACCAAATGTTTATTATACTCAATACTACTATTTTTACTTTTATAAGTTATCTGGATATCCTCAATTTGGTCTGCCAAAGTATAAATATTAGCACCTAAATTATGTAATGAAGCTAAATAGGAATACACAACCTGTATTCTGTGCATATAATTTCTACATGATGTAACTACAACATCTCTAGGATTTACCTTTTTATAAATCTCAGGCATACCTGTAATTGCATGATGATGAGATTTTAAAAGGTCAATGTTTGCTGGGACATATTTTGCAGTATGCCACATCATAATATTCGATACATCACCCTCAAATACAGCAACACGTCCAATATATTTAACCATTAAGCATACAGATACGTTATTATAATCTGATATGTTATTATCTCTTACAAACTGATAATCCTCATCTGAGTTATTATAAAATGTCAACTCTGCACCATGAAAACCAACTACACCATTTGGAGCAACCTCACAAGGAATACCATTCCTACTACATGCATCTCGAATCATTCTATCAATACTCTGTAATGCACTTACAGACATAGAATAATCACCAGTCTGAAATGATGTCTTACTAACATCTGGTATATAAACTTTATTTACTAATTTATCGTCACACAAACTAACAATATTACCATAATGGTCTCTATGATAATGAGTAATTAATATAAAATCAAGTCTATCTATCTTATTCCTAGATAGACTGTTTTTAATTGCATTGTATACTGTATCATTATTTAAACCACAATCAATCATAAACCAATGCGATTTATCTACACCAATTATTTCACAATCACCATTACCATCATCATAGTCATTTGGCTGATATGCATCATATACGGGGAACACTATATCTAATGACTTCTCAACTGACAACTCATCTATCTGTGCTTTAATAATCTTTACCAACTCTTTCAAATCATCAATATTTAAAGTTGTTAAGATATACTCACTACTACCGATTAAATCTTTAAGCTTTTTATCTAAAGCAGTAACACTTGTACTTACTTTATCATACTCACTCTTCAACCTTGTTAAATCAGTAACAAGACTTGCAGTTGAGTTGTTTGTATACAAAGAATGAGTTTGTTGTAATGCAGAATATAACTCTACCAACCTAGATTCTAAATTTCTAGCAGAATCATACTGCTCTTTAGCATTAGCTACAACAGAACTAATATCTTGTAAATATTGATGTAAATCATTCTTAATAACATTAGATTTAATCGTTACAATCCTTACATCATCAGTAGCTTTCCTATCAAACAACAACTCAATCTCTGTAGGTGAGTTTTCTCGATAATCCCTATCTTTCCACTGCAACACACCATTACAATATACAAATACTTGATTGCTATTATATGGTGTATTTAATGTAATGACCTTATTATCACTACCACTAAAATTTTCAACCTGATACTTATCACCTAGAGATAGTATGATATCTCGAAGAATGTTGAACTGTTCATCGTAAATCTTCCATATCTCCTTAAATGAGTACCCATTCCCATTTACTGTCTTAAAAGGTTTAATTTCCACTAACTACTACCCCACTTATACCTTTAATTCATTAATAGCACCAGTAATTGTCTTACTAGTTGTCCTCAATGCATCATTACCAACTAATGTATCTATCCTATCAACTGTACGTGATAATCTATCAACTGTACTAGATAATGTATTTACAGTAGTAGATAATGTATTTACAAAGTCAGAAATTGACTCCAAAGCCACAATACTCTTATCTAACCGATTAACAGCATCAACGACATTCTTTGAATTCCTAACTGTTATATTACCACTACCCATTTTATCATTAATAGATTTTAACTCTTCTTTAGTTGCTATCTTTGAAACACTGGAAAAAGAACCATCCCTATTTGTCTCAAACACAACATTCATAGTATGATTAATTCTTGTGTCAACAGAAACCATCTGAGTCTCAACCTGTTGTACCCTATCAGGTAATGGAGCAATACTCATACTAGCTAAATCTTTAATTTCTGTATATGTCTGACCAAAACATGCCCTAGTCAAATAATTAGAAACTTTCTCTAATGTCCTAACATCTGTAACACTAGCAACACCCTGAGTATTAGCTAACTCTTTAAGGTAGCTAGATGCTAATGATTTTACTAAATCACCAGCAATATTATTAAAGTCACTCTTTAAGATGAAAAGAGTATTACTTTCTGTTTTTGTATACACATCATCATCAGCCTTAGACTGATTGATAAATGTAATAGGATTGTCTTTGAACACACCCTTTAATATTTCAGCAATTACTTTTATCTTATCAATAGAGTATTTACCAAAAATGTCAGGCCCCCAAAGTTCCTCACCATCTTCTGATTCTATTCTTGTTGACATACTATTATATAGCCTCACCCATGATACTATGTGCTATCCTAGAGAAATATTGATTGTTAAAAATGTAGTCACCAACATCTCTCAAAAAACAAAAAGTATCATTATCTCTTCCCTCTAACTTAAAGTGCTTAACACCATTATCTATTAATAAATTAATCTCGGATTCAGACATTGAAACACCCAACAAAGGGAAACGCTCTCTAACATCTAAACACCATGTATTAATTGTATCTAACTTCTCTTTCTCTAATGAACAATCCTCACCACTCAGTAATTTCTTACTTAAATCTACCTGAGCAATATAATGTTCACCAGCCTTAGGACAATCAGGAAAACATCTATGATTGGTTATAAACTCAACCCTATCAATATGCTTTAACCCATGAATTAAATTAGCATCATTCCATTTATTAGGGTTCACTACCACAATATCAAATAAATCAAACAACCTATTATAATAATCTACATTATCCTTACCTAACCCAACTTCAACAGACGGCTTAACTTGTGATGAAATTAATTCTAAAGAGTTGTAATTATTGTAGATGTATTCACCTAACAACTCAGATGTCAAAATAATACCATTCATTCTAACACCATATTTTTGATTGTTATCCTCTAAATGTTGCATAAGTTGATTAGAAACGCTATCTTTTAATTCATCCTTAGTTACGTACATAGAAGAAAATGTCAACCTACAACCAACACCTAACTGATTATATCTATCAATAATCTTAAAAGCATCTTCCATTGATGCATCTTTAGGTGTAACCCTACCACCAACTAAAACAGTTGGTATAGTACCAAATACATACTTTATAGGGTTATCTAAACCCAACTCTTTCATCACAATAAATAACTTTTGTATATAATCATCATGTGAATATAATGCACCAATATTCCAATCAATGTTGTCAGAATTGTATCGTCTTAAAACACCCATTATTTGTTGTCCTCTTTTGTATCTTTTAACTCTTCTCGTATAGATGATAACTCACTAGATAAACTCTCTATCATCTGCATTGCTTTATTTAAAGTATCAGTTGTTACTGCTAAATCCTCTTTAGCCTTAGCCAACTCTAACCTAGCATCATAATTCTTTTGCTCTTCCTCTGTCTTCTTAAACATCGTACAGAACATTCTTTGTACTCTTTCAGGCATATTAAACCTCCACTCTATCCTATGTAATAAAAATATAGAGATGTAGCAATAACCACATCTCTATACTATCAATACTATATATACTTGAAATCTTAAACTAAAATTATAGATTAAGTCCTATATTCTTTTTCTTTAAAGATACAAGCAAGCTTTTTAACTCTAGGACGATTAAATGCCTGTGTAGTATTTAAGTCAATTCTAATCTTGAAGAACTTAGAACCCCTAGATGCATTATTAGTAACCATACTATTAATCTTATTAATATTCCATGTATACTGTTTAAACTCCTCATCTACATTTGTAATAGAATCCAAAGATACAGTTTTAACAGTATTACCACTAATATTAACAGTAGTATTATCAGTTGCTAATTTTACCCAATCACCATCTTCTTTATCCATATAAAATACTTCCATAGATGTATTTTGTGGTAAAGCGGCTTGATAACTAATCTTCAATGCTTGATAAGGGTTAGCGAAGTTTGTCTCATCAATAGATTTAGAAATATATGTAGATTGTTTACTATCTAAGAATGTACGTAAAGCAACCCTATCTCTAGCAATAAATGGTGAAGTACTAAAATCAGTTGTAATTTCAGCCTTTAAGTCAATATTCCTAGCATATGACTGTAAATCCCTAAATACCAAAGTATCAATACTCAACCAATCAGATGGAACCTCACCAGCACCTGTTTTAGTGAACCGATAGAACCATTTCAAACCTGTTCTACTAGAAGATACATCTTTACTATCGCTATCACTATCAACTTCATAAGATGCATCCAACATAACACCAGTAATATCAGTTAAAGACACGTTATTAAATACAATCTCACCATTACCTGTGTATTGAGTACGATATAATTTAAACATCAAATCAGTACCTTGATGTGCTGTCCATGTACTAGCATTAGAAGAACTGAATAATACACCAGTAGCATATGGGTTAACAACTAATTGCTCATTCTTACCTAAGAATTTATCCCCCATATTAGCTACGTACATTTCATAGTCGTTACTATCGGAAAGTACTACAAAACAATAATACTGCTTAGCATAACAATATACAGGCTGATTCAATACTACCTCAGTAGCTACAGGAACATTCTTATCTGTAGGAATTTTAACATCTTTAGGGTCAATTACTACCTCAGCATAAACCTTTTCACCTGGATAGCCATTAACCATATTGCGAATTTGTAATACAGCAGGTCTTGTAGAAGATTTTTTAGCGAAGTATAAATCTAACTTAACTAAGTTCCTATCATATACATTATCCATAATAAATGACTGTGCCAAAGGGTCATTAGCATATAAGTTATCAACCTCAACCAACACTTTATAATGTTGTGTAACAGCAGTTGTATTTGTAACAGTTGTTGTTAAGATAGTACCATTAGCGGTATAGTTAGCTGTACCTATATGAACCTCACCATTAGAATTTGTAGCTTGCATTTGAAAAGCTACAGTACCACAAGGAGTTTTATCTGGTACGGTGAATTTACATGTTACAGTACCATTACCATCTGCATTAACTGTTGTATATGTTTTACCCTCAACAACATAAGATGTACCTGTTGTGCTTGTGCCTGTAGAAGTTAAACTAATAGGTCTACCATTAAATAAACCTCTAATATTTCTAGCGTTCGGCCCAAAAGCAAAACCTTTAACTTTTACATCCTTAACACGCATATACTCATATACTGACTTAGCTACTGATTCAGAAACACTATTAGAAGTTGTAACCTCACCCTTAGTTGTTGTTTCCTTACGTTCAGTACGCATATAACCTCTAAGATTTTTAGTAGCATTTCTAGACCAATAACCATGACTATATACTTTAGTTGTTGTATCGTATTTAACATCCTCAACAGTATTAAATACATTAATTTTATTCGTGTTAACCCAATTATCGATAGCAGGGTCTAACTCAATCTTACAAAGCGGCCCATAACTAGCATAAGGGTTAACATTCATAGTACCTGTAGCATATGTTTGACTAACTTCCAATACATTTTGATATGGTGCAGAAATAATATTACCAAATGTAGCATAACTATCACTTGACCTATCATCAATCGTCATATCAACACTACCAATAGTGGCAGATGTTGTCAACTCACCTCTATCAAAGTCAATACAAGCTGTATAGGATAATCTACTAGCTGTATCTGTATATGTTAAGTCAGATTTATTGATATTTTCAAAGCTATCAGTAAAGTAACCAGATAGACTTGATAAATCCTCACCAGCCTCAATACTACGTTCCATATCTAAGGATGCAATACTATCTTCTAACTTATTAATCCTACGCATCATTAATAACAAGTTATCCTGTGTTAACCTAACCCCATCATAATTTGTTACACTAGACAATTTTGTACCACTTGTATTTGTACCCAAAGCATCAGTAGGATATACATCTACATAACCTAATTCTAAATATGCTGATGAACCATTGTAAGGAATGATTAAATCCTCAACCCTATCAGGTGTACCCTCAATAACACTCAAATAACCATCGCTATCTAACAAAATTAAATCACGTCTAGCTAGTGTAAAGTTATATGTAAAGTACATCAAAGAGTTTTCTGTAGGTTTACTACCATTATCTAACAATACAATATATGAGCCATCAACTGTATTTTCAACCCTAAAATCTGTACCCTCACGCATAGAATAATTGAAAATATAGTCAACATAATATGTAGTACCTTGTACAGGTTCAGTAGCACCATCACCTGTCAAAGACCAATCCACTTGGTCTGAGTATAATGAGTAATCCCTACCAGCAACGTATACAGTTTCTTTATTGTTTTGTGCGTTTTTAGTATAAACACTAACAATACTTTGTACAGGTGTATTATTTAAAGCCTCTTGACCACCTTTAACATTACCCCTAAACTTACGTTCGCCTGTTACAAGAACACTAGCAGTAAAGTTTTGAATTGATGCTACTGGTGAATTAGAAAGCTTATATTTACGAATTGAAGATTTAAAATAGTGAGATTCACTTGTAACTACCCTAGTAGATTTTGATTTATTCAATAAAATACTACTCATAGCTGGCTTAGTTACGTCATAACCACGAATATAAGCCTTACCAGCACTCACATACAACCGAATCTTGTCACCTTCATCTTCAGTAACAGACTGTAGGTCTAACCCATCTACTTTATAGTTACCATTTTCATCATATGTACGTTTAGCAAGTACATCATTTAAAATGGAATAGTTATCTGTTTTAGCCTCTTTTACTACAACTCCATCATTTAAGTTGTATACTACAGCAGAATAATCACCCAAAGCACTAGAATCGCTAATAACTGAGAAAGCTACAACTTGTTTTAACCGATTAGCACCAACTTGGTTGTAGTTCTCAGCATTTTGGGCAGGGTCACGTAAAGAACTATCTTGCGTAGCAGTAACAACACTAGTAACTAATGTAGCTACAACTCTCTCTTTACCAACACCTGTGATAGCTAATTTAACCTCTTCTGTATTACGAATTAAACCACCTAAATAAATCCTACCAGCACCAATAGTAATAAAATTATTAGCTATATTTACTTCGCAACCACTAATGACAAACCCATCTTTATATAAGGAATCGCCAATACGTGATAAATAATCCTCTTGAATAGACTGAATTTCATTAAACTCAGATGCCTGCTCTGCCCTACCAGGGATAGCTAAAACTCTAGTATACCCAGCTTTCCGATGCTCTGAATTTACGTCATCATACCTATCATAATAAGGACTTTGTGAAACAACGCTCATCGAATTCTCCTAACATTATAATTAAAACTCTAAGATAATTTTCAATTTTTCCCTAACATCACTATCACGATATACAGGCTTCCTAAAGTCAATTACCTCTAATAAACCTTTATCTGATACTTGATTAGGTAGAAGATTGTACACATTACCCTGAACAGAACCAGCTTTCTTTAAACCAGTATAAATACCAACCTGACGATATGGTTTATCTGTTGGTAACTCATCATAAGATAACTCAGTTGAGATATATACCCACCTAGCACCCTCAGTTACAGCATCTGTAGGTGAAACGATTCGCCAATTCACACCACGATATTCCAAAGAACCATTATCATCTTGAACTACCATAGCCTTAAACTCAGCTTTTTTAAAACCAACAATCTCTTTCATGTCATCTGTATTTTTAGGTACAGGTGGATTATTTTCATAATCCCTCGCTGTATCAAAATTATCAATATCACTAGCACTCCACGGAGTAGATTTACCAATAGCGAAGTAAATGTCATCTTTATTGTAAAAATCTAATGCCCTAGAAACATGTGCCTTTAACGTACAAATAGCCAAAATTAATGTTCCCCCATTAAATATATTTTCTATATACTAAAATAAATTATACTATTATATATTACTTAAACACCTAAGAAATACTACTAAATGAAGTATGTGTAAACTCTAATCTAACAGGTAAATCTTTGTCTGTATTTAATTCAACACCATGAGAATAGAACTCATCTCTATAATCCCACTCATGTAAATCAGCTACATCATCAACTGAATATAAAGAGTCACTAGGTAAAATAGGCTCTGCTTCAACAAAAGCATCAACAACACTAGTAGTTATACCACTCATCTTACCATGCTTAGACCTTATAGATGAATTCTCACTACGTATTGCAGTTAGACGTACCTCTTTATGTACGTCTAAATCTAAACTGTTACTATAAACACTATTAATATCACGTGTAATAGAATCAATACCCTTATTATTATACGTATCTAAATACTCACCAGTATCAGCCTTTTTATAACTACTATCTGTTAAACTATCATTCCCATCAACAGAAAACTTATGTGTTAATACAGAAATAGGTAACGTAGAACATGCCATATTCATGATATATTCGTTGTTTGTGATATTAGTCAAATGACCACTATGATACCTACGTCCCCTAGTCTCACTATGAATAAGAATGTCCCAAAGTTCCTCCATATCAACTAACATATCTATCTCATAAGTGAAATCTATGTCAGTATCCCTATCATATGGTGGATTTTCTTCAAACACATTCTTAGGATATATCCTCATTTTCTTGTAGAAAGATAATTCATTAAAAGAACCTATCTCTAAATTATCTATCCCATCATTAGGAAAGAATGATGACTCAATCTGAAATATATACTTCCTACCAGCAGGAGTTACCTCATAAATCCTACGTTTTACTTCTTTAGTTAAATTAGGAACAGACAATAATATAATGCCAGGCATATATGTTTTGCCATCTTCAAATACATGTGTACTTGAAAACTTAGATATGCTATGCCTAAAGATTTTATCACGTGGCAACTCAAATGTAGCAGACTGTGATGGCTGATAATAACCAGGAATCCATAAGTCACCACCAACCCAACCAACATTATCACCCCACGTTGCGGCGTCTATAATTGATTTTTTAGAACCCCTCTGCTCCCAAATGTTAAACATACGCATTGAAAGTTCTCTATTGAAATCATTCTTAGCTAAATGCTGATAAGTATAATTATTAAAAGCACCCAAAGACTGTAGAAACTTCATAGGTACTTTATCATTATTAATTAATGAGGTGAAATTCCGTATGTTCTCTTCATTAATATCAAACTGTTGTGCTAACAAGTAGAAGAAAACTAAGAAATTTTCATTCTCTCTATACTTCTCAGGTATTAAAGTCATGTATTTACTATTTTTTATTCTATCAATTAGCTTCATACATAACCCCTACAACTCTTCTACAACCCTAACTGTTACCTTACCCAATTTAGGGAATTGTATATTACCAACCTCAACATCTTTATTAGGTGTTCTTACCAATACATCTTTAATATAAGGAGAATAAGCCTTAACCCTAGATGTCATAAGTGAATAAGATATGTCTCTACCAAAAGACATATTCTCAGCACGATATGTCATATACAAGTATGATGCTATCTCAGACCTAAGCCTTTCTCTAGCTGTCTCATTATCTAGAGATAATACAACGTCAACATCAATATTAAAGTCAACACTCTCAACCTCTAATACATGAACAGTAACATCAGCAATAGCCTTAGACATTAATTCTTTCTTTAACTTTTCTCGTGTTAACTCACCTAAAGACTCACCCAAAGTATTAACTGCCCACACCTTAACAATATAAGGCTCTGTAACATAATCTGAATACTTCCAATCTTTAACTACAGCTTGAAACACATAAGGCTGCTCATATACTGCCGTCTCAAAATCCTCTAAAGTAATATACCTATCCATTGTGATAGCATTACGTCTAGCAAGAACTTTCATATTTTGTAAATCAGCACTACTAGGTGAGTTTGATGCATCATATGATTTTGTTGTATTATATATCCTTTGTACATCTTGTATATTCATATTAATAGTATCTATCACATCCATATCGATAATACCATTAATACCATTTGTTGTTACAAAATTAATATCTAAACTCTCACCATCTTCAATTAACTGTAGAAAGTTTACAGACATTAAAACGTATACCTGACCATCACTATCAACATGTACAGAATACCATCTACCACCTCCATATTTTAGTAATGCATCATCACATTCTTTCCACACATTACCATGTTGTACTATTTCAACAGAACCATCTGAAACATTCTTGTATCCCAAATAGATACGTCTTGAAATATCGCCATCAACATTCTTATTACTAGTGAAATCATCCTTAGACCACGTGATAGACCTTGCCACACCTTCCATGACAGGAATATCAATGTAATCAAACTGACCACTACGTGTAATTGTATCTTTAGCTACAAAGTTTACAATACTAGAATTAATACTACTCGTAAAAGAAGTATATTTAGGTATAGTAATCTCTCTATCATCATTATTAACAAATACAATCCTTACCTTACACTCAGATGATTTTGCTAATGGTATTCTATAATTCATAGAACGTAATAATGCTCGTACATTTTTATCTTGAACAGCTGTATCTAAATATGTCTCAAAAGCCTGTGCATCAAGATAAAAGTTTTGCATATCTTGTACACCAGCCATTAACTCAATAAGTGTAATACCTAAGTCAGATTCATTAAAATCTGTCCACTTATCTGTCAACTTAGGTATAGCGTTAATCAATTCTTTACGAATACTAACAATATCCCTATTTGTATAAGACAATGTGTTATTACTATTAGCCAAAAACTAACCCCCTTTCTAGTATGATGTAGTACTAACAGCACCACCAAATTCATACATATCTACACCATCAATCGTCCTATTGAATGGATATACATATGAACCTATGATATTACTATTAGCTAACCTATATGTTATATGTACTGGAACAATATTTGAATCTTCCCAATTATTACCAATACTAACGTCTTCTACAACAATCCTCTTTTCCCAATTCCCTAAAGCTTCCTTAACATAAATAGAAACTAGGTCATGTGCTACAAATCTATTTTGCTCAAATACAACTAAATGTAATCGACTACCAAATTCAGGTAGAAAGAACCTCTCTCCAACCCTTGTAGATAGTATAGTATAGATACTTTCATTAATCTTATCTTCACCACTAATTACATTCGTTATACCTTTACCATCTCGTAAATTCTGTTTAAATGTTTTTGATAGGGATAATCCACTACCAGCTATTGTATCTTTAAATTCCTCGTTATAATAAAAAGCCATATTATCACCTATACCTCTCCCATTAATATATAATTAATTCATATAGTGAAATTAACACAAAAAATAGCGTACACATATATAAAAACGTGTACGCTATTTTAAGGATTGTATTATGTTATATAATCGAAAGGAGCGGGAAGTTCTATCGGAGAACTCCCCATAGTTAAGAAAAATGAAAAGAAAAACTTAACTACAAACAAATTATAACATAAAAATATATGTATGTAAATACCTACTCTATAATCTTGATACTACCTGCTTGCATCCGAATACTGTTAGAATTAACCTTAAATGAACTAGACTTAACATTAACACTATCAGCTTTCATAGTAATAGAATCAGACAAAGTAATAGTGGCTCCACTTGCTTTTAACACAATATCACCACTATCAGGTATAACTTGAATACCTCTACCACCCTCATAGCCTATATCAATCTTACCATCATGTATCTTAACTAATACATTATTTTCACCCTCCATGAGAATAAATTCTTTACCCTCAGCAGAAGAAATCTTAAACTTCTGGTCATTAGCATCTTCGATACCTACTGAGTTTGTCTTTTCATCTGTATCAAAATATAACATAGAGCCATGGCGGGATTTATAAATCATCTTATGTGTAGGTGATTCACGTTGAGACTCTAAAGGAACTTCATTAGCACCAACTACACCATTCCAAACACCAGTAGTCTTCTCGCTACCATATCTCTTTTCTAGTGTAGAATCAGTTCCAAATACAGAACCCAAATATACAGGTTTATTTGAATCCATATCCTCGAACATCACCCATACATACTCACCTATCTCAGGTACAATAAATGAACCATAATTGTAACCACCACCAATAGAGGAGCAATAAGATGCCCATGGAAGTGATTCTGTAGCAGTACCACCACTAGCAACAGTTCGATGTATCATAGGTACACGTACCTGTACTCTACCAATACCCAAAGGGTCTACATTATTTTCAACCCTAGCACGAAATATACCACCTAACTCTGTAGGGACTTGTAGACTACCATAAAAGTCATTACTATTTATAGCCATAGGTTTTTAACCTCTATAACCACCATTATCTTTAGCACCTCCTGGATTAGCATCATTCCACTCAGTACCATCCATCTGAATATCAATGTGGTCTCCCTCAAAGTTCATACCTAAACCTAAAGACCTACCAAATTCAATGAATTCATAGCAGATACTACCAGGAGTGTTATCATCATTAATCAACCAACCACCAGATAACCCCTCAGGACCGAACCAATCATTAACGTCCATCTTCCAACCATTAGCATGACTATGTGGCCCACTAGCATGCTCACCATTTGTACCAGCAGTACATACTAATTTTTTATCTGTCCTATCAAAGAACCACTTACCTAAATCATCTAAAGCATTAGGTACACCTGCGATACACCCTTCAATAGATACGCTATCATTCTGCTTAACCCAATATTTACCATCAGAATCATGAATTTTATTTTCGTCCAATTTCTTAGCACCTTCACCTTTCAATTTCTTCTTAGCTTGGTCGCTATTTTTCTGTAAATCTAAACTCGTAGTAAACATACCATCTGAAATAGTATCTGTAATACCTTGAATATGATAGATGCCACTTGTATGATGTAAAAACCCAAATTTAGTATATACAGCAATTTTTATATGACCATTAAACTTAACTTTAGTGTTGCCCATTATTTCTAAACTAGCACCATATACAGAACTAAAGTATCTAGACCACATACTAGCGGCAGATGATTCTAAATTTTTAAATGAAGAACCACTCATACCTAAGACAACACCAACACCAGTAGAACTATCTGCCCTATCTTTATAAGCATCACTGGCTAAACTACCACCAATACCCTCAATAGTACACTCTAGCATCTCATTTCTAACAGAATCAATACTCAAAGCGTTTGTAGGTACTTTATCTGTAGCAATCTTATCAGACTCAAACTCAGGAGAGAAACTAATAACCTGACTATCTCTCCTACCTGTGTAAATCTCAAACTCACCACAAATCTCCATCTTTTGCTTTTTACCACCAAAAGTAATAGAGCGTACACCTTTTTTCATTTCCTCATCGGTGATACCATCTTTACCAATATCGACCTTAGCACCATTTGTAGCATTATTTAAAGCACCATTTAACCCTGTAACACCACTAGCAACATCTTTAGGTAAATTAGCTTTAAGAACCTCACTAGTAGAAGTATTAGATATACCTGTAGTTGATGCAATAATACCACCCAAAGAACCCTCTTTAGTTATTTGAGGTAATCGTTCTTTAATGATACCACCTATACCATTATTAGTATCAAAAATCTTAGTTCCTATCTGACCTTTATTGACAATATCTAACATAGAACTAGCACTATCAATATATTTAGATATTTTAGACTTTTTACCCAACACATCAGACAAGTTACGAATAGCACCACTTATACTAGTAACATCTTTATTACCATTTAAAGCACTATAGATGCTTTGTGCAGTATCTACGTACTTCTGTACCTTTTCTACTTTTTCCTTACCAACAACACTTGCTAATAAGTCTTTAGCCATAAACTTAGTATCTTTAATATCAAAATACTCTTTATTCTTATAAATCTCAACTAAAGCCTTAGCAGTAGAAACATACTTATCTAATTTAGTATTATCTATCCCTAACTCTTTAGATAATAAAGATTCTATCTCTGTGTAGTCACCACTCTTAATCTTATCTTTATCTAAAGACATTACAGACGTTATTTTATCTTTAATTTTACCTATATTAGCACTTTGACTCGGCAATAATTTACCAACAATACTATCAGCTATACCACCATACAACTCTACTTTATTAGTATTCTTGTTATTTAATATCTTATCTCTATTCTCTGATATTAACTTAACAGCATCTGTGATAGTTGAAGATATTTTAGCAACATCTTTATTATCACCAAACAACTTACTAACAACACCAACATATGTATCTATTGATTTTTTATCACCTTTAACACTACCAGTGAAATTATTAACCAAATCTACATACTTTGTTACATCAGAAGAAATCTTATCCTTACCAATAACTTTAAGAAAAGCCTTTGTTATATTGTTTATATCAGGTTTTTCTTTTAAAGCTAATGCAGTAGAAACAGTTTTATTTAAATCTAACCCTAAAACATCATGATGTACTGTGTTATCTCTTACAGATAAAAGATATGTCTCATACTGTTTTAACCCAGAAATTAATTCAGCAATATCACTATTATCAGCCTCTGAAATTGCAACTGCCAGGTACTTTGTAATTGTATCCTCTAAGAAAGCATCATCACCAAATATCTCGTCATCAGAAACACTACCTTGATACGCAGAACGACTCAACATATCAGGTACGCTATGTGTAGTAAACTCTACACCATTAATAATCTTACCCTTATTAGCAACATCTCTAGTAGAAACTGTCTCAACTTGTATGTCCTTATAATAAACAATCCTACTATATACATCTTGCATTAATCGTTTATTATAAGAAATACCATCACTCTTAGTATTATTACTTTTGAGTGCTAGTAGAATTGGATTGTAGATATCAACGTAATGTAACTCCCTACACCTATTCTGCTTTACAGCACGATTAAAAGCAGAAACCTTACTATTCTTAATAGTTGACTTAGCCATGAATACCGGCAATATAGATACTACAAAGAACTGAACACCTATACTCTCAAACTCTTTTGCTAACTGATTGTAATACTCCACATAGTTGATAATATTATCTAAATCATTAAGACCTAACATCATATAAACTCTACTACCCAATGTAGCCAATGATTTAATCTTATCTATGTTGTCTTTTAACCACCTATAGTTAGCTTTATCATCATACACATAGACTATATCTTTATTATTAGGTACTGAATCACTTAAATCCTTAACCCTAGCGTCACCAACAAAGATAACCTTACCACTACCTGTAACACTAATATCACTATGATTATTAGCACCAAGTACAGGTGTTGATACACCCATGACTTTTAAATATGCATCACCACTCGTATTTCCCTGTGCATTAGCCGTAGTTGTAGACGTTGAAGTTGTATTTTCTTCCATTTTCTTGTATGTAACAACAGTCATATCACCATACATCTCATTAGGAACAAAGTATGCTTTTTCTACACCATCAACAACTTGTGTAAAATACCTATACCCAGGCTTATCTGAATCTAAAGGCTCAGACTTCTCTAACAACTCATCTGAAATAAACTCCCTCATATTCTTAGTTTCAGTCTTAAACTCTTTAGGCTTACCGTCCTCACCCAAAATAGGTTTTGTTTCTACAATACGTCCAATCTCAATGCCAGCTTTTTGACACATAGCACGTACAATCTCAGATGGCTTACCACCATAAGTAGCAACATCAAATGTCATATTTAACTTTTGTGTAGAAGTAACATCAGCTTCAGCCACACAGTTCAATGTTAAAGTTAATGCTGGCCCTTCAAAGTTTAGCGTATACTTCAAAGCCTTACCAATTAAAGATATATCCTCAATTACTTGACCATTTCTGTTACACCAACCATATCTACATCTAACATTTCCCTCTTGCTTAGCCTTTACATTCTTCTTAGTACCCTCTTTATGGTCTTTATCTTTTTTCTCATCTTCTTTTGTATATGTATTTGACTTATCAGCCTCTTCGTCTTTTTTCTTTTCCTCAGACTGTTTCCACACTATATTACCTTTAGTAACATCATTACCTGTATCTTTTAGTTGTTTAGCTGTTTTCCAATTCTTACCTACAGGAATAGCATTAGCTAACAACTCCTCGATACGTAAAGCTGTATCATCATACAACTCAATATCAAAAGTAGAACCAGATAAGTCTTGATTAGACTTACCTTTACGTTCTACATTTAAACTCATTACAGATTCATTATAGTCTTTATTACCAAAGTATGAAATATTATGCCCATCTATAGTCAAGTCAATGAAAGCATAAAGAGGTTGATGACCACTCAAATCCCTTGTTATTTGACTCTCTTTAAACTCACTCATATCTGAATAGCACCTGTGTCATATATTGATTCAATAGCTGGTATTCTAAGAACAACACCAGCTGGTATGTCTAATGGGTTATCAATCCGATTCATAACTGCGATTGCCCAATACATTAAAGGTGTACCATAGAATTTATTAGATATCAAATCTAACCTATTCTCGTAACCCTTTTCTACTGAATAATATATGTCCCTATTACTCTCCTTAATTTCTATCTTATTAGGAGTCTCAATGTATGTATTTCCATCCAGATTTACTAACCTCTTCAGGTTAGAATACCTAGATATCTTATCTTGTCTACTTGTAAAAGATTGTGTTATCTCAGTTTTTATCAATGACGGCTTATTCATTAACACACCTACCTAACAGGACCCTCATCAAATACATTATCAGCTTGCATTAATGACCTTGCCCTAATCTCTGTAAAACTAAAACTTATTTGAACATCAGAATATGTAGGAGAACTATTACCACCCAATGATTCACTATCAAGTGTATCACCTAGAATAGTACCAGCGGCACCACCCCATTCAATACTCACTGAGTTAACGATAGCTGTGATATTAATCATAGCACCAAATCTAACATAACAATAAGGCGGTGTAACTAAACTACCTGTATACTTTGGATATACTAATTTCTTACACTCTAATACAACATTCTCCATATCAGGTACAATATCCTTATGAAGTGTAACGCTATAAGAAACAGTTCTTGCTTCACTACCCTCATAGTTAAAATAAGGAGATGACCTACCCATAGGCTGTTGTTGACCAAAACTAGCACCATAATCCTCAGACACATCAGTAGGTAATGTAGCAAAATTAATCTTAGTGCCTGTAACTAAATTAACAATATAGCAAGGAATAATTGTAGTAGGATTCCACTGCATAGTGGTAACACCACTCTTACCTACTGACATTGAATAATTATCAGAACTGAAATCATTAGCCATATACTACAATCACCACCTATACTTTCAATAAATTATTAACTGAGGAATCAGAACCAAAACCATTACCTCTATAATTAGAATTACTACTAGCTACTACATTAATTAATGCATCTAACTTGCTTTCTAACCTAGATACTTGCCATTTAATAGCATCAACAATATCATCAGAACCACCATTATCTGTAGGTAATCCAACAGCATTAGAAGTGCTATCCGAACTTAAAGGATTCTTATCAGCTGGTACTACCATCTCACCCTCATGAATTAACGCTACTTGTGTATCTGGCACCCACGGTGTACCTTGTGCATACTGAGGTGTCCCTTTAGTGTTTTCTTCATAGAATTTTTTAGATTTTTCTAATCGACTAGCGGCAGAATTAGCACCAAAACCCTCATAGTTTGTACCAAATATATCAGATGCTTGGTCAACAGTAATATTTCCCTTTAATGCATTTGATGTATCAGAATAACTTTCTTGTAACTCTTTTAACAAGAATTCTAACTGAGTTTGGAAGTCAGCAACACTAGTACCCTTAGACTGTGCATAATCCCATAAAGCACTCTTACGTCCACTATCAGTCCACTGTGCTAAACCAAAACCACGTGAATCGGCAAGAAAAGCATCCTTACTAGCTGTAATCTGTTTTACTAAGTCTTCATTAGTAGTACCACCATCATTTTCAATAGCACCACTTCTAAAGCCACTCTCTTCATGCAAGTTACCTAGAATACCAGCAATACCCTCAGCAGAATAACCAGCCTTAGCTAAGAAATCCCAAATCTTTTTGCCATCACCATTGCCTGTAGACATGTTAGCTGGCTTTCCACCAGAAGAACCACCACTAGATGAAGAACCCCCACCTTTTAAGAATTCTTTTAGCTTATCAAAGATAGAACCACTATCGCCCATCAAGTTACCTAAGATGCCACCACTACCTAAGTTGAGCAGATGCTTAAATATATTACCAAATAAGCCACCCTCACCATAAGTATCTTGACCTGTAATACCGAACACACCTCTAAATACTCTTTCTAGAACAGACCTACCTTGTCCAACCTCACCATCAATACCTAAAGCTTCAATTAAACTATTACCACCTGTAATAGGTATACCACCATCAGACCTAACAGCACCAGCCTGTTGAGAAGTCAAGACTGCTTCACCTTTGTGCAAGAAAGCAGGGTAATTATCATATGGAACTTCCGATAAACCATCAGCATGAGAACCAAAAGAACCTATAAGACTAGAAACCATTCCAAAAGGAGTGGCTAAAGCCATAGTCTTCATCAATGTGTTAGTGTTATCACCTGTACTTGCATCAGGATTATTTTTAGTCATACCTAACAAACTGCCTACCCATGAATCTGCAATCAAATCATGTACGGCGTCAAATGCCGATGTGAATACACCAATAATCTTATCAGGTATAGTAGAAATATATTCTGTTAAAGAGTTAAATACACTAGCTATCCTATCGCCACCAATAGCATTAGCTATAGCACCTAAAATAGCACCAACTAAGGCACCTAACGGCCCACCAACTACAAAACCAGCGGCACCACCTTTTAATGCACCACCCATTACAGTAAATAAATCGTCCATAAAGTTTTCACACTTTATACCACTACCAGTACCGAATATAGCACCAATAAGACCACTCATGATAGTTTGTAATAAGTTATGTTCTTTACCAAACCACTCATCTGCTTTCCCTAGACCACTAAAGAAATCTAGTATCACATCAAAGAAACCACCAACAATAGGTATGACTTTACCTAGCACCTTGAAAATACCACCACTGAATAACTTAGATGCTAACTTTCCAATCCCTGTGCTACCAATCTTATCAAATATCTTTCCAAAGAAACTAGAGAATACTCCACCTAACTTAGAACCTACCTTAGAAAACGCTTTTATCATCTTATCAGGAGCATTAGCATAGAATACCTTACCAATCCATGAGAACACACTCTTGAACTTATCAACAATAGTTGCAACAAAAGAACCCTTACCTGTAAATAAAGTCCTTAATCCATTCTCAATACCTTGACTTAAAGCACCCTTAGAGCTGAATAATGTCTTGAAACCACCACCAGACAAGAACTTACCGAAACTCTTAAACGGTGTAGCTACCATTTTAAGCATATCCTTTACATCACCCCATCTATCAGAAATAGTATATGCGATGATGGCGTAGTTTGCCATATTGGCGGCTTTAATATCTAACTCACCAAAGAAATCAGAAACCATCCTAACAGGGAAAGAATCAGATAACCAATTACTCAATTTTTCTATCGGCCCATTAGCATACCCAGCCATACTCTCAGCATTAGAACCACTTAAATTAGAGTTCTTATTTATATTATCTGTAACCTTTTTCAAATCACCTGTCAAAGAATCAGCATCAGCGAACATCTGTGCCACAGCATCAGAACTGAACCCCATAGACTCCCTTAACTGATTTAAAGCATATTGGTCATCCTTATTAGCTATAAACAAATCTTGCATTTGTTTCATTACCACATCTGACTGACCACTATCAATAGCACCTCTAAATTCTTCAGCACTCATCCCTGACCTAGCCATAAAGTTCATGAAATCATCATCTTTAAGCAACTCAGGAACAGACATCTTAGACCACTCTACAATCTTACCACCTGCTTCTTCAACACCCTTGTTATATTGCTGTTGTTGAATACCTTCCATTATTGCAAGAGATTTAGTCATACCCTTAAACTTAACAGAATCTTTCTTAGAAAGACCATATAAGTCCTCAATATGCTCATTCATTGAGGATAACATAGCATTACTATCTACAGTTAAATCCTTATCAGAACCTAACCCTGTAGCTATGTTTGACATCTCTTTGAGTATCTCACCCTTACCACCACTATTAATATCCATTTTAATAATGCTTGATAAATCACTAATATTGGCGTCTATTGCAGTATGTAAACTTGCAACCTCTTTAAGATAAGGGTCTAACTGTTTAGCAGTTTTCATTCCCAACTCATCCATGACACCATTAACTAACTCAGATGCCTCATTCCTACCCATAGAATATGAAGAATCTACTACACTACCAATCATCTTTTGATAATCACCTTTAGTGATATTACCATTTAACTTAGCACTTCTCTCACGGAAATTATCAATAAATGAATCAGTAATATCAGTTAAACTGCTTTTAACACTATCAGCCATATCAGTTAATTCCAATGCCACAGCGGCGTCCCTAATACCCTTAGAGAAACGCTTAATCCTATCTGTGAAAGATGCTGTCATACCAACCATCTCTTCATCAAATTCATCTGATATCTCACCAAAACGCTTAGCAACAGTCTCTTTCATAGTTGTCAGACTTTCATCTGCAACTGAAATCATACCCTTATAATACTTACGTGTTGTATTATCCATATACTTAGCATAAAGATTAAACTCACGCTTCATGTCTGCCAAACTATCCTCTAAAATAGCTTGTTGACCATCCATGCTATCTTTAAGCATACCTTTGGCTGTTTTACTTGAAGTACTATAGAATGACTCTAACATCGTCATCTGAGAATCTAACATCTTAGCAAAACGCTTTTCACGTTTAGCTATGTTCTTCTCAACACGTTTAGCTTCTTTTTCTTCTATCTGTTGTATACGCTTATTCAGTTGTTTTCTATCCTGTAACTCACCCATATATACAACCTTTTACTAAAATATAAAGAGAAGAGGCTATCTTCTCCTACCCCTAGAAGCTTTTTTCTCTTTGGCGGATTTGATAGCCTCATCTTGTGCTTTTTTCTCTTCTTTTTTCTGTTCAACTAGAATCTGATACATTGTCCTTCTCTCTAAAGAACTCATATTTTCAACAGATTCATATGATATCTTACCAAAATATGCTAGTTGAAACTCCTCTTTCATCAAAGAACGAAAAGCAGTAAATCTTATATCTCTAGCCTTTTTATTATATTCGTCTGAATTAAACTCACTTAATTGTGGGACGAAAGAACTCACTAGTAATAGGCATAGCAAAATCATACAACTCACCACAAGAAGTACATTCATGGTCTACGATTGTATCTACACCAACAATAATACTATTAATAACTGTCTGCATTTTAGCACTATCCAAAGACACCATATTCTCTACATAACTACGTGCATCTACAAAATCAACCGGTTTACCATTAATAGCTGTAATGTATTTTGCCATTCTACAAATATACATCACCTCTTTATAGTTTTGATTAAACTGTTTAGCGAACCTACGTGCATATTTCTCTACATATTCTGTATCTGAATTTCTAAGTAAACGTAATGACAAAGTATCACCACTAGCAGGCAACTCAACATTAATTGGTTCTGTGAAATTATCATCTAAATACATAATATCAAAATCAGATAAGCTAATCTCATGCTCATCTACAGAACCACAATGAGGACAAGTAGAACGTACTTTATATTTATCACCAAAAGTAACCATACGTAATTGAAGAATCAAGAACATCTCATCAGCACTAATCAAACGATTAATATCAATGTTCTCAGGAGAAACAATACAGTTCCTTAAAATCTTCTTAAATACATCTGCACCCTGACTAGCATACATGATTTTCTCGTCTTTTGTAGTCATGCCACGTAATGTAATATTAGCAGGGATATTATCCTCTTTATATAAAATACCCTTAGATGGCAACAATACAGTAGATTCATAAGCTAACTTAGTTTTCTTAGAGCCAGCCTCTGTACTCTCCCTATCTAATTCTTTAGCAATCAAATCCTCTTTATTTATATTTTCCACTTTAACCTCTTCTTTTGTAGAAACACTATCAGCAGAATATGAAGTAATATCTTTCTCTACAACAGTAGATGTAACCTCAGATGTAGTATCACCAAAAACATCTGCACCTAAATTAAATTTATTATCTTCCACTTTAAAACCTCTTCTTTTGTACTATTAATATAATATCTAAAAAGTATTGAAACTACCTAACCTTATATATACTATAAGACCATTTGACAATTAACATGAAAATAGAGATAGTAAAAAGTATTACTATCTCTACTATATTCAATATAACCATTAATCTATTTTAAGAAATCATTCCTGGACAATCGCTTACGATATATGTCCTCTATATTTTTAATAGCCATATCTGAAACATGATTATGAAAATCTGCATGCTTTCTACAGAAATGCTCATAATACGTAATGTCTGCCATTATATGGTCAAAACTTTCCTTAGACTTAGCTACGTTATGTAGTAAATCATCATTAAATTCCAATAACCTAGACCTTGCGTTAATTGCCCTAGTCTCAGAAACCTCATAAGATAGCTTGTCTATTCCCCTACTGTTAGACTCCCCTAACTTTTCCAATTTCTCAACCCTATCAATTACTTCTTTATTCAACTCTCTACCTATAATAGACAATATAATAGATAAAGGATTGAACTCAATAGGAGATATTTGTATGATTGTCAGTAAAAGTAATGTTGCTATTGAAACATCACCTATACTTATGTTCATACCCAACACAGATAACATCTCAATTAAATTCATAAAACACCACCTCTACTACATGAAAACATGATTATCTGCAACTAGCTTTAGTATTTCTATCGAAAAGTACTGTGAAATTTACATATAACCATCTAATGTAAAAGTAGATTGTGATGCTATTATATCTACTCTAAACCCCTCTGATTATGTATATAAGATGAAGTTAAGATATAAACAACAAGAATAATACCACAACCACATGAAACTTATATATAAAACTCTATCATCAAAAACACTACAACTTAATATAAACAATTAAATTTTTATTAAACTGCTATACAAAAAGAAAAAGAGTGTTACATTGATAAGAGCCGAAGTAATCAATGTAACACTCTAACGGAGAAAAATATATGCAACAAAGCATACTTATCATGAAAAACCTAATCTAATCTTTATCCAATAAGAACGACAATATGTAAATTTACTGTTACGCTACGAAAGGAAATAAACAAACGTAACAGTAAAAAGGGAGGTATATGTAGATGTAACGCAATCATCCACATACAGTAGATGAGTAACCACTCTCATCCACTACATACAATATACCACAAGAAACAAAATATGTAAACCCCAAACAGAAAAACCATCCCTAAATTGTATATAAATTAAAAAAGCTAACACCATATTCTGATGTCAGCTTTTTTTAATTGACCATGGCTGTTAATCAACATAATTAATTATAGTACATGTAATTAATTATGTCAATAACCAATGAACCCACCTTAACCTCATAAACTCCTTAATATGAGAACACATAAAGATAAGTATGAAACCACACACAAACATTATAACACAAAAATAGGACGTAGCATACACTACGTCCTATAAAAATAACTAAATTAGTCTGTACCATAAATATGAGTATTTTGACCATCACGTACAAGATACGCAGTATCTACAGACAAGTTCATACTAATTTGTTTCTTATCACCACTAGAGTAGTCTAATTCACCTAAGTCTAAACTAGTCGGCCAACAACCATCACATTGCCATTTCCTCAATACTTCACCATTCGGACCATATTGAACAATCATACATGTACGTTTATAGTTATTCGCCCAACCAACTTTACCAGTCTTAGGATTATAAACTTTCATCCTCCATTGCCATAGAATATTCTCTACGTCAGGTTCGATAAAGTCTTTTACAGCAACTGTAATATCATCAGTAGTGGCTTTGCCAGCTACCTTGATTTGTGAGTTACCATAATCCAACTCAATAGGGTCATTAGATACAGTAGGTAGACCTGTACTATCACAAGCCAACTCAATAATATCACCACTAGAAGAAGATGTATTATTTGAGAACTCACTTAAATCTACAATAAACCTAAAGTTATTGGTACGTTGAACCTCATACGTTGAGTCCATAGACATAAAGGCGGCATTTAACTGACTCATATCATATCCCCCTTATTAGTTGAAACTAGCACTATAATTCATTATGTTGAAAGTCAAACTAATGAACTCAGCGGCTTTAATTGGTTTAACGTAAATACTGATAGGCATACGATTGTTTTCATAATCTTGTGCAGTAGCTTCTAACACAATTTTATAATCATACAACCCACCATTATTTTTAGCATTAATCAAAACTGGCTCGATAAGAGTTTTCCAACGCTCCCAAGTAGCATCATAGTTTTGCTCGAATACAAAGTACCTAGACTTCATAGCAATGCTACGTTCTAAGAAACTCATTAACCTACGAACATTAACCCTATCCAATGCAGTTGGTTGACGTTGAAGTGTTTTGTTACCCCAGATAACAATACCTTGACCGATAAAGTTTGTAATACAGTTTACTACATTCCTATGACCATACAAAGCATCACGTTCACCTTGTGTAGGTGAATACTCTGTATTAATAGCTTTAGTAATCCTACCACGATTCAAACCAGCAGGTGCTAACCAAGGGAAACCTACCTTATCATTATATGCATACTGACCAGCTACGAAACCACTAGGTGGTAGCCAAATGTTTTTATTAGTGAAACTATCGCTAATTTGTAACCACGGCCAATACAATGCACCATAAGATGTATCAAGACCATTTTGATTAGTGTATGAACCCTTACCATTTGACCAATTAACCATCTCTTGTACACCCATACCGAATGGTGGGTCTACGATAAAGATAGAATCGGCACGGTTCTCAACAATATGTAAACCAGCCTTAATAACACTAGCATCACTCCAACCACTAGCAGTTAATACATCGATAGTAACTGTTTCTGGGTTAGAGAAACTTTGTAAACCACCACCAGAAACATCACCAATGATATCACTAGCAGTAATGCCTAAGATACCATCATCACCACCACTAAAGATTAACGTATCTTCAGCATAATTAACAGATGTATCTGTATCTACTTTAGCATTAACACGAATAGAACCATTATTAATAATAGTCTCAACAAAACGTGGAGATTTAGGGTCTATAGATAATGTACTGAATTGCTCAACAACATTACCATTTTCATCAACAATGCTTACATTAAATGTTTGAGTAAACTCATCAATAGCACTGAAAATAGCAGAACACCCATTTAATTTAGAATCAAAGTATTTTGACTCTAAGAGTACTTTATTTGTACCCTTTTTACCTGCATGTGCATTAGAACCTGTGTTGCCACCTTTTACAGCATCACCCAACACAAACTCTTTTGCAGTCACATCACCTGTAGATTGTAACTCAACACGAATCAATTTTGATTTAGCATTAATTACAGCTTCTACAAAGTTTTCTTCTGAGGAAGTCAAAGTTAAATCTTCAAACTTTTCTTTCTCTACATCCTGTGCATCTTTAATAGTCACACTGAACTTACCACCAGTCAAAGCAGACTGAATGATTTTAAGACCATTACTAGCCTCACCAATTACAGCAGAACGATAAAGAACTTTATCAGTACCGATTTTACCTGAAGTAGCTTTAGTACCACCACGTACAACACGTGTATAGATAACTTGACTTGCATGTGTTAATGCCATTAGGGCACTATACAAACCATACTCACCTTCAACAGGCTCACCAAAAGTTTTAATCAACTCTTGTTGTGAAGAGATAAGTGTAGGAACACCAACTGGACCGAACCTAGCACCACCTACCATACCAATAATACAAGTAGAGGAGTCTGTAGTATATTGACTTTTGTCAACCTCGTTCATGTATACACCAGGACTTAACATTGTTAGTGTAGCCATTATATCCCCCTCAAAATTGGATAATTTATAATATATTATAAGTTATTCACTTTACCCATCTTTTGTACATATAACTCTTTTCTTTAGTATACACAGATATTTATTGTTTTTAATGTTTTCAAAACCTATATATAAAAGAACGTATCCAAATACTTGAATACGTTCTTACTATATCTATTTAATTTTATGATACCCATCTGATGTCTCGTCATTAGCAAGATTTAACTCATCTCTAGTCCTAACACCAGGACTAATGCCATCTGTATTGAAATGAAACCCATCAGAATTATTACCTTTCTTAGGTTTAATTTTATTCAAGTCACTATCATCTAAAGGTAAATCATGAATATCTATAATAATCTTTTCAACCTCTAATGCTTTATCTACACGATAGATATACGCATGGTCAATATTTATTGTTATAGATTTACGATAAAATCTATTAGTCTCGGCAAAGCCACTCACATCTGTGTTATCACTAACACCATCTTCTAATGCTAATTGAAATTCTTGCACATGGTCACCAATGTCCATAAACTGAACCCTAAGATATGGTCTTTCAGAAAACTCCATTAATAACTCAGAAATGATACCATCACACACATCTCGTTTAGTAGCATATACATCTATTTGATACTGCAACATTACTGGTAATGAGTGTACCATAACACGTTTATCTCTAAACTCTACACCATCTTCATTTCTAGCTTTCTGATTAGTCCAACCTCTTCTAACTTGACTATCATTATAGAATTCATAATTAATAGAGAAATCAGGTAATCGACTTATACCAATAAATGGCATAACTACTTTACCTTGATGCTCTCTTGCATTAGTAATGAATTGCTCATCTACATCAGCAAAAAATACCTCATCATATAGACTATGTACCCTATCGTACATAGCTAAATCATATTGATATAAAGGACTATGCATACACTACACCTACTACCTTCTATTCCTACCTTTAGAAGATTTAATAACAGATTTATTTCTAAGATACAAATAAGGAACTCTACTATTTTTAATCTTATCTAACTCTTTTAAATACATCTTATAATACCTAGATATATGTTTTGAAACATAACTTGCTATAGGTCTAAATAAAGGACGAGGTGGCATTGTCTTTTTACCATTTATAGTATTCCTATTTGTACCATACTCAACATATCTAGCAATAATATTAACTTGTACACCACTATTAGGATATACCTGTTTTTGTTGAAACCCAACAGCTATAAAGTTATTAAATTTCTTAAATATTGTAATATTATTTTTAAGATACCCTGTTGCTTCCCATGTATTTAAAGAAAAACCCATACGCTTTTTATATGTTAAATAAGACACAGACAACGGCGCCGTTACGATAAATATATACATATTTAAAATATTACACACTTACACTTTGATATACCTCACAATATATCTTCCTTATTCATCGTGTCCCATTTTGCATATGCTACTCTGGCTTATATAACACTCATAAGGCTTGAATTCCCTAGTAACGATAGGTACATATATAGAATATCTTTTGTTTGATTTATTCTATATTATAATTGGCTAAATTAATTGATGCATTGACATCTCTATCAATAATGTTACCACAACAGTCACATCGATAAACTCTATCAGATAATTTTAAGTCTTTCTTGACATTACCACATACATGACATGTCTTTGAACTAGGATAGAATCTGTCTGCTATCACCACTTCAATCCCATACAACTCAGCTTTATACTCTATCTGTCTCCTAAATTCATATAACTTCTGACACATAAGAGCCTTTGATAAGTGACGATTTTTCATCATCCCACTAACATTCAAATCTTCCAAAACTATACGAGATGGTTTGGTTTTCACTATCTCAGTTGTTGTTTGATGTAAATAATTAGTTCTGATATTTAATAATCGTCTATATAATTGCTGAATTATACCCCTCTGCTTTTGAATGTTTTTACACAACTCTAAGTCTTTATTGTAAATTGGTCTACTTTTACCAATATAATGACTTGTATTCATAAGAATCTTACGTGAAAACTTACGTTGCTCACGTTTTAACTTTCTCTCTAACCTCTTAACCTCATGTGTTTTATTGATATTATGATACTTCTTAATTTCAGTACCACTTTGATTAGAAATAACAGCTAATTCCTTAATACCCAAGTCTATACCAAGTCTATTATCTGATAATTTAGTATCTACCCTACAAACCTCATAACCTACAGATAAGTGCCAAAATCTACCATCAAAACTAATTCTAGGGTTAACATATTTTTGATTTTTACCTATCTTAGGTAGAGATTCTTTAGTTTTAACATAACCAAGTCTTTCACCTTGAAAACCATTAGGTAATCTATTTAGATGTTCATAATTGACATAGAAACTAGGTTTACTACGCTTCTTAGATTTAAACTTAGGATAACCTTTGTTATGTTTGAAGAAATTCTGTAATGCTATGTTGGCGTCTTTAACACCTTGCTTCATAACATTACTACCTACATCTCTAAGCCATGTATGTGTAGTATTTTTCAATACATTATTAATGTATTTTCTAACATCACTCTCACTTACAAATCTCTCTTTAGTATTATCCTCTAACCATTCCTTATATTTTTCTTGATTATAACCTAAGAAAAAGTTATAAGACCACCTAGCAACACCAGCACTCTTCCAAAACAAAACCTCTTGCTCTTTTGTCGGTAATAACCTAATCTTAACTGACCTATATATTTTATTATCGTTACTATTTAATTTTTCTACCAAGTTGACACCTCCTTTCTATACAATTTAATTATATAGAATACGTTGAGAATGTCAACTCTACATGTAATATTTTAATTTAGACATATTTATCTTATTCACACTAGAACGCAACTTCTAATGCAGTCTTACTATCACTAGCAGACCTCTTATGCTTTCACATAAGCGTAGACTATATCTTCATCCTACCTATCTTACAGTAGGAGCAACATTTTTCTTCTACCATTTTTATAACGACATGACATTATAAATGCTTGTAGCTTTACTCTCCCTCAAGGAGATAGTCGTTGGAGGTCTCCCATATCTCACTATCAAGACTTAGGGCTTTCCCTGCTAAACATCCATTATTACAGCACTTAGAACATACGTCTTCTGAGGTTCACTATTTTATCACTCAGACACTGATATGCTTTTATTTCATCATATGCCATCTCTACTATTTTTTCTGCTTTCGCACCTTAGATTGTTTAATCTCAGCTTATCTTTTCAGATTACTGTTTAGGTTGTAGAACTTTAGGAATTAAAAGCAATTAACGTTGAGTCTGCACCCCTTACAGGATACAGAGGGTATTCTGTTCAAATAAATTTTTAAATTATTGTAACAGTTTTGTTACCCACTTAGTCCCTTTATACCTCTGTGTATCAATAGCACGTTCAAACTCTTTAGCTAGTGTTACAGCCATAAAGATTAGGAAGTCTTTGTAATAAAGACTTCCTAACTCCTTTTGTATACGCTTAGAGCCTAACTTAAACATATGCTGTGAAACGGTAATATATATCCCATCTATATGTTCCATCTCAACAACACTACGTAGTATCTTCATATGATACTCCTATTAGAATTTACGTTTCCTTACTGTCATAGAACCACCACGAACAGCATCTACTTTTTTATCAAAATCTTTCCTAAAGTCACCTTGACTTAAATAATTCTTAGGTGCTTTAGGGTCTACCTCATTCCTACCAGTAACAACCATAACTTTACGATATACTTTATCAGGTACAACAAATGTAGAACCTTTTTTCTCTAAGGCAATAACCCTATTTTGCTCTAATGCTTTCTCTTCCTCTGGTGATAACTTCTTAGCATCAATGCCAGAAGAGAACACTATCCAAGCGTAATCACAGAACTTAGCACCTTGACCTTCTAAGAAACCAAATACAGATGCCTTAACATTATTATGCGTTGAATGGAATACTTCATCAGGAACTGTTCTATCACGTTTCATATTCCTAATAAATGCCTCTTCCCTATTAGCAACTACCCACACTAATGACACTTTATAGCCAATAGTTTTACACATTTTAGCAATATTTGTAATCTTAGACTCTTCATCTCCTGTAATATCAAAAATAATATTTGGTAACTTATCAGCCATAATAGATTTAAAGAAAGCTTCCTCACGTTTATCTTTAAGTTTTAAGTCTTTTACTTTTTGATGTAACAAAGAAACGTCATCTGGGTTTTTAAAGTTATAATCACCATTACGTTCATCGTCAAAGACACCACTCTTAGCACCTTTAACATATAACTTCTTTAACTCATCAACATCAAAGATTTTACCTTGTAACATAATAACACTCTTTAATGCTGTTCCCTTACCACTACCTGCTCCGCCAGCCATAATAACTGCATGACCAAAGTTAGGATTTACCTTACCATCAAATGTAACTACCTTAGCTTCATTGATAGTACTCTCGTTTAGTTGACTTCGTAAAGACTCTACAATTAAATCACTACTATATCTCATACTAATTTACTAACCTCAATTTATATTAAATCTACCACCACGAACGTCTTTATTCTTACCATCTTTCTTAGGTATTTTATAATCATCAATAACGTCAAAATTATCTATATACTTTTTACCATCTACAGACTCAAAAGTTGTAGACATATTATCTTCTGATTCTTCATAACCAACATTATTACTTTCTGTATCTGAGTAATTTAAGCTATCAGCAGAACCATTACTATCATCATTATCTACAATCTGATTAACATAAGAATCATGCTCATATGTCCTATAGTCAGATGTATTTTCATAATCAGAACTATATCCATCCTCTAATTGTTTACTCATATACTCAGTATGTCTAGGTCTAACCTCACTACGTTTCAAGAAATGCTCACCATTCAATTCTATCATAGTAAAATCATTCATACGCTCAGGTGCTAACTTACAAACCCAATACACACCATACACACTATCAAGTTTTTTATCAGTAACCCTAAAATCAGCTGTAGTTATACCACCAAAATAATACAATCGTATAATTGAATTTTCTTTAACGTCTAGAAGTTCTTTTGTCATCCAATCTTTATACATCGGTAAATATACCAACTCAGGACGTTCATCATCTTCTGTATACCACCCAAGATTTTTAAGTACCTTAACTTTAGGTGCATCATCAAAAATAACAGGTAACCTCACAGCATCATCCCACATCAGATTTAAATCTTGATTAAAATCTTGTTTCTCATACACACAATTATAAAAATCAACTGTAATCCCTGTATGTAATGCAGATTCCCAAAACATTCTTCTCTGTAACTCAATATCTTCATTGACAATAATAGGGTTATTTACACTATGCTGTCTCTCTAACTGATATCTCCACTCTTTACCATATTCATCAGCCATAACAAACACACCTTACCTAGAAGCCAATGTCATGAAGTCTTTAAATGAACTAAACCCGACTGCATTACCTGTTTTCTCAGCAATGCCTTTATCTAAATCCTTAGCTTTTAACAGATTATCAAATAATACAGTTGAAACCTCTATAGCAACCTTATCAAATTCTGTAGAAACAAATGTATAATCTTTAACACAATCAATATCGCATTTAATCTTGAAAGGCTTAAAAGTATTTAATGTTGTAACAGGAGCATCTAACTCTTGCACAATAATCTGTTTAGCTGTAATAGTTACCATACCATTTGTTGCATCATCAGATGTATATGAACACTCACACCTAACAACAACATTAATCCTAGCATCTAAATCATGCTTATCAACAAAATATTCTACATCCAATGTAAAAGTATCAGCTTTAATCTTATGAATTCTAAAACCAACCTCTACTTCATTAAATTTACCACCAAGTACCCCCTTTAAAGGAGTGAAAACCTTACTGTTACCAACTTTACGCAAGTCACCCATAACAGACTCATTTAATCGTTCTCTAACCCCCTCCAAAATTGAATCATATTTTGTTTTCTTTGTTAAAATTACCATATATTACCACCACTAAAAATGCACAAAATCTCAAATAGTTCATACATTATATATAATTAACTAACACACAGAAAAAAGAGATACTAACTACTAGTATCTCTTTAGATTAATACTTTTACTCTTTAAAATAAAATTCTTTTCCTAAGGCTTCCATATCTTTTTTAGGAAATTTACCTACAATTCTATATAATGTAGTTCCATCTTCATCTGAGAAAAACTTACCAAATTCAAAGTATAATACATCTGTAGCTACTTTATCTGTGATATATTCCCTATCTTCAACAGGACATACTAAATCCATGCATACATCCTTGAAGAACTCAGCAAAACTATCGTGAGAAAGAAATCCAACAGATTGACCATTTTGATATATTCCATACACAGTCTCAACTGATTCCATATTTAATCCCTCCAATTAGTATACCCATTGACACTCATAAAGACCATTGTCTCTATTGTAATGTTTTAATGCAATTTGTTTGTAGCCTAAATTCTTAGCTACGTTAATTACAGAAACTGTAGCCACTGTTAAGCCAGTAACATATAATACAAGAGTGTCAGATGTCTTAACAATACTATTCATTGCCACTCTCTCTAACTCACCAAAATTGAACATATCTTCAACCTCAGTGAAAACGTATTCATCAACTGGCATTGCATGTCTACCACTGATTAAGCCATAAACATCTGCATCAACCTTTATAGCTTCACAGTCCCAATACCCACAATCATAAATATGAATAAAGTCTTCTACTTCAGCCATATTTAAACCAACAAAATTATTGTACTGATACATACCCTTTTTCATTTTATTTATCTCCTTTACCATAACACACTATTTTAAATCTACTAGATAATGTTGAATCCCATCACCATCCATAGCATGAATTGAATTCTTATGTACCAACTTCCATCTGAAAGTTTTGTACTTTGTAGATTCAATATAATCTAACAACTTACAAACCTCTTCATCAGAGTAATTACCTTTAGTAACTAACTCATTCAAAGAGATTTCATATTTGGAATTATCTTCGCCACTAACAGCATAAATTTTAAAGTTTTTCATATCTTTTCTCCTTTTTAATTTATCACCCTTACCACACTTATAGTATACCATATCTATACTAAGTTGTAAAGTTTTGTTAAGTTATTTTTTTAAAAAATAAGAGGTATGATGTCAACGCACCATACCTCTAAACTATCTAAAGTATATACTCTTATTCAGTTGTCGTTACAATACTAGTATTGTAAATCCATGTAACGTCTACCATGTTGAATAGCATCTTCATAACTATTCATTACAATATCAACATGGTCAGGGTCACCACTACCAATCCTATCTCCCACGATGTATGGAACACCATCTAACCACACTTGTGTACCCAAAGGTAAAAAATCAAGTGCAACATATCCTTCTTGAATCCACAAGCCATTAGCCATATAGCCAGCTTGCTCATGTGAGGTGTATGCAGTAGTCATTACCATACGTGCATCAGCACTACCTACAAAACCAAAAAGAACACCACACAATGTTAGAATTGATAATACAGCCTTAATCTTATTAGACATAGATTAAACGGCCTCCTTTCGTTTCGTTATGCTTTTGTTATCTATCATCATTATAATCGGCTAAAACTTGCTCCCTATAACTAAGATAATAAACATACGCTTCACTACTTCTACTTGTTCAGTCGTTATTCTCACACTTCCTTATAAGAATAATACTTTTTTTATTATATATTTTTTTCTAGAAAGTTGTATGGACTACACATGAACGAACTCACATGATTCTAAAAACAATATAAATTTGTTTTATTAAGAAGTTTGATTTTCTATGAAATCCTTATTCTTTTAGGCGTGTCCACTTCGCCCCTACAGTCTAAGATTGTTAAATCTACAACTTTACTTTTACGAAGAATATTTAATGCTCCATTACAATCTGCATTAAAAAGATAATTATTTTTTGTTTGATATAATCCCCTTTTAATACGTTTACCACTAAACTCATATGTTTGTGGATTATCAGCATTATAAATAGGTAACTCATCATTATCAAAGAAACTAGCCTTAGATGTATAAGATTCCTCTTGTAAAATATAATTAATATTATATCGTTTACACAAATACTCTAATTTTTCACGAATCTTACCAAAAGGTAGTTGAGTAAAAACTTGATTATTTATCTTACCCAAGTTAGCCTTATTTTGAAATGATGAACTATACCCAACCACTAAAGTTCCAATATCATTAGACAAACAATAATTAATAATATACCGACATGTCTTATTGATATAATCATCAACTCTATTTTTTCTCTTATTAGAAATTAAATATTGTTGTTTTGTCTGTCTCTTAATATTTTGTTTATCCTTAATAGACTGCAACTTTGCATTTTTCTTATTAAAAAATTGATTAATGGATTTTAACTTTCTTCCATCTACAATAAAAGATTTACATGTATTTGTAACACAGGTACATAAATTATTAACACCTAAATCAATAGCTAGTGCATTGTTAGTATTTAATTCTATATTTTCTTCTTGAATCTCATATGTATATTGAATCTCGAAGAACCTAGCATTGAATTTAGGAATAATCTGAATCTCTTTTATCTTTTTACCTTCTAATATTTCAGGAATTCTGACTTGAACTTTAGTTTCATGTCTTTTCTTAAATGTATTAGAATATGGAATTGTTAAAACATTATCATCTTTAACACTAAACTGAGCAATAATTAAACTTGAATAACCATTTTTAGGTAAATACTTAGGTAATCTGATATGCTTAAAATTATATTTACCTTGTTTTGCTAATTTAATTAATGCAAAAAATGACTTAAACATTAAATCAACATCTTTAATAGTTTGTTGAGCCATATTAGAATTTAGCAATTTATAATTCACAGAATTCTTTAATTCATGATAATTAGACTCATACCTTAAATATTGTTTTTCCTGTAAATAGTGTTGTCTAATATTATAAATTGCTTGATTCTTTAAGTTCTTTGCTACTCTACAAAGTTCTCTTAAAATATTGTATTCTTCCTTAGTTAAATGTTTTACTTGTTGCTTTAATGTTAAATACATATACTACGTATCACCTCACTTTCTATTTGTAATATTATGAGATTATTATAATATACTTTTACCAATAATGCAACTTTTAAGTAAAATAGCCATAGCGTAACAATTCACACAACTTATATTATATATAAATTACTTATATCAAAACCCTAAAATAACACTCATCTCTTCTATCATAGAAGTGTATTCTAGATAAGCCTTATATAAATCAGAATCCATTGGAATATTATTAGAACCAAAGTATTGAGATAATATATCCTTAATAATACTTCTCTCCTCTGTCACATATCTAATATGACATTTTGACACACTTGTAGTACAACTATTAAGACCTTTATGAACTCGAATCTTAACAAACCTATGCTCACCTAATGAAATATCCAATGTACCACTAGTAAATAAAAATTTATCACTCTGTCTAATAGGTAAAAGTTGAGTTCCAATCTCAATAGTACCTTTTCCACCTACATAGGTAAACTCTCTACTATATTGAAAGTTACCATTACCACTTACATAGTCTAAAATATTATTACATATATCAATCTCATATAATATAATAGACGATGCAATTCTGGCTAATAGTTCATTACTATCCTTATGTAATTCATTAAATCTATTAGCATTAAGTTTACTATAGCTATACATCTTCTTTATTACCTCTCTCAATAATATCTGATAATGTAGACCAACAACCACCAACAAAAGTTTTAACTTTAGAAGTATCTAACTTCTCTGTAGATATTGGGTGATATTTAAACTCTTCATACTCCCAACATTCCATACCATCACATATCTCTTGACGATAGAAATACCCCTCTGCAGTGAAAATCTTTAAATCTGTAGCTACCTCAGGAGCTCCATAACCACTATCATAATAGTCATGTCTTGCAATCTTACAGAACTCTTTCCAAGACAAACTACCAATACTAGTTGCTACAAATAAAATATCTTTTGTACGCATATCATACTCATGTAGCACACCAATAAACCCTACAATTAAATGCTTTCGATATAATGAATGATATCTCATAATCTAATCTCCTTATATGAAATAAACTATCTACCTAAATAATACCACATACTGTAAAGTTTTGTAAATAAAAAAAGAGTGTATGAACTGAAATCATACACTCAATTATTATTTTGTAACATACCATGCCAAACATGATAAAAGCGTTATAATAGTAAAAGATACTAAAATATAAACTATACACTCTCTATTACTATTAAATTTTTCAGTATCACAAAATGTAAAAAATGTATACAAAAATGACACAATAAGAAACATGAAAACAATAATAAAAATCATAATCTAACCCCTAAAAAATATCTGTATACCAACCATAGATAAAATCATAAATAATAGAATTGTAGCTACAGAAAGAGTATAATACCATATATTTTTATCAACAAAATAATCTTGTACAACTGCTAATACTAACACAGTCAATGTCAATACTAATATAAAAGAAACTAATTCCATACATCACCTATATACATAAAAACCTATTAGCGTACATAATTGCACGTTTTACATTCTCAAATTTAGTAATATGATTAACACACTCTTGAACATGAACTTGATTATCTGAGAAGAATATAAAATTAATTGCCCACTCTTTAACTATATAGCTAATTGTAATTGTGCTATCTTCATGTACAGACACATCAACATCAGTACATGACATAGGTCTTTCTAACTTTGTACCCTTGACAAAATCTACTACATTTTTACATTGATTATTTAAATCTAGTGTATTGTATTCTTTCTTAAAGAACTTAACCAACTCAATAATATCCTCTTCTGAATGTACTACCATAATCTAATCTCCCCTTAAAATAGTATCTAAATACCACTATTATCTAATACTTCAGTAAACTCTTTAATAGCATCCTCAACTGACATAGAATCAATATACATCAAATCTACCACATTATGCTCATCACTTAATGTATCATAATGATACATACTAATAATATCAGTAGGTAAAAACTCAATATCAAGATGTGTACCATTTACAGCTTCAATAGAAATAAGAATACTCCCAATAGTTGAAGATACAATCCTAACACCACACCTACGATACCACGGATTAGTACTATCTAAACCATACACAGATTTAATAAACTCTTTAGCATTAGTAATTACATTAGATGCTACTGCATGCCCATCTTCTAACTCAATAAAACCATCAATCGTATCCACCCAACCATCTAACTTAGACTTCTCTTTGAACACCCTTTATCTTCTCCTTTATATCTACATCTCTATACATACTAAAAATAGAATCTATAACAACTGACACATCTCTATAAACAAAACTAGCCATACACTTTGTCATAAAAGCCTTCAAAGGTATTGTGATATGAATCTCATACCCCTCATATGAACTTAACGACTTAACCCTGATATCAAAACCACTACAAGGTAATGCATATGTATAATTATCATCAAGACATGCATACATAATCATATATGCTATGTCTCTAAGAGAAATATTGTTATAAATATACGAATCCTCAAACTGTTTATCAAACCCAACTGAATCTAACCCTAAATAATCTAAATAAGGTTCAGACGGATATTCACCATATTCACCCTCTCTACCAATACTAAGCTTAGCTACTATATTGTACTCTCTCAATGAAGTATTAGACTGATAACACTTCAAGAACTCATCTACCATACATCATCACCTAGAATTCATACCCATTTTTAATTAAATTTCTAAAATCACTATCAAAATAAGGTGTAGCAATTCGATTATGCTTATTACCACTCATCTCACATAAATAATAACCACTGACACTAGGCTTATAACCAGCACTCTTAGCATAATCAGGGAATACTTGAAAACTAGATTGATAAATATCCCATACTTGACGTGCTACAGGTTTTTTAACAAACTTATTATGCTCAATCTTAACCCTTGCCCTAGTCATAGGTTTATGCTTATGCTCAAACCAATTTACATCAGCATTAAAGAAATCATACGCACCCTCTGTAGACCTATGTTTATGCAAAATTTGATGTACATATAAGTTATCATTTACATTAAAGTAAACAATACCCATACAACCTTTATATAGTGATTTATCACCTAATAAACTAGCAATCATCTCTTCAATAGTAATATACGCATCATTATAAGCACGTTTAGGGTGATTACCCTCTACGATACCAATCAACTGACCACTCTCATATAAAGGTCTAATATCCTCTACTAAAGTGTAAATCTGCTCACTACCACTACACCACTCTTCAAGTACATTACCTTTTGAGTTCTTAGTTGTTGTATTAGTGCAATCACCACCAAGAATAACTTTACACCTATCACCCAGTGATAATAAGAATTTAACAGTATCTTGTAAATACTTTCTATCATTTAAACCTTGATGTACATCTGATAATACGGCAAGAATCGCCCTATCACCCTCTACTCTACATTTAATAATATGTTGCTCGTAGCTTTTAGTTAATTTATCTAATTGTCCCATCTATGTATATCCTTTTTATAATGTTATAAAAATAGTAGTGTTACTAGTTTATCTAACAACACTACTATTATATACATAAATTATAACACAATTATAATATAAAACAATATAACTAATTAATTTCTGTAATAGATACTAATTTACCATCTACAAAAGTTAACTCACAAGTTGTATTATTCTCATCCGTCAACGTAGCTACACATTTACCATTAGAATGAACTTCTACATCCTGTGCAAAATTATATACCTTACCATTATACGTAAAAGAACTCATATTTCCACCCCTCTATAAGAAATCAAATGAATCATCCATACTAGCGAACGCACTTTCAACACTAGCTAGACCATCACCACCAAAACTACTATTCATACCATCTTCTGACATGAACACGTATGCTTCACCATCTGCATACACAGTTACTGGGTCATACATTGTCTGACCAGCACGATTTTTAAGTATTTGTACTTGTGCAGATTTTCTAGCTTTCAAATCCTCTGATGTATACGTAGTAAATACCCTTGCACTACCACGTTCCAACTCATTCGCATCTGCTAAACAAGTAATATCATACCTACCATCATTACGACTTGCTTTTTGCCAAGAACTACGATTAATCTGTGCTAACAATATCATTGTTAACTGACGTACTTCCTCAGTACCATCTTCCTTAATCTCTTTCTTGAAATTCTGTGCTAAACGTCTAAAGAATGTTACATAGCTATTAATTTGTGAGTTAGCGTCATACGTAACACCCTGACCACTAAACTTACACAACTGAATATAGTCTACGATAACACAATCAAGCTTACCACCTAATTTATCATCTACTTTCTCTATGACGCTAGAAATCTCACCAAAAGAGAAAGTCTTGAAATCAGACTCATCTAAAATAATAACCTTACCACGCTTACGTGTATTACCCTCATCATCGATATAATCATTCTTTAAATCAGGTTCTACTTCATTAAAGATAAAATCTTCCTCATCAGCTGTCATTGTACCCCAACGCATCTTAGCATGCGATACAAAATTATATCGTTGGAATTTAGTGCTATAACTATGACATGATAACAAGTTCCAATTAATATCTTCTTTAGGAGTCTCTAAGGATAAATAACAAATATTATATCCCAACTCATAAGCGTTAAGATGAGCAATATTTAAAGACATCGTTGTATTATGTGTTACATAACCATTTAAACAATATGTAGGAGAACCATCAACTGTTAAATCATACATGTAACACTCAGACTGTTCTATATCTGTAACAGTATTCCATGTTAACTCAGCATTAACATACTCTTCAATATCCTCATTGCGTATAGAAACTGACTCTTCACTGCCAATATATTCATCATGTATTGAAGATAAAGAGAAACTATTGCTAACACCACTATATGTTTCAATCCCCACTACTTCAATAAAACGCATTAATGAGATGGAACCTCTAATAAATAACTTATTATTAACTAATACTGTAGAAATACCCATTGCAGATAATAATCGACTTACAGAATACGCTTTATTAACATCGATGAAATACATAAATGTTTTTATAAATATATCTCCACCCTTAACAACATACCCTATATGACTAAATAATTCACTAATAAAAGACTTCCAACACTCAACACTCTCAGTATAAAGTTTATCATCAAAACTTTCTTGTGTTTTAGCTACCAACTCAGCACTGTGTACCCATGAAGAAATATCACCACAAGTAACATCATGTGTAGATTCTTTTAATGACTGTACAATTCTATCACCACATTTAAGATTTTGTGCCTCAACCCACTCTAAACCATTATCAGTTAAAACCCTAAATCTATGCACTGGAGAAGTCTCAATAGGTATACCACCAATATAAATGATATATGAATTCTTAACACCTTCATCATGTACTGCTACGAGTTTACGCATACCAAATTCAGACTGTACCATTAAATCACTATGTACACCAATATTATAAATCTCTTTCATTGTTAAAAGACCTCTATTAGTATACACACGTTCATTTTCTGACACACATTTGTATTGAGAAGTAAAACCAGCAATCGTTGTTACAGTTCCAGGACTCATACCACCGATTTTATCATCAATCTCTGGAATTCCTGTCACTAACCCTACAGGACGTAACTTCTTATTATCATACTCTTGCTTAGAATCTATTTCAATATTAATGTCTTTAGCTTTATTTCTGTTAGACAATGAAGTTAATTTAGTAAACTCTTGTGCAATATCATCTGTAATACCATCACTCTTTACTTTAGCATTTAACTCATCTAACCGATTAGCAATATATTTATTAACCCTCTTATCAATCAGATTAAAAATATATACCCTAAAGTCATTGATACCAATTTCTTCTGCTACACGTAAATCATCCTCTACTGGATATTCACTAAACATCTTAACAAACAAATCAAGACTAGGTGTTTCACCACTTACTTCATAAGACTTAATGATGAAATCCATAAACTTACGTTCTACATCACTAAGAACACCATCAATCTTAAATTGTTTCTTATAATTATCAGCTTCCTCTTCAAAGATTCTAAGATAATCCACATAATAAGGGTCTGACTTAGATAGACATGAATATATTACGTTCCTCATTGAATCACTCCCTTATCAATATAAATCAGAAACATTGTTAGAAGTCTCTACAACCTCTTCCGTCTTAACACTTTTACGCTTTTTAGTTGTCGACTTAACAGTCTTTGTTTCACTGCTAAATACATTAGGCATATCTTTATTTAAATCAATAATAGTAAATCTATCACCTGACTTAAATAAATCATAGATAGATTTATAACCATCCCTATCTAACATATCAGATGTGAAGCCATGAAAATATAACCAATTTACTTTGTTAGGTAACATACAACGATTGGTAATCACTGTACCAACTACACTAGCATTACGTGTAGGAATCATCTCACGATTGATATATACACACAATACACGTTCTGTAATATCCTGTAGTGAATACATCTTATCCTCATCCATTAAATGAGTATTTTCACTACCCCTATTACCCCAAAAGATATCATGTAGTTGCATCATACTACAATAATAATACGATTGTAATGTTTCAAAACGACTTAACATAGCTAAAAATAACTCACGATGAATATCATGACTACCGATAAATAAAATATTCTTACCCATATCAATCTCTGATAACTGTTTAGATAGTGTATCTATACGCTTACCATACGCTACCCTATCTGCTTTAAATTTATCTACATCTATTAGATTTTTATAATGCAGAATAAAATTCTTAGTATGAAAATTCTTATCATAGATAACTCTACCATACTTATCCATTATTAATCTCCTCTTAAAATAAAAAGTATTTGTACACATTATAACACAAAATTGAATGTTACACATATACAAATACTTAATTATCTAATCAATCCATCGAATTGTTGGTTCACCTGTGTAACCTTTTTCCCATACGTACCAACAATAGCACACAGCACTACCACCTAAACTCCTATCATCATTGCGATAAGAATTTGTACGTTTTCTGAACACATACATATACTTTAATGGATATGCATCAAACAAAGGTTTACGTTTTTGACTTTCAAGAAACTGTACTTTAAGAAAAGCACATAGCTTCCCACCATCTTTTAAAATACTCATACCATGTGATACATGCTCCATAGCGTATTTATATGGTGGATTCATTACGATATCACCATCAATTTGAGTGTTATCAGATAAGAAGTCTTTTGTATAACCAAAACCTCTATCAATTAAATCATAAGCATCTACCTCATGACCATGAGAAAGTAATACATTAGCAATATTACCATTACCACAACTAGGCTCAGTAACTTTATGCTGTAAATCTACATAATGCAACAAATCCTCAACAGCCTTTGGCTCTGTTGAATAAAAATCATGTTCTTCCCTAGCATCCTTACTATGAGAACTAGCGGCTAACATCTTGAAAATATAATCCTTACTTGCCATTAACTATATACCTCTAATTACATATGTACACAACATACGCACCAACAAAACAAATACCAAATACGATAGCATATACAATTAATAAATGTATAAATCCACTAGAAAATATTATATCATTTCTTAATACTCTAAACAATAATTGAATCATAACGTATAGAAACAACACTGTAGGTACGATTAAAACAAACCCACCTATAATACTTAACGCTAAACTATTCAATTATCTCACCATCTAACCCAACAGTCTGTGTAGGAACTTCTACTTTCTCTACACTATTTAATACTGAATTAAGTTCTTCCTCTTTTGTTTCAATGACTTGACGCTCCATTAACAAGAAATTCAAAACCTCAAAGCTTACAATACAATCATTAATCTGTTTCTTCATTGTATTTGTATCTGTATCACTTAGATTATCAATCTTAGATAATAATTCTTTAGAAACCTTAATCCTCTCTTCTAATGTACCAATTTGTGATGTAATCAATTCAACTGACATATTTTAACCCTCCACATATACAATATCTGTATTAACATTATCTTTATATTTATTACACATTAAAGGAAACTTAGTTGTATCTTTATTATCTATATCCATATAACAAAAACCATTACAACCCTTAACAATGATATACTTAGTATCATTTCTATTAACAAAAGAAATGATATCCCCTACAAACAGTAACCTACCATTACTATCTAATACACCAGTAGACTGCCTAATCGTATTATAATCAATCTCTACCATAGACACACTAGCATCTTTTTGTAATGTAGCTTCATTAATGAGTAACAGATAATCCTTACGCTCATCTGTAAAATGACTGTGTTTAATTACATACCCATAATAGAAACCCATATACTCTTTTGTAGCATCATCTTTATCTAATGCTTTAACAAGATATGGTCTTGTTATCTCACTATTAATGATATGATGCTTAGTATTTACTTCATCTGTATAAGAGGACACCATTACCAACCTCCAAGTATTTACCACTAGTAATAGTTGTAATGTCTTCAAAAGAAAATACTGTATATACAATCCCTTCTTCTGTTTTAACTTTATACACATTAAAGATTAACGCATACAAGAAATTCATATCTACACGAATTGAATAGAAACCAAAGATAACAAATACAAATAAAAGAATAGCACACCAAGTATAGCTTTCTACTGTCAGAATAGCCATAGGAAGTACTAACTTACCAATAAAATCTACAATAAAAGGAATTAAATTAGTATCCCTTTCTACAGTTACCACCTCAAAATGACTAGCATCCTTAAAGTGATAATTCTTTCTAATCTTAAACAATGTTACTGCTACATAAATAAGTAACAACAACACACACAAACCAATTACAGGTAAAAACATAATTAACCCCCAATCTTTTTAAGAAACTCTTTATCATTTTTAAGAGTGTTATATGTCTTAATAGAATCATATCTATCACACTCTTCATGAATTTTACTTCCAATCATAGTTATGTAAACCATAACTACAACCACAATAAACGCTACTATAATCATTTTATATCTCCTTTTAATATATCCTAAGTAACTTAATACTTAGGATATAAATCTGCATTGATAACAAATACATCTAATAGAGATAATACTACTAGAATGATACCAATTAATTTATACCACTTAGTAGGTGTATATCCTTTTGAAATAAACCACACATAAGCTAAACCCCATACAATAACTAAGATACAAGGTAAACCACTTAACATTTCCATTTTTGTTTCTCCTTTTGAAAGACAATATATTTACTACCTAACTGGTACATATATAGTATAACATAGTTGTAAAGTATTGTAAAGTATTAAATAAAAAAGAGGTAGATTTTTCACTACCTCTTTTAACTACCTCTTTTAACTATTTCTTATCTACATACACTTCATCTCTATCTTGTAACACATGCATACAAACAACCCTAAAGAATTCATCACATGAAATCTTTTCACCATCATCTGTTACCATATAGTAATTATTACGTTCATCTCGTCTGATATATTCAATCCCTAAACGCTGTAATACATCTAACACACTTGTAGAAATACTATCCATACACTCCCCCTAATGCTACTCTAATATAAATGATATGGTATTAATAATAGACACGATAACAACAAATGCTAATGATAACAGTATAGAAACCCTAGCATATACTTTACAAAACACATCTAGCTGATATGACTTACTAACACCACATACAACACTTATCAACAACACAACAAACACATATAATGAAATCCCTAATATAGAATACACACCATATGCATAATTTAATATAGCATTAACACCATCCATATCTCACCTAATCAATTAAATAATACAACAAAGGTAACTTATCAATCGTATTCGCATTATAGAAGAAACGATGTAATGGTTTAGCGATAACCTGACACTTACTCCCATCTGTAGAGTATACTTTCATCTTATCGTCTTTTACAACAAGATAATCATAGCCATTAAGCATGAACTCATTAGATAATACCCTTGCTATATATTTAACATCAACTTCATTACTATATTTAGTTAATACCTCAACAACAGGGTCTACTTCTGTATCCACTTCTTTAACCTCTTTATCTTCCCATACAACTTGACTAGAATCCAAAGACTTCTTATACCCCTTAGCATGACTCATAACAGACTCCAAAATATCATAAATATCACTATCAATAGCAGTATCACTAACTGTATAGAATTCTTTAGCAACAGCATTAATCCGATAAGCCATATCTTTAATTGTTGTCTTAAAAGAGTAGATATCCATCTTATAATTAAATAAAGAAGATTCAAACCCTTCACTCTCACAATATAATAACAACCCATATAGATAATAAAAATCTGCTAGGTTAAACTCTGTATGTCTAACTACTGTTTCACCATCTGTAAATGTAATATAGAACTCCATATTATAATTATAGTCAGACATATTATATCGTAACTCTAAACTATCAACCTCTTCAGTGATACCATATAATGTATCGTCAACCACTTTCAACAAAGTAATTAAACCCATTCTAGCATCGTTTAGATAACAATTATTAATAAATACAGTATCTTTTAAGATAGTATTTCTATCATATGTCCCATACGTAGGTAATACCATATTCCCATAATGATACCAATTAATGTGTATATCGTCATCACTATTAGAGCAATATGTATCTGGCTTTAATTTAAACGTATCACTACTTGTATAATACTCACAAAACAGATTATCATAATTATCGTATTTTAATTCATACATAAGCTGAACCATATGCATAGGAGTAGTAAATCTTGCGTGATAATACCACGTAGAACCAATAACCTTTAATGTATCTAACATCATAATTAATACACTAGGAATAATAGTAGCATAGTCAGACTCTTTAACAGGTAATGTATCAAAATTAATAATACTCCCTATTAATTCTTTCATCTCATGATATCTACGATTAAGAGTTAAACTATTCCCCTTTTTACATGTTACATCTGTATCAACTGTACCATTTTCAAACTCTAATGCATGTTTCAAACGCTCTAACCTAAGATATGTGTCATTCTTGATTTTATGTCTGTGATAATAAATAATATACAACATCATAGCCTGTGATATGTATTTATTAAGATTACTACTCCCCATCTTATCTAAGAACACTTTAGTAGTTGCATCATAATTTGTATACCCATCCCCATATGTATCACGTAATAATATATCTGAATGACATACCATAGCACTTACAATATCAAACACAGTTAATTTAGATTTTTCACATGAATAATTACAACTCACACCAATAGTAATTGCATCAACTACATCTTTAACCAATCTAACAGTATCGATATGTTCTACATCTGTACTCTTAATCTCTTTAGGTAAATTGATATACAATGTATTAATCAATCCTACATCTCTAGTATCATTGTAACGTACACGAGTCTGATACCCATTGCTAACACTCTCTAATTCATCTTGATATGTCTTACGTAGTGTTTTAAGTTTATCAAGATGTAGTTTAGACAACATAAACATAACAGCATGTAGGTTTTCCATAACTTCATGAACTGCTATTTCTTTGTTAGATGTAAATGCTACATGTTGAATAATAGGTGATGTCATTGCAACATCCTCACCTTTATTATTGTACATATGAAAAGGATTTTTAAAATCATCATGTACATATCGAATACAACAGTTGAAGTAATCACCATCTACAAAGTAATTATACAATCTATTACATTCTAATAAGTATTTAAGAACATTCTTAAAAGTATTTCCCTCTAAGTACGCATTAAGAGTAAAGTTAGGACACAACCGATATGCTGTTTTATTCTGTTTCAATAACTCCTGTACTTCATACAAACTATAGATAGCATGAGTCATAATAAAACGTAACTTATCTAACACAGATTTAATCGTCATATTAGATAACATTTCAAACTGCTCAACGATACCACCACTTAAAGGGAACACAAGATAATCCACACCATGAAAGTCTATACCATCCTCTTCAATAAAGGTAATTTTAGTATCATACCCATAACTAATTCCCTTATGTTTTAAAGCATAGAATAACTCTATACATCTTACATAATCCTCTGGTGTTAAACGTATCTCTTCTGTATTGTATATCATAATATAATCTCCTTTAAACTATTTACACATATACACGTAATAAGACAATGGTAACAAATCTAATTTATCTACGTCATAGAAAACATTGTGTAAAGACTTTGGTACATATTCTTGCATTGATGTATCAGTATTAGAATACACTACTAAATCATCACCATCACGCATAATCACATCATAACCACTATCAATAAACTCTAATGCTAAATCTTTAGCTAACATAAGATTTCTAGATTCATTAGAGCGTACTAGCTTTGTTTCTTTAGTATGTACTACTTTCATCTTTTCTCCCTCACACGAATCAACTATTACAGACATTGTACGTAAACTATCAACTACTACAAAAATATCTTCATCAAAATCAATGAAATTAAAACTAGTTACCATCATATCCTTGACTTCAGATAGAATATCATATACTTCCTTTAATGTAGCATCATATATCTGATACCCACTATCCTCATGAAATAGACTATACACAGCATAGCTAAACATATCAGTAACAGGTAATGGATATGTTTCAACCCTACCATCATATGTTTTAACAATGAATGATAAGTTACTATAATCTTTGAAATCCTCTACACCAATAGATACTGTTTTAATGTCCCTAGCCATAATCTCACTAAAGATACCATACAATTTATCAAGTATAAGACGTAATACAACTCTCACCCCTTTATATCGTTTCTCAACTATAGATACTAAAGGTTTATAGTTGCTTACATCCTTAGTATAATAACGTACACCATCTAAAGGGAATACCATATCAGAACATGTTAATAAAGAGTCACTATTAATAGTACCAAAGTAATTAGTATTGCAATTAAGATACTTATCAATCTCATAATCTAATGTAATGTATTTATCGTCTTTAGATTTAGCAATATCTGAAATCATTCTAAACCCATTCAAAGCATCAATAAATACAACATGTTTATCTGCATTTAAAGTATTATAGAAACTCTTTACTAAACCTCTAGATAGTTTTAGTAAATCTACTACATCATCTACATCTAAACGTATACCAATAGAATTGTCATCAATATATTTATGTAACGAAAGAACTTCATCTTCTTTATGCTTGTGATGAACTACCATAACATGTCTATCGTTGTGCCACGTAAAATCAGAATTATAGTTATCTTTACAAAAATCGATATAAGACAACATCATATCCAATCTATCACTGTTACCTGTATCAACAAGATAACTATGATAATGAATTAATTGCATGTTAACACTCTGATGAATATGAATATACCCTACAGAACTAACGCTAGTAGCAGATAGCAACAAACATACATACGGCATGTATTTAGTATATCCACTATAACCCACAACACTTTCATATTGATATTGTAAATAAGACTGTATAGCACTAGCAACTGTCACATAGTTATCAATAATAGGTGTATTTAATAGGTACTGATGACCTTCAATAGCCTTAATAAAACAATCGACTTTATGCACATAATTTAATTGATTGACTAAATGTTTAACTCTATCACTATCAACATGCACAGAAAATACATTATCACCAAATACTACAAAACCATTACCCTCTGTAACATAATTAATCTGTTTCAACCATACCTTATCAAAAGACTTAGAATCTGTGCGACTTAAACCATCATAAGCAACTTTAAATGAATCAGAATGTAATCTAATCAAGTATCGAATAACTGTATCGACATTATTCAACACATCCCTAACTTTAATTTTATGAGAACCACTAAACACAACTGTAGGTAACAATCGAATAGCTATATTATCTCTAACAATAGTACACGGAGTGACTACATCTATACTAGTATGTTCTATGACAAAATTAACACAATCCCTATGTACATCATACTGTGTCTTAATAATATCATCCATACCTCTATTAGTATTCATATTACAAAGATTATTAATATAATCATACAAATACTGATACTCATATAAGAGTTTAACTTTATCGGATTCATCTTGATTATCAAACTCACGTAAATACACAAAACTAGGTACTAAGTTTTTATCCTCATTCGCACGATAATATCTTGCTATATTACCATAATCACTAACAACAGCATGACATACCTTATCATACAATTCCTGTACAGTTGTTTCTAAATGTACAATACAATCAGAAATAGCATTATTATGTTTAAGTAGAAGATTAGTATTCACACCCAACTTTTTCAAATCTTTATATTCAGGTGTGATATCTTCATCTTCTGCATTATAGAAACGTAATCTATTATTAACAACTTGAATACCACCATCTAAACCAACCATATCAATAGAAGATTGTAGTTGAAACACCATACGTACATAACCAACATACTCTTCTGCTGTGATAACATCAGTTGTAAAATATTGAGTTGACATTATAAACCTCCTATAAATCTATCCCATTCTTCTTGATAGCCATCTGTAAACATATTACACGTATTATTTTTCTTAGCCAAACGAACTTTATATGTCATCTCTAAACTATTAGGACGACCTAACAACTCATACATTTCCTTATTCAAATGATTAGGATATAAGAAATACTGCGTACCTACATCATTAGAAGAAATGCTATGTAAATAATATGGCTTATCACCCATATACACAATATCTCCTACATTAGGTAAATTAAGTATATCTTTAATAGAATATACACCTCTACGTAGTGGTCTGTACAAATCTAATAGGTCAAATATAGACGTGATATTTAGGTATGTTTTACGCTTAATTGTATGATTGTCTACATCATTCTGTGTATAGTCCTGTACTACTGCAATAATATTATCACCTACCTCAATCGTATTATACCCTTTCATATACAATCGTAATAATGTTTCTTTTAAATAGGTAAAATTCTTGCCTAATCTCTCTGTATCTAATGTAGTGTTTTTATTGACTACTTCAGTATCATCTAGAATATTTTCAACCTCTGACTTCTTAGCTAATAAACTATCAACCAACTTCAACACATCCACTTTATCATACAAGTTCTCAGCATACATACGTACACACTCAATATCTTCCAACCCAATAGGTACAATATAACTATTATCTTGTAGATACTTCATTAAGAAATTAATAGAATAATACTCATCTCGATAAAACGTATGTACTCTTCGAAGCACACGTTTAAATACCTTACCCATAAATGTATCAAATGCTACCACATATCTCTTAGGTAAATTCTTCATGACCTTACTAATGTCGTCAAGTTTTTTATAAGAAAAACCATCACTAACTCTGTAATAAACCTTGCTATGATTTACATGCCTTACAATACTCTTAACCTCAATACTTTCAAGATAGATTAAGATACTCATAACTCTACGATATGTATCAGAATCAAATCTCTTGTACGTCTTATTCTTTTTCATATCAATTCTCCTTTACCAACTTTTCTAATTCTTTTTCTAATACATAGAACTCATCTGAAGTATATGTTACATTATCAACCCTATACGTATACTTCATTTTATTCTTTTCATACATCTTCAATAAGATATCTAACATGTACTTATTAAAATTTACGTCCCTATTTGTCTTATAATACTCTTTTGACTCTTTAGTATACAATGGAATATCTAATGCCCCATCACATACCTCTTCCATTAGATTAGAGTATATTTCCTCATATGTACAACTCTCACATTCATCATTACCCCACACACTCTGTAGATATGATATACATTCTTTATTGATTGCATACATTAAATCGTAACTAGGAATCATTTTATCATCTCCTCACAAGAAATACTATTACATCTATAGTATACCTATTATATGAAAAAAGAGATAATACAAACTTTTTTAGTTATTTGTATTATCCCCATAAAAAACTTTTATACCCTAAGCAATATTATATTTTACAATACGCTTATGTAAACACTCACGATACTCAACCATAGCTGTTAGCTGTTTACACAACACATAATAATCCTCATGTTCTTTATTTTCATCTAAAAACGCAATGAGTTTATGAATACGTTCTTCTAATGTATTAAACTCTTCTAGTAAATTCTGTTTCCACTCTTCCATAACATTAACCCTCTACAACGTAACAACTGTATTTAACTTCTTACCATATACATCTACATATACTTCATTTTTATCACCATTATAAGTTACTTCTATTAACTCTTTAATATCAGTACCACTTACAATAGCTTTCCAATTCTGTAATGTTTTACATGACCATACAACAAACATCTTATCTTCTGTAATGATATCACTTGTATAACCACAACTATCTTGTAATACTTTCCTTGTGATATCTAATGCTTCTTTTTGTACATTAACCATAACTTACTCCCATTCATAAGTTAAAACTGGTTGTCTCGTAACCTCTCTAAAATTATGACATGTCTGCTCACCAAAATAATCTTCCCAATAGGAATATTCATAATACTTACCATCTACACACTTATAGATATATCTCTTATGAGTATTAGTAGAATCACAAACATCATCTTCAAGTATAGTATCTACACACTTAACAAATAAATCATCTGGCGTACTAAACCATAAATCCCACACAACATTAGAAGTCTCAGCATTTAACAACTTCTGTATATATTCCTTATTCTTTAGACTTTGTAACATGACAATTACCTACTTAATTCCAAATAACAAGTTTTTAAGGTATTCTAAATTATTAGTAATCCAATAACTAATGCTAAATACTTCTTCTGTATCTTCACTTTCAGTATTTTCTTGTGTAGCTTCAGTATTAACATTAGAACTACTGTTATCATTATTACCAAATAATGTATGATAGAACCACGTACCTGTAAAAGCACCTGTGAAACTATCAAAGAACCCACCACTCTTATTAGTAGTATAATAGTTATTTGTTACACTAGTTGTCTTAGTTTCTGTAGAAGATTTAGTCTCAGATGTAGAACTCTTAGGAGTTCTAGATTTAGTTACTGGTTTAGCTACAGGTGTAGACTTAACCACAGGTGGTCTACTAATCACAACAGGTCTAGCAGTACTAATAGCACCAACATATGTAGTACCCAATAAAGTTAACACAGATAACGCAACTACACCACGTTTAAACAATATACTCATTACACTTTAACTCCTCTGTCTGTTTCTTTAATTCATTAGTAGCTATGACACGCATATTTCTTTCTACATTATAATGTGCTTTAAACCCATTTAGATACACATCTGAATAATCTTTAAAGCTTTCATCATCTGAATCCTCAACTGACTTTTCCACAGACTTTAAAAACTTCTCATAATTACCCTCATTCGCTCGCTCATATGCATCTAGAAACCTTAGTACCCCTTTATTGATACATTGTTGATATAAACCTGTAGAACTACCCATCAAACGATTTAGTAGAAATACTTCCACCTTCAACTGTAGTACAAAATACGTGTATTTAAATATATCTAACCAACTGCTATCTTTATCTTTCATATATCACTATACCTATCTGCTACAGTATCCCTAAATGTTTGATACTTACTATCTTCTAAATAAAATGGGTCAGATGTACCCAATACTTCAGATGCAATATAACACAGTAATTGCCCTAAACGTAACTCAGGGTAACAACCCCAAATATACTCTAAATCTTTTAGCACTTCCTTATGAGTACTAATCACTTCATTATTTTCTGTAGATGAACGTGTCCTATGCTCTACATCCCTATGAATACACACTATACAAACCCCTTATAATCTAAAATAAGTATTAAGCATATACAAAGAAGTATATCGAACCACTATCATCATAGCCACTATTAAAAGTACGTTTTGTAACTTCTAGCTCACTAAATACTTCTTGATTAATATCATTGTCATAGGAATAGAAGTTAATTGACACGATTAAGCAGAAATTATCTACCAATTCTACTGAGAAACCACACTTTTTAAAATCATCTTGATAACCATTAATAACAGGGAATAACAAGTCTACCCCCGTTGCTACATTATAAGAAAATGCTTTAAACAACTCCTTAGATGCTTCTTTATCATTACCAATATATGTATCAGTTAGAGTATTGTACAAAGCGATACCTTCTACATCGCCATATACACCATCCTTAATATCACTAAAATACATCTCACCAGCATCAAAATCTAAACTTGTTGTAGCACTCCCATAGGAATCCGTATCATAATGACAAATATAAGAGATGCCTAAATTCTTTAAACAACCATCATATGTAAATGTGAATGTAATATATTCTTCCTTACCAATAGAATAAATCTGAATTAAACATTCTGCCTTCTTATCTTCTCGAACATCATTAATATGTTTTGCAATTAACTTATTTTTATTATTCTTACCTAACTTAGATTTATTGAATAATACTTTTAAATCTTTTGTATCTACACACGACTTATTAACCTTAGATAAATCATTATTTGAAATCCCTTTCAACAATGACTCAACTAATTTAACATTAGCACTAGCACCCTCATTTAAAGAATCAATGATTTTTGAATAACTCATATATACCCCCAATACAATTAATAATACGCAACCTCTGTATCTTTATCACTATGAATTATATCTGCATAATGACTGATAAGCTTAAAATTCTTAACATTAATATCATTTAATAAGTTAGTTTCTACTAAATGCTCTACAAAATATTTATTAACACTATATGCATTTCTATTGTTGAAATCTTTTGTATACACTGTAATAAAATCTGTATCAACATACCAGTACACAATAGTATCTCTATTATCAAACTCACTACTAATAATAGTATCTACACTAGAACCCCTAGCTAAATACTTATCCAAAAAAGCCTTAGCCTTGGTATTATCAGTAAAAGATACTGTTACACAATCAATAACATCACTTATTAAATCAATAACCTCTTTAAGAATACCACTACAATCATGTAGACCACCATTAGCTGTACTTAAATCATAAGTCTCTAACAGACGTACATTCCCAACATAGTATTCAATAATAAAATATCTATCAATACTATACTGTACCTCATATAACCGAATATTACCAAAATTCCTAGTAGGTAATTCCACATTATCATAAACATATTTAAATACAAAGTTATCAGCACTATAACTTGTATGTGATGCTAATAATTCTAACTGTAATCTAAACTTAGTAAATCGTTTGTTTTCTATTGTTGCCATAATTTAATCCCCTCAATCTAAACCCACTTCATACATCCTATACGCATATATCTAAGAATTTTTTCATCTGTTAACGGAAGTGCATCTTTACGTTTTTTAGCTTTCTTTTTAAAACCACCAAATGTAAAATAAACACCATCCTTATCTTCTTTCCTATCAATTAAGATAAGTCCAGCATCCCCTAATTTAGAATCAATGAAATCCTTATGCTTTTCATATACACCACTAGGTAATGCATAATATAAATAAGATACATCCGCACTATCATGATATCTAGGTTTATTGAAATCGTTCTGAAAATCAATCTTATTGATTTTAATCTCAACCTCTGTTAAGCGTCTACTCTTTAAATTAAAATATATAAAATCTGCTTCGTATTCTCTTTTACCAGGAGTATACATTGTAACATTAGGAATACAGATATTATTAAGATATAATTGTTTAGCTAGAATGTATTGAAATGTACACTCACTCTTCCATCTACACAGTTCGATATTTACATTATTTCTTCCCATTTTGCTCCTACCTTAAATAGTTTTAGTGCTTATTTTCTATACAATAATAAGCAAAGAATAATAACACAAAAACCACACACTTAATAATAAAATTTGTACTAATATATTTATCCATATATCTTACTTCCTATAAATGATATGTGTTACTGTATATTCACGTATGTAAATGAAATCATAACGCATATCTTGATACTGTAATATCTCAGTATACTTATTAATTACTCTATAACCCCTATTACTCATATCCTTAGTAATCTTATCAACTGTATAGTCGTCAAACTCTCGACTATCATATGAAACATATAATGTATCACCTTTATGATTCTTTAGTATATCATCATTCATATGATGTATAGGGTCGGATTTTAACTCATCATACTTTCTCTGATTATTTTCTTTTATAGAAAATAATGCTGTTGCAACAAGAATAAAGACAACAAAATAGACTAACCACTTACATATATTCTTTAGTATATCTTTCATTATTTCTTCCTATACGTCACAGTAACACCCTTATTAACATTACTATAAAAATACATTGTCTTAGAAACAAAGTATAAAGCAGTGTTATCATCTTGTTTAATAGTAACAACCCTATAACCTCGACTATCCATATATTCAATAGTCTTAGGTAAAAAGTCCCCAACACTAAGGTCTGTACTAGAATATGTATGACTAAAAGTATCTGAATCTTTATATTGCTCAATCAATTTATCACTCTGTTCAGTAATATAGAGATTTAATTTATCTTCCCTACTAATCGAAGCATTAGAATACTCTGTATCACCACAACCACCAATGAAAAATGAAGTTAATAAAATAACTATTAATAATACATAACGCATATACCCCAATCACCTCTCACATATCAAATATCTATGTCCACATAGAAAACCAATACTCTCTCACTTCAGATAAAGCCTCTAATACTAATTCCCTATCTTCTTGATTTAAATTGTCTCCATCATTATTAGCCTTATCAAAATAGTATTCTAATGATGTAACAGCATGTACTAATGTATTGTAACGTAATCTAGAATTCTCATCATAATCAAATGCTTCAGGACTACCCTCTAAGTACTTTCTAACAAAGAAAGCTATAACACCACATAATGTAATATCTAAATTCCATATAGCAGAACCACGATACTTAGTATACAATACTTCTAACTCATTGTATAAGTTTTCATGTAAACGCTCATAACACACTTCATGCTCTTCTACAAAAATAGAATTACTTTTATATGCTAGTATATCTTTTCTAAGACCTACACACTCTTTTTCTATTGCTTTAAGTCTTAGATATTCATCCATATCAATCGATACCTTAACTACATTTTCAGGAAGATACCTAATCTCATCTTTAGTATTTGTATTACAACTATTACTATTACCCATAACCTCTATATTATATCTATTATAGATATCCTATTTATTTAAACTACCCCTATCAGCAAAAACAACTCTCCCATCTACTGTATTCCTTACACTCTCATATTTAACTGTAGTATTATTACAGTTACCACACCCATTATTACATGTATTAGTGTTACTTTGTGTAGTATCTGTATAACGCATATACTGATAATACTCTACATCAGCCATATCTCGTACAGTGTCTTTTGTACGTCCACCACCATATACACAATACTTAGTAGATAAATTAGGCTCAATCGATTTAAAATAACGCTTAAACCACGTAATACCATTATTAGATACTTCTACTATTGTACCATCTGTTAACGTCTTATTAACTACATCATCCTCAATCGCTTGTGTAGTTAACTCTATAGCGGTACCCTCAGACAACTCAAACACACTAGAAATCAATGAATGTAAATAAAAAGACAAACCTTTTGGTTCATTCCCTTTATCTGTATACTCTACTATCTCACGTGTAGATGTTGCACCTAGAACAGTAGATTGTATACCACCATCACTAGAAATGCTATGAGTATCCGCATTAACCACTTCTCTGTCATTACTATGAGTGTTAACCCCAACCCCATCAGAATGATTGTTACTACCATGTCCATTGTTTGTATTACCTCTCTCTACATCTTCCCTAATACTATCAACCACAGGAACAGTATTAGGAAGAACCTCACTGTTGACGTTTCCGACTTCAGCATGACTACCCCCATTACTATTACCACTATTGTTAACAACATCTCCATGAATATCACCCTCACCTGTATTATTCACTTCACCATTCGTACTACCTGTAGTATTACTACCTGTATCTTCTACAGTCTCTGTTTTAACTACTTTAGTACCATACCATCTCTTAGTATTTACATCATACACAGGTCTACCATGAAATAGTTGTAACCCCATAGTAGCATCATATGTTAAATACTTAATACCCCAATGATAAAAAGTCCACATCAACCACTGAACACCCTCAATAGTTGTTATACTCTTAAATGTATCCTTCCTAACACTATCTTGTAACACATATTGTGTCTTGATATCTAAACTATAAAATCTTTCCATCTATTTATCAACTTCTGTAGCTGTACCACTAGCTACCTCAAATAATGTATCTACATCAACTTTAAGTGCTTCTGCTACTTTCCTACATGTACTAATACGAACATAATTTACATTTTCATTAATCAAGCTATACAAAGCTGGACGACTTACACCACTTAATCTAGATAACTCACTAATAGAAATCATACGTTTTTGTATGATTTTCTGTAAAGCACCACTCCGCAACTTGAATTGAATCAAACCCATAAATAAATCACCTTATCTCAATAATTATCTTTAGTACAGTAACACCTCTATATTAAATAAGTGTTACATTAACCTCAATATCACTCTCACGTTGTAATACTTCTTCATAATGACAAATACCTTGAATAATAGTATCTAATGTAGAAGTATTATATCCATCTGTATAATTCCTAATATACAAGTTGCATGCCCTATCATTATAGTATAGAGTAGCATCCATTGTTACATTCCCATCAGTTAGTGTACACTTAGCACTCTCTAATGAATAATCAACGGACATAACATAATTACTACCACTTGTATCTGTACTTACACCATCAATTAGATTATCTTTATAGTAATAATCTAATGTATTGACTAGCATCTTAATTGTATTCTCTAACATACCACACTCACCTACCTATATTAACCAACATCACCTATATCAATTAAAGCTTTTATTTAATGCCTCTCGAATAGCCTCACCTAGACTAGTTGCATTAATATCAAAATCTTTCTTAACCCCATTATGTAATGTATAACCTTTATACTTACCACTATCAATGCTATCTTTATCAATAGACATTGCCATACCACTTACACCATCTTTAAGTTTTTTATTTAACAATGTAGCAGTATCCCCAATGTCTTTAACCTTATCAGATAAGATATTGACATTATCATTTAATACTTCAGAAATATCTTTATTAGTTACTGATTTATTAGCCACTACTGTATGAATATCTTTAGTATTAATCTCTCTACACCTATTAAGAATCTCTTCCTTATGATTATCAGCATCAAATCGTGTAGTAAATACATTACCCATACTTAATAAAGCATAATCATAAATGTTATCTCCCCATGTAGATTTCTTAACATTGTATGCATCAGATACAAAATAATATGTATCACCACTTAGATACTTAGCATTATCTAACTCTACATGATACGCACCACTTAAAAGACTAAACACATCCCCTAATACCAATACTTCGTCACTATCTACATACTTAAAAGAACCATCCTCTTCTACTACCACTAAACGTCTAAGTTCCTTAACCTTAAATGGTACACCAGTCTCTAATTTATTAGTCTTTAAAAACTCTTTAATATAATAATCCATATGTTTATACCCCTCTATAAAAACTACTCTATCCTGTATCACTTTGTATTGTTTAGTAATACTGTGTAAAGTAATATTTGAAAACTAAATTAATAATATTCGATATAGTGAATGTATCATTTGATGTATTCTAATAGTGTTAGCTTTCTATGAAATAAAAAGACATAAATAAGTATGATGTAAAACATTACACAACCTTACACTAGAATATGGTTAATCACCATCAAAATAAGTTATAAAAAACAAAGTTTGTAAAAAGTATAATGTATTGCTCGCTTAATATAACAAAACCAATTCCCACTATAAAGTTGTACACTATAATACATTCATACAGTGTTTAGATACACTCACTATATCTTACTTAAATAATACCATATATGTATTGAATTGTAAAGTTTAATATTGTTATGTAATATTATTTAAGATATACCACACAGATAAACCATAAATAATATAAATAAAATCAAACTAATAGCAAAAAATTTACCTACAAAAGAATTAGATGCATCCTCTCTAACTTTATTATAGTTCTTAATACGATTATTAACATTATGTACTAATGTATTATAATATGCTCTATTCTCTTTAAAGTCATCTAGATAGAAAGTCTTAACGCTAATATCATCTCTATATCTACCATACACATTAACAATTAACATAGTCCCATAATCTTGTGTACATAATTGTACACAAGATATATCTCTCACATGATATACCCCTCTCAAAGAACGTGGTTCTGGTGAAACAAAACTACCACCTATATAACTAATGTAATAATAAAAATAATCATCTTTAAAACCAAAGTCATATCTATCAACATTCATAAAACACACCTACTTAACCAATATAAGAACTAAATTAAGCATAATAGACATAACTAATAACATATAAATAGCGAATGAACGGAAAGACCGCTCATATGCACAAACATCTTTAGAAGAATTAATTTTCTTAGCAATCTTAAACTCTTTAATAAAATCTAGTAACAAAGGAATATTACACATATTAACAACAATATCAAAATACTCCCTACTACCATCAGCCATTTCAACATACATAGCTTCATCTCTTAGATATATGTCTTTGACATCCTCTACATTGAAAACTTTATTACCAAAAATAATAAAATAACCATACTCACTATCAACATAAAAATCATCACGTTTATACATAATACATCTCCTTAATACCCATACAAATAAATTACATACAAATCAATTAAACAAAAAATAAGAAACATCAATACAAACACCAATGTAAATAAAATACTTTTAATATCCATCCCTACCACCATAATAATACATATACTTAGATATCTCATCATCACTCATACCATAGTACAACTGTAACAAGTACATATGAATACACGAATTTATGTAATCCACTGAATAGCTTATATCCCTATCAACACTGTACAAATTATATGAATCTCTGTAAAACATATCAGTTAAAACACTCATACATATATACCACAACTAACACCAATAACCATACCAACAAAACAAGAAACAACAGCAACCATCAACATGATAAAGAAGAATATTCCCCACTCAACAACTAAATACTCTTTAGATTTAGCATCCTTAATAAGCTTATTAGTGCTATCAACAAACCTAATTAATTCTGAGATATCACCATCAAAATCAACCAAATTAAACCACTCACCAATCCAAGACTCTTTATCTAATTTTAAGTAATTATCATCTAAACGAATACCACGTAAAGACGCTAATCCATAACAAAAAGTATCGTTAATAACAATGTAATCATCTAACACCTTATAACTTATCAATTTCATAATAATCTACCCCCAATAACTTCAATAGAATATCTACAACTAAATAATAACATATATGTAAAGAAGTGTAAAGTAAAATAAAAAGAGGTAGTTATTTTACTACCTCTTTAAAAATATATCTACTCTTTAATTGGAACAGAAACTGTTGTATCATATTCAATATCATAACCCCACACTCTATCAATAAGATTATGTTTGAATACCCAACCCCTAATAGCTTCATTAACAATTAATCCTAAGTCTTTTTCTTCCTCAGCTGTTGTATAATCATCAATACAACAACACTCCCTGTTATCATCTAAATCAACCTGCATATGATTTAAGATATCTTCATCCCACACATAAGGAATATATTCTTTACACTTAGAAACATAGAAAGTTGTCATTGTATCATCTACTAGATGCTCATAGCTTTGATATAAGAAATCTTCACATGCATTAATATCTTTATACTTTTTAAAGATATCTCTTCCCCATGAAACAGCATCTTCAAATGTATCAAAGAACATAGGTGAGAATACATCATGCTTTTCTAAATGTACAACATACTTAGTTACGATATCATCAGCATAATATGTCTTATAAAAAATGTCTTTTCTACAAGAGTAGAACTCACCTTTTACGCCCTTAATGATATAATCACCATCTCTAACAACCATAGCACCCTCTAAGGTACGTAGGTATAATTTACCATCACAATCATAGAAACAGTTATCAATCCCTACCTCTGTTTTCAATATTTCAGTAGACTTATCATCATTATAAAAAAACTGAAACGCTTCTACAGACACAGGTTTTTTAATATACTTTCTCATTTTATATTATTTACCTCTTGTAACCAAATACGCTGTTGTGAAATTAACAGCATCCTCTAAAGTCTGAACCTTAGTCTCGCTACCATTACTACCTTTAATCTTAATAACAGTATATACACCACTCAATCTATCAGAATTATTTTCATTAAAATGTCTAATGATGACATAATGTTTAACATCAGTGACACCCTTAGTTAAAGATTCATCTACATCCGCAACATATACTTTCAAATCTACATCAGACTGAGATAACTGAGATTTAACTTCTCTAGGCAAATCTTTAGCATCAATTTTCTTCCAATCTAAATCTACATCTCTAAACTTAGACACACCCTTAGTAGTTGCATCCTTAGTGAAACCATAACTAGCATAGTGTAAACTCTCATCTAATGTTAAATTTTTACCCAAAACATTTGTATACTGTTTAGATAAAATCTTATCAGATGGTGAGTTATCTGCTAACATACAGTACAAACCACCAATAATCATAAAACCAACAACAAAAATAGACAAAAACGCAACCCAAGTCTTAATAGAACCATCTGCATCGTAAAATAAATTCTTTAACATAATAAAATCTCCTTTTTAAATATCTACCTTTTAAAAACTAAACCACTACTATTTAATAAAATTCTTTATAGTTGTTGTATTAACCCTAACATCTTTAATGATGGCACCCAATGCATAAATAGAATCTTTTTCAAAGTATTCAAAACCATACCCAGCGTTAATATACCCCTCAAACTCAACAACCTCACCTTTAGTATCAAGCATAGCTTCAATATAACGATAAGAATTATTGTTGTTAATAAAACCACCTCTAGGACGTGGCATGCCAGCATATAACCCCTCATCACGTATTACAACTTTTAGGTTATCACCTACAATACGACAATCTAAAGAAGAAGTTGGCAAGGCAAAATAATTAACCATAGAAACTACTCTTATATCACAAAATTTATCCATAATAAAATCTCCTTTTAAATCTACCTTTTAATAAAACTCTTAATCTTTACATTTATGTCTATCCACATAATAAACTATTGCTTTCTCCTTCATAGTATCTGATACAGTAAAGACATTATAAATACCATCAAACATAAAATCTTTACCCATTAAAATACCATTCTCAGAAACAAAAAACTTAGTCTGCGGATAATACCACCTTAAAGCTTTCAATATAAAGTCATCATTATATTCACACACTACTCATTGACACCATCCTCCATGAAACAAACACAAACAGTAAAACTATCATCAGAATAAAACTCAACACCCATATAGCTACAGTTATCACTCTTATTCAGCAATTTAATAGCTTTACACACATTAACCCAGCCTCTGTTAAAATAATATAAACGAAAATACACCTCAATCACCTCACAATAGAAACATACTTTATCTGTTGACATCATATTAACACATGTGTAAAGTTTTGTAAAGAGGATTTTTAAAAATATACTATATTAAATCTTTTTTATCTTGATATTAATAGTATCATCTTCAAAAGATATGATATCTACCACATATTTATGACTCATCAAAACTAACATAAATGCTCTTAGCTTACTCCTATTTCTAGTATTCATATAATCCTCCAAAATAAAATAAGGGTATAGAGAAACCTATACCCTTATCATACACTATATTCTATTCAATAACTACTCTTTAAATAAAACAAAGATTATTTACAAAGCTTCAATACCTCTTTCTGTATCATCTTAGAAATCTCTATATTATTCCCTATTAGTAATATTCTACCTTTATTTAATGCACCATCTTTAAGAGATAAAAGCATCCTCTTACCCTCTTCTGTAGTAAAGTATTGATGATACTTTGTCTTGATAACAGCAAAAGGAATTTCTTTATCAGAAATATAAGAATACAACTTAGTACACGAATCTAAATCAAAACCAACAGTATCAGAAATACATGGCTCAACTAAAAAACGATAACTAGCAATCTCTCCACTAGCATCAGCATATGTACAAGGAACTAACTGCTTTTCAACAACTTTATAATCAGTTGTCTTAACTTTCCTAGTCAGTTTCTTAGAACCACCCTTATATGCCCACAATAACTCGTCTTTAAGAACACGCAAATCGTTAGCATCTGACAATAACATGTCTTCAGAAAGAGGTATATCTTTACCAGCACCAACAGCACCCTTAACCATATTTAAGTTATTGTTGAACATACGATACTTATATTCGTCTATAGTTCGTTTAGTAACTAATAAAATAGCATACTGAACATCAAACTTAGAATCACGTCTACAAACCCTACCCACAGCTTGTATCATATTCTTAGTTGAGAAAGAAATGTCATAGAAAATAATTGTATTACACTTCTGTAAATTAACAGACTCAGTACCAGCTGATGTAATCAAAACCACATCCCTAGAACCAATATTCTCTTCAACAGCTTCTCTAACTTTAATATTAATAGAACCTGTTACTTTATGTATCTTACCAAGATTTAACTTTTTCTTATTCTTCTTTAGTATAGTCTCTAACCTAGAAATTGTTTCTTTGTATTCCGCATAGATGATAACACTATAACCATTGCTAAATGCACCCTCTAATGAATTAAGCAATAATTCCTCTTTAGGGGAATACTCAGTATCACAATAATTAGATACCAAATCCTCCATTGTTTCATCAGTATATACCCTATCAACAAATCGCTGTAAATCGTGCATCCTACGTGAGAAATTCCTAGCATCATCTTCAAAGTTTAGAATACCGCTAGAAACTCTTTTGTATATCTCGTAATCTTTATCAGACAAATCACACTCTAAAGCAGTGAATTTAAGATTATACTCTTTACCTCTAACAATAATAATATCATTAAGCTTCTCTCTAAGAATATCTAGATTTTTATAACCATATACATCCTTAACCTTAATCTTAGTAGCCTTACCACCACGTTTAATGTACTGGTCACGTAAATTCCACAAAGTAAAATTATTATCAAAAGCATCTTTCTTACCAAGAAAACCTGGTGATGAAAAGTTAACAATATTATACAAAGAATCTAAAGAATTAAGAATAGGTGTAGCTGTCATAAGCCATACAATAGAACACCTAGACCTAATACTAGACATAATCATAGAGAATTTACTCTTTTTATCCTGCAACTTATGGGCTTCGTCTACATTTAGAATCATTGGAATGTTTCTAGACTTTAATTCAGCAGTAATTCTATCCAACTTCTCTACCTGAGTATCAGTACACACAAAAACTCTATTCGTATCTAAATTATACAATGTATAGTCAGCAGATATAATCCCAACCTCATCTTCTTTAAGAAGTAGCTTCTCAAATAGTTCTCTACGAAAGGCTTTAAGTGCCTTAACAGGACAAACTATAATAGAAACGACTGTACTATACTTATCTAATAGTACTTTGTTAGCTACAGATGTAATCAAAGTCTTACCAAGACCACACTGACCACCCAATATGCACCCTTTTCTAGCTAACATATACTCCGCACACTCTATTTGGTCGCTACCCAATGTAATACCATTAAAAGAAATGTACTTATCCTCTAATTTATAATCGCTCAACCCATACCTCCACTAAACTAAATAAAAAGCGACTCATATAATCACAATGAAATATATGAGTCGCTTTTAAGAAGAAATTTATGCAACAACGTGGCAAACGTCATCTACGAATGTTTGATAGCTTAATGAGTTTGAGTGATTACAGAAGAAAAACTTCCATTGAAATTACGGAGATTATTTCTTATGTGAGAGTGATTGAGAGAGAATTTATATAATCACTCAAACTCATTAAACTATCAAACCTTTAAATAAATTGTACCACAGATTATAAATAAAAACAATACTTTACTCTAAACCAATTCTATTACATTCTTCCTCGATAATGCTTTTCAAATCCAACACTAAATCCTTATACAAATCATCATGTAATATTTTATTGTCAATATCATTAAAATAAGCATCAGCATAGGTATAGATATACTTATCTATCCTACCATCTATCCTATCCCTAAGTTTAGATGCATCAGACACCTTAATCATCACCAACTTCATCAAATAAATCATTTAAAACACGTGGAACATACCTTCGCCCATTAATATATAATTTACTATATGTCTTATTAATAGAATTAGATACCCTACCTAACTCATTCATATATGACGTATCTAGTTTTAGAATAGGCTCAACTAATTCCAATATATCCTTAGCCTTACGTCTAGTAGTCGATATATCACGAATAAGACTTACAACTTTAGTTTTACCACTTCTTGTTGTAGGATAATATAACTCACAATAGTGATATAAATCACCCAAGGCTTTATCACACTCATTAACGATAGAGCCATAATAAGTTTCATTATTTCTAAGATACTTAACCATATCTACGAAATCTTTAGTTATTCTACTGATATCCTCAGCAGAATAATCACTACTAAATTTAATATCATCAAAACTCACAATATACCACCCCCTATAAGTTATCCAACTCAGATAACTTATTATGAATATACAAGAAGAACTCCTGTAAAAACTCTACAGTCTCGGAATCTGTTTCAAACCCAAAACTTTTCCTAAACTCAACAATCTTACTAACATTAGAACTCATCTCTGAAAATGAAATATTGCAGTTATGAAGAAAAGCATAGAAGAAATCTAATATGCCATCAAACATAGTGTCATATCGATAAATATAATCATCATATTCTAGATAACACAATAAAAACTCGTCTGTAATACTAAGTACCTCACCATTAATATTAATAGTAGCATTTTTTGTACGACTATCAAACATAATACTAGAATCACCCAGTGTAAACATATAATCTAAGCAATCCTGAGCATAATCAATATGACTTGACAAAGAATTAATTATATCACAAACCTTATAAAAATTAGTATACAAGAAAACTCACCTCACATTTAAATGTAATCACCCAAAGTATACCCATAAATAACACCATTGTCCATGAAGAATTTCATGTAATTTTGAACATCATCATACACACGATTAGCTACAGCAACTGTACCGATATACATTTGAAAGTCATAAGGCTGTAAAAACATCTCATCTAGAACATCTATCTGAATGTCCTTAGTTTTCTTATTAATAGTGATATTAAAACTAATATCACTATCCTTACCACCAACTCTTCTACAAAAATACCATCTATCTTTTGCATAATCCGTAAAACCCAACTCACGCATTTCTTCATCTGACAAGATATTCGCTTTTATATTAGCATTTTGTCCTTTAGAATTTAAAGAAACTTTGTCATTAATATTATACTTACCCATCATTTATTAGCCACCCACTGATTATACATATCTCTAACTTCTAAAATATTCTTATCTCTCAAATCACTAACAAAGTGAGTACGCAAGAAACTGTAGAAACTCTTTTCAAAATCATTTAAGGAATTAGTATTTATATCACTATTGCTAACATAATGACCTAATAATGTCCTACAATATTTCCATTCTAAATAGGAATCAGACTTAATCTTAGTCATATAACCTCTAGCATCTGTAAATACATAACCTTCAAAATCACAAGTTTTAGCTTTTTCAAGGTATACATCTAAAGCATCTCTATCAGAAACAGTTGTTGACCACACAACTTTAAACACATCATCAAATGCAAGCATAGGGTTTTCTTCATAAATCTTGCTAAACTCTTTCCTACACATTTCAGAAAACTCATAATCAATGTGAATACCATTATCCAAATGCAATTTATTAGGTACAAAATCTAACAAGAAAAGCTTATGAGATTTATTGTAATTAATGATATGAACATCTTTAGGGTGAATCATCTCAAACACAGCAGAACAATTATACTTCATTAAAATTGTACGCAATGCATACTGAATATTGAAGTCAACCATTTCAAAGTTTTCTTTAACATAACCAGCATGCTCAGTCATTGTAGAATTCTTACTAGCGAAAATATATTCACCTTTTTGCCTATCCCAAGAAATGATACCTAAAGAACCATTCTCTTTCTTAGCAACCCTGACAGGGTAAACTAGTTTATCTAACTCTCCATTAGAATCTTCTCTCTGACCTAAATTAAAGAATTTATCATAAGAACGTGCTTTAACATTACCTGTAATTTTATCAACAAATAACCCACGTGCCTTAATTGTAACACTATCCCATAAATTATGCCTAAATGCCTTTTCAGTAAAGTTAAGACTAACCATATTACCACAATTACGAACCTTAACTAACTTAGAATTAGCTATGACATTAACTTCAATAGAGTCAGTATTTAGTACAACCTTACCAAATTCTTGTTGAAATTTAAATTCATCATCTAGGTAATTCTTATTGTATACATAGTTTTTGTATTCAACAACTTTCTGACCACTTTTATCAATATTAAGAACTTTAAGATGACCACCAAATTCAACTTTACCCTCTAAAGAATAACTGAAACCTTTAGAAGAAGATACACCTCTATGACCAAAAACTTGAACTTCTGTACCACTACGCTGTTGTTTAGTATACTCTAATGAAACCTCAAAGTCATAACCACCTACACCCTTAACACATTGAGTAGATGACAACAATAATGCATTTTCAGGGAACTTTGTCAAACCGGCATGCGTAACCATATATCTAAAATTACCACACTTAAAGAAATAACAAGAATGTAGTTTACGATATAATATACGTAACTCTTTCTTTAAATCCGATTCATTATCATAATGTAGTAACCAATCTTTTAAAGTTGTTTCTCTGAAACGCTTGTAACCTAAATCATCACCATTCTCACTATGTGCATAACGAATCCAATGTGATTCATGATTACCCTCTAATAATACAACATTTTTATGTTTAGATAAATCTTGAATAGTTTTTAATGTATCGTAATGCTCAATACCCCTGTCAAAGTAATCACCAACGAACACATATAATGTATTAATATCAAAGTCAGATAAAGCATTTTTAAGAACAGTATTACATGAATGAATATCACCAATAACCTTAACACTAGTGTATACATTAGCATCACACAGATAGTCTGTATTATAAGAAGAAATAAAATCTTCTAATGAATCTATCTTAGTGATATCTCTATGTAGCTTAGGTGTATCTTTAATTACCTTATACATCTTATCGACAATATGATGTGGAACAAAAGAATATGTACCCATACGGTACTCATTCTGCCTAGCTATCTTCAGTAAATCCATAGTCATATCATACTGATAGATTCTGTAGTTGTATCGTTTAGCTAATCTACGATACTCTTGAATCTGATTCTGTACTGTTTTATGAGAAGAACAATGAGTCGCATCAATAACTGTAAACTCACCATTAGCCATTCGATACTCTAACATCTTATATAAAGTATCAAATACTTCATTATTGCAATCTTGACTAATTGTATAATTCCCTTCTTCATTTAAAACAGGTGAACTATACATCAAACGTAACTTATCACTACTTAAAGAATAAATATCTAACCCTAAATCTTCTAAAAGAGTTGTCTTTCCACTACCAGGACAACCTCTCATTATTAACAAAGACTTCATTACATTATCACCATACCCCTTTTGCACGACACATTATAATAAGATGTAGCATTGCTCTTAGCAATACTTAACCTATAATCACTTAAACCTTTATTAATTTACTTAACCATATCAACTAATGACATATACTGCTCATGACTAAGAACAAGTCCATAACACACATCTACTAAATCATCGCTACCATAAAGTTTAAGATATAAATCAGCATGGTGAAATTGATTATTCCACTCATCTCTACGACATCTAAGCTTTACTCTATCACAAAAAGAAGAGATTTTAATAAAACTTGATAAATCCTCTAAATCACCCAATGAAGAAAAACACGTCATAACAGATTTAACCAAAAATTTACCATCATAACGCTCAGACACCTCAACACAAAAAATAGGTGATATGTTCAAATCTTTCTCATCAAGGAATATCTGTGAATTAGTATGACCAACTATGTCGAAAGAACTATTAAGATGTGATGAATCACTAACAACAACAAGACATTTAGTATAAGATTTAAACTCACGTAAATACTTACCACAAATATCTGAAATTGAATAGTATCTATTGTCTATAATAGACTTTTGAAATTTATAAGAATCCTTTAATTTAATATCTTCACTAATATTAATATAATCAAAACTTAACATAGTACACCTTTACTTAACTTCCTTGTAAATACCAATATTAAAAAGACGAATTGCTTTTAACACTACATCAATATAAGATATATGAATCGTATCTGTAGTATCTCTAGTAATATCAATATCTAATTTACGATATTTAATATTAACCTTACCAATGTCAAAAGTAAGGTATACAGAATAATTATGCCAAAATACATGTACAGTCTTACCAACAAAATCATAAAAACCATTTTGATACTTATCTAATTGAATACCAATAGAAGTTCCGTTGCCAAATATATGTATGTTAAGATTTTTAGGAATTTCTTGGTAAAACTCCATCTCAGAAATCTGCTCAGAACATACAGAATCAGAATCAGCCAGCACTAACTCCCAAAGTAACGAATCTTTGTATGTATGAGTGTAGAAAAACCCATCTACCTTAAATGTACCTGTCTTAGGCAATGCTGACTTAACAACATCACCACAATATACTGGAATTCTTAGGAAAGCACGTCTATACAAATCTAACATTTTTAATCTCCTTTAAATAAAAATGGTTATGTAAACAATCATTTATCTACATAACCATTATAACACTATATCTATTAAGTTGTAAAGTTTTGTAATTAACGATAAAGAAATTCAATCTATTTCTTACTCAACCACATAAGCTTATTAGCCATGATATACTGAATATATCTTTCAAAAGGTAAACCACTCAACCTAATTTTATTATTGATAGTTGCATTACAATCCAATGTAAAGCAACCCCTATCTACCATTTTTCTTTTTAAGTATTTCATTAGTCAAACAACCACAACACTAAAGCAATAATTAAAGAAATAACTGAAATTGCAGAAAAAATTGATGCTAAGGCATCATAAATGCGATAAACACTAGAAAAAGGCTCACAACTACTTGTACTAAATACAAAAAGAAAAGTCATAACAAAAGATGTCACAAAAACCTTAAAGAAAAAGAAGTAATCCATTATATAATCAACCTCCACAGACTACTAAACCATTCAAAGATTGACGATATGCAGAAACATCATCAATCACATCTTTAAAAACTTTAAAATCAGTAATCTTACCTAAATCTATTTTAGACACATCACCATTATAACAATGAACATATAATATATTATCAAAGATATAAATATCAGAAATTACCTTTAAGGTAAACGCTCTACCCTCAATAATAACAACTCTATTACCATCAATTAAATTAGTACCACTCATGATAATATACCCCACTAATGATTAAAGTCACTTTCTAACACAACCCTACGCAACTCTTTCCACTCAAAGTAATCTAAATACCCATCCTGATGAAAATCATCTACAAATTGTAACATATCATGTTTAGCAGAATCACCATTAACAATATAAGTCAGTTTAAGACTTCTATATAAAGCATCAAAATGATGTCCACACACGAACTCTTTTGAAGCCTTAACAATCTCTTTTATAAAATCAAACTTTTTCATATCAAACCCCACATTAAAACAAAAGGTAGGTATGAAAACACACCCACCTAAAATATTAGAAACCACAATTATACCCTGTATTAAGTCGCTCAGTAAATTCTTCAATTTCATCATCTGAGAACTCATAACCAATTAATTCATTATCTTCTATACAATATGGTGAATCACCATCATCAAAGTCAATGAAATCAAATGATAGTAGTGTAGATTTATCACCCCAAACTAACCACCACTCATATCTATCGTCAAAATCAATAGAATAATTGATTAAATTACCATTCTTATATGTAGTAATAGCACCCAACCCATACACAACAGTATAAGGATTAACTTGTACCATGCAACCCAACTTTTTAGAAATAGACTGGAAGTTACGTCCAATGCCAACTCGTAAATAAATGACTGCCACAACTTCATCATCATCAATCTTAACAGCATCGTAACTCCAACGATAATGATTGAGTTGCTCAACAACATCATCTCTATCCATAAAATCTGTGATATGTACAACAACACCAATATTATCACCAGTGCTTGCAAAAGTAGTGTAATGCATAATTAAATCTCCTTTTTAACTACAGTATTTTTTATACATACAATATAACACAATATGTTAAATTTTGTAAAGAACTAGTCATTACCAACTTTTAACAGATTTTTATGTGTATACACCTCAAAAGTATAATTTAATCGCTCACCACTCAACTCATCAATATCATTTTGTTGCATACCAATCTGACTCCAACTAAATTTATTACGATTAAATTTAAAATATGTATCAGCCTTTTTCTTTTTATCAACTTTTGTTACGTAAATAGAAGTTACATCATCAATAAACATATCATAAATAGAAGAACCACCAATAACAAATGCTCTTCTATCTCCAAGTTCATCTAACACACCTTCACGACTATGAAACACCTTAACACCATTAGGTACTTTATAATCTTCATCTCGTGTAATAACCCAATGCTCACGATGTGGTAACAGATTAGGTAAACTTTCAAATGTCTTTCTCCCCATAATAATGGTAGTACCCAATGTCTTTTGTCTAAAATGTTTTAAATCGCCTTTAAGATGATACAATAGTCCTCCGTTAACACCAATACCATCACCTTTATCCATACAAACAATCATATTAATCATTTTATTCTCCTTATTTAACACACGAAATTGCACCTGTATGCTCGTTTTAAAGTTTTAACGATAGTTTACCTATGACAACCAACAAACTCACCAAATTCAAACACAGAACGCTCTAATATAGAAAAGAATTTATTAACATCAAATAATGAAGTCCCCATCACCTTACACATAGAACTCATAGCACTAATTAAAAACGAAAATGTAATATAATCGTCATTAACAGACATACGATAAGCACCAACTGTACTTCCATCTGCCAATATAGTAGTCATCTTATTATATTCACGTCTATCATAACGTAATGATACTAATTCATCCCTACCACATTCAAAATAGTCTACAGGGTAAACACTACCAACACCTCTAACAATAACATCAAAAGAAAATCCACTAAATAGAAACCTTTCCCTAATGTATTGAATCGTCTATAAAAGCTTACAAACATCAATAACACTAAATGAACCCCTTAACGTATCATAAATACTACAGATAGAAAAATCAAAATTCCTTAACTCTAATCTCTCAGCAACACGTGAATACGAAATCTTGTTAGAAATGAACTTTAATGACTCTTGATGTAGAACAGGTTTAAGTACACTACCTCGATGATTAAATCTGCTATATAACTCAATATCAGAAAAATCAAAACTCCCCCAAAAAACTGAAGTCATATAACTAAAAAATGATTCCTCTAAAATCTTACTAACTATAGCAGAAATTGTCTCATAATCTACATTATTATTACTAAACAATGTATCAAGACAAGCAATATTATTAAATGAAATCTTACAAAAAGAATCAACACCACTTGTACCACACTTAAATGAAATATTACCAACTCTAGATGAAAATGATATACAAGTATCAATAATACACCACGGAATTTCATGAGCAACCATCAATACATCACGATACTGTGCAATTAACTTACCCAAAGAAGTACTCAACTCAGTGCCAGATAAATTATCTTTACCTCTAGATAATATGAACCCATTACTACCAGTATCAAATGTGATTATCATACTACCTCACTCCCAACAACCAACATACCAACCAAATAGATACAATGAGGTATACAATATCTCTTCTAATCGATTAGTATCAAAGAAAGCACTACCCATCACTTTACGTAGAAACGCATCCGATGAAACATGGAAGTCTAGCTTACAATCTAGATATCTTCCCCTAAACGTCATAGTACCATAACGTACCATAACAGATATATTAGAATCTAATTCTATCTTCTTATAATAATCTAACTCAATCTTATGATTAACTACTTTTAGAATTTTACTAACACGCTCTTTATCATTAAAATAGTCTAAATCATCTATATTACCATATTGATTAATAAAATCATACATCGGATTTGAACGTATCATATCCCTTACAAAAGAAATCATCTCTAACACATCTAATACACCATCAACAGTATTAATCTCTCTACAAAAAACCATAACAGGACGTACATCAATAGAATCTAAGAAGTCAACAGATGCAACTAAAGAATAACTGAAATCCATAGATACATACTTAGAATAATCAGTATGCACTTTTCCATATAGAAAATTATTACTACCAACTCGACTAACAATAGTATCGTACATACCATTAAATCTAGTCTTACCCCAACCAGTAAATAGGTAATCAACAAACTGTGCGTATATCTGAACCAAAGCACTGTTAATAGAATCAACTATCTTTTTAACAATCTGATTATATGCAACAATGTTATCTAACTTCCCACTATAAGATAGTCCTCTAGATTTAAAATCATATGACTGAACCATCTCACCTACAACAGTCTCAGTTAGGTCAAATACTATATCATACTCATCACTACAACGAATATAAACCATAACTAATCCAACATCTGTCATATAACTCTTTCTATCGTGAACATCATTACTTATCCCCATAACACGATACAACCTATACATATCACGAAACATATCAATGCCATGACTAATGCCATCAATAATAGTTGGAATACATAAATTATCACTAACTCGTGTATGACTAGTATAGGAATCAAAGCCTATAATTGTATCCATTTTTTAATCTCCTTAAACATAATACCTTACATACTTATTATACCATAACTGTAATGAATTGTAAAGTTTTGTATGTTTTGACTACCTATCTATATCAACACCAAATACCTTTTTAGCATACAAATGCAACATGTTTATGTACATATCAAACCATAAAACACCACAAGACACCCTAGATGCCATTAACTTCCTTGATAACAACCCAACTGGTAATGAAAACCTAAACTTCCAACTATCATTAAAAAAGTCATCAATAGAACACACACATACACCATCTGTAACACAATTAAGACTAATACGAAGTAAACCACGCTCTACAAAGTCACTAAACCTATCAACAATATCACAAACTCCTTTACGATACGGCATATACAGTGAACCACTAACTTCACGTCCCAACGATTCATAACTACTTTTAAGATATTGAATTAATGCATCATTACTATATGCCATCATCTCTAGAATATCTAAAAACCTGTTAATATCACTATCAGAATGTATACCACGTATATTCATATGATTATCATCAATAGTACAATGAATGACATCGTCACCATCTACCTCATAACCCATAACAGGGTCTACAAACAACGTATCAATACTACCACTGGCTACATACACAGTTGTCTTAACAAATAAACTATTCCCTAAATAATCATAATATCTAGACCGAACCATACCACCATATCTACGTCCTAATGCATCTGCTACATCAGGATTTGTCATGAAATCTAAATAAATACGATATGCATTACCCAATAATCTCTTGATACCATCTACCACATTATCTAACAACTGACACCAATCAGCATATTCTTTACACATACTAAATGGTACGATATCACCACTATCATCTAACACAGCATCCTCTAACCTATCATGTATCGCCTTAGCATCAATGATATACCCCATATACTGCTTTGTAAATTCTTCTGTAAATTCTACTGTAACTGAGTTATTATCATTAACACGAATTCTACTAATATTAGCTACTAACTCCTGAAACCATACCTCTTTACGATAGTTACGATACGATTTTATAGAACTGAAATCAATATCAACACTTACTACATTATGTAAATCACTACACCGATTATGATACAATGCTAACTCTCGATAACGTGAAGCTATATGTACTAACCCACTCTCGATATACTCAGTCTCTCTAAAGAAATGATAATCAAATCCCCTTAGACTTCCATCACTAGCTTTAATTGTATCTTTAAGCATAACACCAACACGATACAACTCATTTGGTATATCCAATGACACCATAACACCATCTATATCATTCTTTGTAACTTTCATTTTTTATCACTCCACCATCAGCTAATACTATATATTCCTCTACCATACCTACATAAATACGCATGAATTTACCAACATCAAATACCCTTGATGCCATTACTTTAGTGTTAAACTCTCGTATTGGTATGTACATCTCAATAGATTCTAAACTATCATCATAACTAAATACACAACCATGATACTCAAAATAATCACCCAATTCAACAGAACCTATTACATCTGTAAAGCTATCAGCCATACAAGTATAACTATCAGCACCTAATTGAAGATTACCTAATACATGACTAACCAACACATAGCCTCGATACAAAGATATGCCATTAGATACATAATACCTTATCACAGCATCATGCACATATGCCATCATCTCTAACACATTACAAAAATCACCATATATATCATCAGTTATGTATTTCAAATTATATAATGAATTAATAGGATTAAAATCTACAACACCATCCTTAACAGTAAACCCATATATCGCTTCTACATCTATATCACGTAGTCTAAATAATCCTAAATCAATCGTTACATGTAACAAAGAATCAGACATAGATTGATGATAACGACCACCTACGATACCACCACTATAGCGTTTCAACATATAATCTCTAAATTCATTATTAGTTAGCAACCCCACATAATTAACATAGAATCGTTTGAGTACATCAGACAATGTATCTACTACGTCAGATAACAAACTCTCCCAATATTCCACACAATCACTATATTCAACAACATTACTACCATCAACACACAACATACTCAAACCATACTCTTCTCTACAAGACTGATTTAATTTATATGCCTCTAATAACTTATCCATTACCTTGTTAGGTACATCTTTACTGAATTGTATTGATAAGCTATCTAAATCGATATACACCCTGTTTACATCTGTTACACCCACATCACGTAAACGATTAATACTTATATCTTTGATATATGAACCACCAAATCGTGAAGTAGATACGATTGAATACCTATATATCTCTCTATATCTTGATACAATAGTAGCTACCTTATCACTAACATACTCTAACTCTTCATTTAAAAAATCAGTATCCCTGTCAGTAACTAATGCACCTCTATCATACACATGTATCTCACTCCGATAGCCATCTTCAAATATCTCTATACTCATGTCATAGGATTTCTTTAAACACCCTGAGTATACTAAATTTGATATATCAATCAAACCCATCTCAATCACTCCCTAAAACACACCACAATAACCAACATTATCTAGCAGATTGTATCTAGCAGATTGTATCTAGCAGATTGTATCTAGCAGATTGTATCTAGCAGATTGTATCTAGCAGATTTTACCTCTTCTTATTCTCTCTCCGACTATCTATACCCTTTAATGAGTTTTCATACCTCTCCATCACTCTCCTACTCATACTCTTCAATAGAACCCTTAAATCATCACCTAGTACCATTGCGTCTGTCCTAACTCGAACCCCCATTCGTTTCAACATATCCCTTACAACAGACACACTCACCTCATCATATCCTATACTCTCTATCTCCTTTAATTCATCTATTAACCTTTTCTCTATTTTCATTTTATCACCTATCTATACTTTACAATTTTACTTTACACTATTTTATAAAATATTACAAGTATGTCACTACAAGCTATTCCTATCATCTACCTATATGGTTCTTTCCTTTATATGATTAAACCCATATACTCTAATCACATTTACGATACTCACTTTTTGTTTATCTTCCCTATATTAATTGAAAATTCTTCATATCAATCAACTCAATCAATTCAATCAACTCAATCAACTCAATCTTCTATAATATACTCGCTCACTTAGTTATTAATTCAGTATCATCCTTAATCCCTAGTTTCCAGATATATTATACTTTCTTTCTCTCACTATAATTAACTTTATCAATATAATACATCCACCTCTTATTGAATTCTTTTCTTCGCTAGAAGAAATTAATTCAATTCATTATTATATTTCTATTAATAGTATTATTGT